GCATATCCAAAAGTAGTTTTTCCAAGACCAGTCCATTTAATACCATCACTTGAATAAGCAAGAGAATGACTTGGTCCTCGCCCAACAGCGACATATCTATTTGGAATACTTTGACCAAAGGTATAGATTTGCTCTATGTCAGAGGGGTTGTCCAACTGTGCATCTATTTTGCTTTCCTGAATTGTGGTGGAAGAATAATAATTGATACTTTGCTTCACAAGTGGGGGTGCGTTGATGGAAAAGTTTAATGTATCAAAATTAGTACCTATCACCGGATTTTCAACTGTGAGAGTTCCTCCAGTAATACTTGCATTACCTATAATACTTGCATTACCTGTAATACTTGCATTACCTGTGATACTTGCATTACCTGTGATTTCAAGAAAATCAGTGCTCATAACATCACTGATAACCGAGTTTGCGTTTATTTCATCGGCATTCAAACTCCCAGTTGTGAGCAACTGAGATGAAACGATAGTAGTTACACTTTCAGAAAGAAGAGACATGTTTTTATTAATAATAAATAGATTTAAAAACAACTTGCGCAGTAAAAAATTACTGATATAATATCACTGGTGATGGTGCCGCCCCTTTATGCTCCCGTTTTTTCTGGGCTTTCATTCACTCTTTTGTTCTTGCATAACTTAAACTTTATTAATCGCCTCATAAAATATAAATATATATATATGTATATTAGTTAGTACCAGTTGTTGGATACATAGGACGGAAGTGCGTATGATGGCCCTTTGGGACCGATACATTTGCACCCCTGTTCTCCACAAGATCCCTTGTTAGGATCGCAAGACTGTTGGCAATTTATGTCATTACAAGTTGCATTGTCTCGCATAGAAGATTCAAAGGCGTAACGATATGCCTTTCTAGCACTTGTTATAGCAGTCTTAATTGCCGTGTCTGCCCTGAATTTCTCAGCTCGTGCTTTTTTTTGGTTATTGGAAATATAGTTTCGGTTAGACATAGAGCGCGAAGCCGCGATGGGGCATTGCGTAGAGTTACAAGGTGTGATAGCATCTAAATGGCAAACTCCACTGGTTCCAGATGTAATGCTGCAATAGTCGCCAGAAGCTGAACAAGGACAGTTATTTTCAACCCATGGCTGAACCGCGGTGGTAAAATTACAGGGCGCACAGGTAGTGGATAACACGACTTTGCCATCATTGCCACGGCTTACCTTATCACCACTAACCGAATCATAGGTTGGGGTGGTGCTAATATCAGGACAGAATGACATGCTAACACTCTTTACACCTGCGTCGGCCGTCCAGTTAGAACCAAACTTGAAACCTACAGGAACTTGGTAGCAATCTGTTGTTCGGTTATAGTTTTTACCGCAAGTTGTGACATCGCCAATACAAGGAGGATTCATACTGTGTTTTTATTTACAACGCAATATTTTTAGTAGTAATCTTAGGGGATATCCTATTCAAGTGGATTCCGTTCATCATTTAACCGTCTAAGGGGGTGGGTCTGGGTAATATGGAGGAACTTACCATAGTTTACTTTCTTCCAAAAGTTTTGACTTTGCATAATACGGAATAATATTACTTTTCATGATCTCCAACACTTCACTCGTAACTATAGTTAGTACTCAAATATTGCCAAGGATACTTTAACATTTGTTTTATAAATTTATACCCCAATGTTTCGGGCGTAAGCAATGGATTAAGACCTTGGCTCAGCAATTGTAAAGGAAGCAATTTAGACATGGGAGTGGTTTAACTTGTTATTTAAAGATAAAAACAGGTTCATTTTATCTGCTGTCTTAACGTCCTCAGTAATAGCTTCCAAAATTCTCTGGTGTTTGTTTGCCAAATAATGTTTGAAGCAACGAGCTCATATTGTTAAATATGTCTTTCGGATTCAAAGTACCCCCGTATTAACTTCATTTGTACTAAAGGGTGAGTGAGACTTGAGTCATTTTCATTAGTAAGGAATATATTTTTTTTGTTTTATTAACATTTGTTAAAAAGAAAGGATGCTTGTTAATAAACAAACTATTGTTGGACTCAGTGTTGGAGTTGCTTTGTTAGGCAGCGGACTTATAGCAACACTAATATACTATTTACTAAAAAAGGTCCCTTCTCCCCCAGCATGTCCTCCATGTAATTGTTATGCACAAAGCGTTGATAATTGGAAGCCCTCCTCATAAAAAAATTGTATATTTTTGTTTATCGTCTACTAATCTTTCTAGAACTAGTAATTCTACGGCTACCTACTTTCCTAGATCTGATACGGCTCCTCTTCCAACAACATTACAGATACTTATTCCAAGACCAGTCCAAGTAATATATAATTATACTTTTTTATTCAAAATATACGTAAACATTATTGCACGCACTTGGGAAGCACACAAGACCCCCCAGCCAAAGACGCCACAACAACTACAAACGAAGCAAAAGCTATCAAACACGCAAGAATCGTGTTTCTGTTATTGGAGCCCGGATTTTTCATGGCGCCGTAAATATTAGCACTCCCAAGAACAACAGCAATGCATGACATGGTAGCAGCACCAATTCGATACCCGTTAGAAGCCTGGGAGTTGCTGACTTCGTACTCTGCGGCGGTGCAAGCAATAGCAGACGCCAATAGCACCGCTGTTATACCCATAATAATATACATTGCCTTCTTGTCATATTCTAGGTTGATAGACATTCTTTTTCCATTATACCATACAAATAAAATGTAGTATTCTGCCCTTCTTTGTGTTGGGGCTGTGATACTCGTCGTTGGCATTGTTGCCAATTCTCTATCTACTTACTGCTAACACAACCGTAGAGATGCATGCAATTGCAAAAGCAATAGTTTTGTTTACGACTCTATTTTTCTTGTACGTTAAATTAAACTTTTGTATTACACTTAAAATTAAACGTCAAAATTTATTAAAGGGCGCCTGAATCATTGACGTCCACCATGGCATCTCAAGGACATGACACATTTGTGGTGATGTGTGCGCCGGTGGTTGCAGTGACTGCTACTCTGAAGGAGGTACACCCAAACGGGCGTGTGGTTGTAAAGTATGTGTACCATAAAGCGGAGCATGTGGAAACATATGCGTTGAATGAGACCTATGTTGCCCATGGTGTATCAGTATACACGCTTGATGAGGCCACAAGAACCCCTTGTTTGCTCCCACTACCCCAACCCTTCAACAGCGTGTTGCGCTATGGTAGCACCCTATTATTCCGGGTGCGGTTTGGAAAAGACTTTACTTCCATTTGGAATGAAGCATGTATGTCGTCTCTAACTTGGCAACACAACCGTCCCAAAAAAACGGATGACCCGCTGCAAAAGCTGGGGCTACCTCCCAAATTAAATGATTATTTAAGAGATCAACTCACTCTGAATGGATTGGATGTGCCCCTGTTATCGGACGACGAAACAACGGATCAACTAGAGGGCGTGGCGGAGGAGAGCGTGTACAACACCAGTAGCGGTAGTGAGAGCGAGGACACCAACATTGAGTACTACACCGGCAATGATGAGGATGACATGGATCAGGAGGAGGAAGAAATGGAGGATGAACAGGAACCAGAAGCGGAAGAAATTGATGAAGGAGAAGATAATGAATGATATTTTTTATTTTTTGGTGGTCCCACTGGTCTCACTGATAGTAGGTGTAGTGCGTCTTTTTTTAGCTGGCGGTGCGGTGCAAAATGCTACTGCTTGTAATAAAGAATCTGCTAAATCATCCTTTTTTGTGCGACTGTTGAAAATAATGAGAGCCTCCTCCGAGTTTGTAACTTTGGCGCCAAGAAGTTCCAAAACTGCATCTTTTGCAAATTGTTTGTTGGAGCTGTATCTCTTTTTTTGGCTCACATCCTTGTCGTGGGACTTGGCTTCTCTCAGTTTCCGTCTTGGCGACACAAAGTGGATGGGTGTGTTGTTGGTTTTCATGTACAAAAAGGTTTGTAATACATGGCTGAGTGCTTTCATGCCAACATTGACAAACTTCCCACCGGGTTGTTGCTCAATTAGGATGGTAGTGGGGGCTGGGTCTTGTAACAACAGGATTTCATTTCTTTGTAGTGTGTCAATCATGTGCTGTGCGGTTTCGGGGATGCCCAGTTTCTTGGAGTCACTACAAACGCCTTCCAAAACGTCCATAACATCCCAGTGTAAAACCGTGTAAGTATCCCCGGGATGGACCACCACTTTACACACCGCCAAGTTGCGGGTGCCAACGTCAAAAGACAGCACAACTGCACTCATGACACTCACTCAAGAGTATTTTTTTATTGTCCAACCATAAAATAACATGCAAAGTTTGAGTGAATACTACCATACGCACACACACCACCCCATCACCCCATTTTCTTTAGTGTTTTTGAGTGGGCAGCACTTGCTGCAGCTGCAACAAATGCTAACCGTGTCACTCAGGTACAACTCTGGCAACCCGGACGCGCCGTTGGTGCCGTTCTCAGATTTGTTGATTGCCCGGCTTATTGAGTTCTGTAGCAAGTTTGACCAGGTGACCCCCCACCCCGCTCAAATGAGAATCACAGATGAAATGTTTATTAGAGAGTACATGGACAACATGACATGGGATGAGAACTACGGCTCCTTTTGGAAGCGCTGGTGTGCGGAAGGGATCCCGGACCCCAACAACATCCCCCTGCCCATCTACGGCGACAAAAGGGAAATGGCGGTGGAGAGTAGTAACTACATGCTCAGCCACCCGTTTGGCACGGAGAGGTTACCACGCTATTAGTTTTTAATTTCTTTTTCTTCATCACATGGCTCACGTGCGTTGAGAGGCACGATGTTGCCTTGTTCATCCAACACCATATCTGCCTCAATAGTCATGCCGTCCTGGTGTTCATGTGAAATGTTTTTGTTCATCCGGTTGAAATCCATGATGCGGTTTTGTTCATCCAAACGCCGGGTTGCCAGCCCGTTTTTATCCAGCTCCAACGACGCCTCGGGGTACAACCACTTCCCGGTGTCAGCGTACGTCACGTCGTGGTCCGGCACCCGCAGACGCAGCACGTTGTAGTCATAGCCCTTGCACTCCTGCATGGTGGGGAGAGCCGCAAAAATGCAGTACGCCGGCTCTGTAGCGTCTTGAATAAAAGAGACTAAAAAGTATTTTTGAGTTGGTAGAGGGTCCACGAAATCATTCTCAGCATTAAGTATAGGGTTGTTCCAATCCACTTTGACCGCATCCACATGAGCGGCAGGTTGTGGTGTTGCTTGAGATTGAGATTGCTCACCACCACCATCCTTGTGTTCACTCCCACCATCCTTGTGTTCACTCCCACCATCCTCCAGCACAATATCCCTGATCTTGGCTTCCTGTTCCTTTGCGGCTTTCACTTTATTAAATAACTCGGTCTTACCCGCCTCTGCGCGGGCCTCCACCTCTGGCTGTAAACTTTCAATGCTGATGTTCCGTAGCTGTAGCTCATTCATCGCCAACGTGTAGCTGGGGTTTTTAAACACATTCTCATCCAGAACTTGTTTGTCAGGGTTTTGATTGCGCCGGTTGTCAAACTCGATCTTACTCAGTACAATATTTTTGTAGTGCGCAAGCAGCAGGTCCTCCACCTTTTGCATGCACTGCTCCGGTGTCCTTTCTGTTGACTGAGGGATGAGGTTCCATTTACAGGTTTCAACAATGTAAATGTTGCAGGAAGGGATGGTGGGGGCCAGACTTCTACCAAACTCAACAGCCAACTGCACAGACGGAAACACTCCCATCACCCTTAAAGCGGGAGATACGCTTTTAGGCCTCAGGTTGGGGTTAGCCAAATTCACCACAGCGTAACCCTGACTGGGGTCGTTAAACTCCAAATGGGGGTTCACCGCATCCAAAGCCATTGGCGTTGTCTGCAGCGCGTTCTTTGTCACTTGTTGACGACGCTGAATCTCCAAAGGATCGGTCTTGAGATGATTAGACATTTTTCTATAACCAAACACACAAAATTATATAAATTGTTTTTATTGTTGCGAAACGCGTTACTTAAAACATGTCATTGGGGTCATCAAAGGTAAACTTCTCATCACCTGAACCAGCAGCAGCACCACCACTAGAGGAAGAAGCCGCAGCAGCACCTCCACTGCCAACAAAAGGAGCCGATGAAGCAGAGAGACTGGGACGAGGCGCTTCAGTGTAGCCTTCATAAGGGTTGGCGGATCCGGTGGAAGGTTGGAACACCAGCAGGTGGGTGGCAATAAAAGTCACACCAATTTGAGCGTTTGTTACCCACATGCTGTACGCTGTTAGGGTGGGGATAATTTCACTTCCACGCAGCACATCCTCACGTCCACCCTGGAAAAACTGGGTCGTACCGGGGATGTTGATCAAAAACTTGGTGGCATTAGCACCAGAGATGTTGACTTTCACACGGAAAGTGGGTGCATACTCACCCTTTGCAGGGCGTAAAGCACGGTAGTAGATCACATCCTCCACCGTGGAACGTTTAATCACACGGTTAAACACGGAGGAGCTGTTGGTGGTAACCCAGGTGATCAGGTGCTCGTCCAAGCCAGACAGCCAAGATTGCAACGCCGGGTTTTCCACATTTAGAGTGAGAGAACGACGGGAGCTTTCAGTTGCCTGCTGTAGCTTGCCTTCATCCGCCATGGGTTCCTCAATCCCAAAGGGAGTCCTCATACGGTCCAGGATAAACACAGGCGCAGAAGAGTTGGTGGAGGACTGCTTCATACGGATACTGCCCCCATTGTTGGGGTTCTTCTTGAGCTCACCAAAAGACCAGTTGGAAACATTTACATTGGTAAAAGCGGGGATAGGAGTTGACATTTTTAGGAAGGAGAGTGTTTTAAAGTACTGGAGTTGTTGTAAAGTGAGCCTTTTGATAGTGTAACCCCACAAAAGTTTTAGTTTGGTCGTTGCATCAACTTTATTTTGTTCATACTATACTAAAAAGAAAGTATCACTTTTACAAAAAAATGGCAAAAGGTAAAAACATTGCAATTTGGATTATTGTAGTTATTGTGTTGGCTGCTGCAGCAGGTGTTATTACTATTGTTGTACAGAACGCTAAGCGAGAAGATCAGTTGAACACTATTCAGAGCGCTGCTTCTCTGTACGTAACTAACACCCCCGCTAAAGCAGTGCCAACCACTGCTTCAGTTCGTGCACGCCCACCCATGCGTATGAACACTCAACAGAAGCAGCAACAACATTTGCAACAGAAGCAGCAGCAGCAACAACATTTGCAGCAGCAAGTGCAGCAGCATCAACATGAGTACCAACAGAAGCTGCAGCAGCAACAGAAACAGCAGCACCAACCCGCTAGGTATATGAAACAGCGTTACAATATTGGGAGTATGGAAGCGGAAGCTCACATGGCAAACATGTTGCCACCGGGGCATGTGAATAGTAATTATAACAGCGGGGTGGGTATGACCGTGTTTTCTAATCCACCCCCTCCCTCCCACCTCATGTCCACTTCACCCATGCCATCCTCAGGTAGTGGAGCCCTCTTCATTCCCTCTAAAAGCCCTCAAGCACAAATGCCCGCTCAACAGCTGTTTGCATCCCACAACTTCCCCTCCACTGTTGAAAACCAACTACAGTCACTCTCGGTTTCACCCAGTAACACCGACTCGGCTGTGAACATTTCTACCAACTCTTTTACAGGGTCGTCCTACTTCCAGGACCCCGCACAAATGACCCCCAACACCTACGCCGACGGTCTGGGGTTGGATGCGTACATGCCCAACGTCAGTAACGCCACTCCCAACGGGTTGGACCCCCAAACCGGTCTGCCCGTGTTCAGCACCGCATCCCTGAAACGTTCCAATGAGCTCAGCAGTCGGGGGCTCCAGGGTTTCTTGCGCCCCACCATGGATGACAGCCAGGGGTACAAGAGCACTATTGGTAAGCGTTCCTGCTACTGCAGGTACAGTGATGAAATGCTGCAACAGCGTCGTAACCAGTTCAACGCCGCTCGTGTTGATGGCGCGGATGAGCCTGTTTTGTGGAACATGACTGACTTCATGTATTTTCCTTAAAAAAAAATAAATTTTCATTTTTTCAATAAACAATCTCATTGCAAATAAATGCTGAATATAACCATTCTAATTGACTGCTCCTTCACCACCAGTGTAAGACGCGACACCACCAAAAATCTGTACCAGTTTTTAATTCAGGTTGTCACCCACTTACAAACCAATAACAAAAAAATATTGTACCGTTTTGGGGGGTTTGGGTCGGTTGCTTGCTGCTTGACACCCACCTCAGCCGGGCCGTTCCCGTATTTCCTGTACACCATGATGGGCACCCCTCACCAGGAGATGACCGAAAAGTCCAAGCTCTGCCTACTGGACACCCTCCAAGGCCAGCCGTTCCCACAGTTGGGAGTCAACAACATACGCAGCGTCCTCATGATAGCAACCAACGGAAAACATGCGGCACACCATGTAGTTGTCATCGCGGCCTGGCCTCCCGGTGAATCCACTGCCGACACCTGGAAAGTGATGCAAACAACGGGAAGCGTTACCTTTGTGAACCTGGAAGAACCACCTAACCGCTTACTACCGCACTTAAAAAGTGTTTGGTGGGTGGACGGCCGCAGCCCCAAAAGGCTTGCCAACAAGTTGGACCACGCCACCCCTTCAGAAATAAAAGTCAAAGCCATTCAACCCATAAAAAAGGAAGGTGTTGCGAAGATGAAGCAAGTGGAGCCCTTGAAGCCGTTGACGCTGACCACTTATGAAAAACTTCATGTCACTGTGTTGGACTCTTTAAATTACTTGTAGCACATTGCCGTCAATAAACGCCATATGTAATGCCAGGGAGTGGTTGTTTTGCCAGGATTTGTTGTTGACATAAAATGTGTGCATTTTGTCCTGTTGTATGTGCTCATAGAACAACGGCTTTTTGTACTCCCACGCATTGGGCATCACCGTCAGGGGGATCAACGGCACCAAGTCCGCCTCGTTAATGTACTGCTCCAACAGGATGTTGGGCAGCGCGTTGAAAGCCGACACAAACCCGCCGTCACCCAGTTTGGGGGAGGCAAAGGTGTATACGTTGAGTTGAGGGACTTTACTACTCAATTCAAAGGCGGTGAGTATGGTGAGAGCCGCCCCTAAGCTGTGGCCTGCCACATTCACGATCTTGGGTTGGTACTTTTTAATGGAGGAAAGGATGTGGGGTTGGTATCTCAAATACATTTTCTGAAAGCCTTTGTGCACTTTTCCCTTGGCGGAGCCAATGACCGTGGGGGTTTGAATGAAATCAAAGTCATGTTTCCACTCATAGTCAAACAACGTCCCCCGGAATAAAATGTACACTGAGCTGGTGGAAGAATCGGTTGCAATCACCAGGCCGGCGTCACTTGTGTGTAGCACGGGCGACATGGGGGCGGGGAGGTTCACACGAGAGGATAGCTTTTTAGCAAACTGCTGCGCGCCGTACAATCCATGGATCATGAGGGATTCAGGTTTGCCGACAAGGGGTTGAGGCAAAGGTGAGAAGATTATGATATGCTCCGGATTATTGGTGGCAATCATGACCGCTTTGTACAGCCGTCGGTACTTTTCATACTGCACCGCAATAAACACCAGGACCGCAATTAGTAACACCGACAATATCACTACCGTAATTGAGAGTGACTTTTTTGACATTTTTATTAAATCAATATTTTTCCTATACTACACTTTTCCATTTAAATTTAGTGACAGGATTTTGAAATGACGTTTCCAAATAATTGGAGTGTTTGGGTTTCTCAAAAACATGTTTCATGTGTTTAGGGTTCATTTCAAACCGGAACCGGTCCGAAATGGTTCTGGCCCTGCACGTTGTGGGCACCACGTACTTAAGGTACAACTTAGTGTACTCGTTGAACTCATGCTCCGAGTCTAGCAAATCTAGTTGACAGAATAAATCCGCCACCTCGCTCACCACCACCATGGAAGAATTGAATTTGGGGTAGTTTTGGTACATCAAGTTTTGAACCATGAACTCCTGCCCGTCCAACGCCCGGCTACAAACCGCTGGAGATTTCAATAAAGACTTGACCGCGTCAAAGGGGGAGTGGTACACCTCATCTTGTTTCTGAAATCTTGGAACATTTCCCAATGCCAATGCAAACCTGGCTTCCATAATAAGCCTCCGGGCGTCACCGCATGCCAAAGTTGCGAGTTGGAAGTGCTTGCCGCGGGAAAGAGTGGAAGCCACCGCGTTGGCTAACCGAATGAGGTTATCCACGCTGTGGGAGTACAGTTGCAGCGTATGGGGCATTGCCTTCAGAGCCGACATACGCTTGTCGTGCAAATTCTCACAGGTGATTAATAGAGGCGCTGGAAACTTGAGGGTGGACTTGGCATCCATGTAGGGTTTAATCATGGGAAGGATGCCCTTACGGCATTCCCCTTCAATGGAGTCATAGTCATCCAATAACATCCAAGATTGTTCATGACTTTCTTTTGTAAACGCCAGTAACCCCATCCCTTCCGTTCTAGAGCCTTGTAGCCACCCCTTCAACTTATCTTTCACGTCATTCTCGTCTTCAAATGTTGCACAGGATGCTTGAAATGCAGATGCCAATAATTTACATAAAAGTGTTTTTCCCACTCCACTAGGCCCCCACACCACCAGTGGCTTCTTTCTCCAGTACCCTTTATTATACCACTCCAACGCCCTTTTCACTGCGGCTTCCTGACCAAACATCCTTTCCAATGTTCGGGGTACATACTGTTTTGCAAACATTGACACCGACACGGGGTTGGGGGGAGGCTCGGGTGTCTTCTCACATAATGCCGGGTATTCATTCATGACACGAATCAACCTATTCAAAGGTGACTCTTCTTTTTCTTCTTCACATGTTAATGGCATTTCGGGTATAGTAGAAAGCAAAACTTCAAAAGGCTCCAAATGTGCTGCTGTTGCTGCTGCTGCCATAGGTGCCATAGGCTCCGTATGGGCCAACGGCTCAATGGTAGCTGATGAAGATGAAGACGTGTAAATGTTGTGAATATCATCATCCCCTAGAATCATTTTGTTTTCAACCACAGTTTGAAGTACTCGTAATCTTCCCATCTCATCATTGCATCCCACTCGGTAAGGTGTAGCCACCGGAACACCAGTTTTTTTGGTATAAGACAACTGAGAGGGACGCTTCTTTTCTATGGGGGTGCTCTCTTTTTTTTCACGACGCCGTTTCTTGCTAACACGATCCAACTGCAACAAGTCATAACTTGACAATTCTTCCATGGTGTTTATACCCAAAATTCTGTTTTGAGCGCAAGGTTGGCTAAAACTTTTTATTCAGAAATTATTAAATCTTGATTAATGTCAAACTTGCCGGAACCCCCCACTAAAAAAAAGATGAGTCACCACATGCCGCCGTCATTAGATCTGCTGTCCTGGTTGGCGTACGTGGCGTCCACGTCCGCGTATGTGAAACTGAACCCTAATGCTCCCGCCGCGACTCACTACCGCATGGATGGGGGTAAGCTGGCAATTGACCCGGTGATGATGGACGAGTTTTTGAAGCAGTACGCGTTAGCTCTGGACCGTAAAGAGGTGATTTCCTTTGTGGAACGCCGCACAGATATTTACAAAATGCACTACGACTTGGATGTGTTGGACACGGCGCCGTGGAATGAAGCCACCATCACTTACGTGCTGAGAGAAATTAGGAATGCCATGGCCACATGTTTTCCAGTGGATAAAGCGGGTGCGCTATTTAGGATGGTGGTCCTCACCGCGCCTCCCAAGCAGATTGGAGACCTGTGGAAAACGGGCATCCACGTCATCTACCCGGATTTGCAAGTGGACTCTGTCATGGGGTTAACCCTGCGGAAAGTGGCGGTGATGCACTTGAATAAACTGGAGCGACGGGTGGAACCCCAGAACTGCTGGGATGACGTCCTGGACCGCTGTGTGCATGTCGCCAACGGCTTAAGAATGGTGGGGTCTGTCAAAATGTCCAAGTGCATCAACTGTGCCAACAAACGCAAAAAAATGAGACAAGTGGGGTTTGACCAATACATCCTCTGTGATGACTGCAGCGGTAAAACCATGCTGAATGACGGACGGGCATACACAGCTTTACTTATGTTGGACTCGGCGGGCAATAAGGATGAGCATGACACCGAGTTGTTGCGTCAAAACTACTTGTTTTGTGTCAAATTGTCCAGCATTAGGTGCTTCAGCCCCTTGGGTGCCACCAAGAATGAGTTCTTTGCATGCCCCGCAGGTGTGACCTTGGAAGAGCCGTCATCCAAGGATATGAAGCGGAAGGGGACACTGGTGGTGAGCCGTAAGGAATTCCGGGATTTGGACAGGAAGAAGATTATGGGCAACAACCGTCTGGTGCCGCTCTTGGAACACTTTTTAAACACCAATCCTTTATTAACGCAGCTAAAGTACAACACCCCCTCCAACCCCTACAAAGACGTGTCCGCCATCAAAGTGCTGTACAACAAAAACAAATCCAGTGTGGTGTACTTGGTGAACGTCGACGGCCCCGGCTCCACGTTTTGTAACAACAAAGGCGGGCATCACAACTCCAGCCATGTGTTTTTTGAGTTCCGCTCCAAGTACATGGTGCAGCGCTGCTTTTGCTCAAAAAGCCCGGTTGTGGACGGCGGCGTGCCTTGCAAGGACTACATCAGCCCCAAAGTGATGCTGCCAGAGGACTTGACGGCGCTGCTGTTCCCTGTGGCTACATCCAACAAAGCCCTGGTTGTGACGGCGGATGTGTTGAAAGACAATATTTGTAGGAACATGAAGGGGTGTGTAAGCAGCAAGCCACCGTTGAGCAAAAAAAGGGAGGAGTCCGCGTTGATGCAGTCATCCTGGCAAAGGTACAAGAAGCAAGTGGACTTTCTGCACCACATGAGCATCACGCTGCCTCCAGAGACAGTGCCTCTCTCCAAGGACACCATGTACCCGTCCCGTGTCTCCAGCCAGCTGTGTAGGCTGACTAGTGAACAAGTGGACAACGCGACTGCTGGAGAACTGTTTAACTGGACGGACAATGTGGTCACGGACTTGAAGAAAACCCAAGAGGAGAAGGGTGAGGACTACAAAAAGTCACGTTTCAAAAAAAGAAAACGTGTGGACTCTGAAGAATAAATATTCATTTTTATTTTTTCAAGTTTGAAAACGGTAGGGGCACATAAACGTGTCGGGTGCAACAACACTAATATTGTTCTGACCTGGGACAGGCCGCAGCTGCCCGGTGCCTACTAAATAAAAGGCGTAACACCGATTGTTTGCATACGCCAAAGAGTCCACATAATTAGCGGGATTGGCGGGCGCCCACCCCCAAGTTTGCATTAAAGTATAGCCCGGGATGACAGGGAAGGTGTAGGCTGAAGTCAAAGGTGACGCATGGGGACGATTATAAGTAAAGCTCATTTATTTACTACAATTTCTTTTTTTTCTTCTCCCACCAAAGCTTTCAAAAACTCCTCCTGCACCTGGAACCACACGCTTTTGCAAAACCCGACCGCCGCGTGCTTGTCTTGTGTCAGCCGGTACCCAATTAACGCAATCACCATCAACTGCACCACTTGTAGCACCAAAACAGACACCAGAAGCAACAGTATGAACACTATCATTTCTTTTTTTGGGTTTAGAATGAGGAAAGTACTGAAATAAAAAAGTTCTGTGTGTGTGTTTGTAAAATTAAATGACAGCAACTACAGTGGATGTAGAAGAGGAGGAGCAGTGCAAGTTTTGTTGGGAAACCACCCACATCAAAAACATGGTGGCGCCCTGTGCATGCACGGGCACAATGAAGTTTGTCCATCCCAACTGTCTTACGCTGTGGTTGTTTCAAAAGGACGGGAGCAATCAGTGCGAAGTGTGTAAAACGGTCATCCACTTCTCTTTGCCGCTACATCACGACATTACAATTGCGTTGGCTTGCACCTGGATGTATATTATATTTATTGTGTTTGTTCCCTATTTTTACACCTACTTCACATCCGTGGGCGGGCTGGAGATCAAGGCATAAACAAACATCACTCCTGATTCTGACGGCCTAAATTCAGGATGGGACTCAATACTGTCAATGGGTTGAAGCGTTGTGAACCCATTCCGTCCAGCCATGTCATTATAAAACCACCACCTACTCTTTTCTTCTTGAAACACAAAACACACGTAGTGCCCAATTTCACCCATCACCGACATTTGCCCCTTCCAGCACAGCACCGCTTGCAGCTCGTACCACTGCACACACTTTTTGACGGTGTTGAGTAAGGGCAGCACACACGTGTTGGTGCTAGCGGACCACCTGCCGTAGTTCACCGGACACAGGTCAGGGATCAACACTTCCCGCGTCAAACACAGCACCGGCCCGCCTGAAAACTCAGTCAACGTTTTTTGCTCCACCAACACATCTTCACCCACTTTCCGGGGTTTGGACGCATCTTGGGTGATGGTCAACGTTTCAAGGCCTGGGAACAGGGTCTCAAACTTGGTCACACCAGAAGTCACGGAGTGGTACACGCTGTGGCGAAACATTTGGTCCGTGGACACGGTGGTGGTCATTGTGCCGTTGTCATAAAAATTTTGAACCGTTTTTTTAGTGGTAAACACACCCCCCACATTAAACGTGCGGAGCAGTGCTTCAAACAAGTCCACCGGGTCTTGTTGCCCCTGATTAAAATCCACCCCGGTTATTATTTGTAAATAATGGGTTAGTAGTGGGCGGATTGCCGTGTAAGTTTCCATTCTTCCTGGGATGACCCCACGGAAACTTTTAGAAGTAACGGTCAGCACCCGGCAAAGATGTTGATAATCAGGGTTTGTCATGTCCGACCTCACCCCTTGTAGTAAATACGAGTCAAACACTTGGAGTTTAACTGGCATGAACAACGCGCAGAGCAGTGAGTTCATGAAACAGCTGGAGCCGTCATAGTTGTAAGGAAGTAGTCGCTGTTCAATGTCCATTGGAATTTTATTTATGCTAATACCAGAAAAATAAAAATGTTGTCAAGTAAATAAAAAACAATCATGGTATCTCGCAGCCGTTCTAAAAGATCTAGCCGACGTTCCCGCAGCCCCCGCAGTGTGCGCCGTTCCCGGAGCAGATCCCGGAGCCGGTCCCGGAGCCGGTCCCGTAGCAGGTCAATGCATGGTGGTGGTTCCCGGAGCCGATCCCGGACTCCCAAGGTAAAGGCGTGCCTAAAGGCGTGCCATAAAAAATACCGCAGCCGTAGTAAACCCCGCGGCCGTAAATCCCGCAGCCGTAGTAAATCCCGCAGCCGCAAAGCCGGGGCTGGTTTCAACATTTACTGCGTAAAGTGCCGCCGGCGCACTGTCACCAACGACCTTACTGACACCTGCGTTAGTGGCAAGGGTGGTAAGTCTCGTTCCGCGGAGACAGGTATTTGTGCCTCGTGTGGTGGCAAGAAAATTCGGTTCACCAAAGGCAGCTGCTAAAAAAAAACTTTAACAAAGTAGAATAAACTTTAACTTTCATGGAATCTGGTCGCCCAATTTATTTCCCCAACCCCCAACGCCACTTTTTTTTAAGGAATCAATTTGTAAAAACTCAAACCACAAGCACACCACGCAAATACAAGGTGAACTACTACCAAGACACGGAGCCAATGCCCTCTGAAAAACAGGGTTGCTGTGTTATTCTCTGATTTCAATCATCATCAAACCAAACTTATAAATTTTTCTTCCACAAGTTAAACTGCGCAAAACGATCTGTACACAAAAACAAAGATGCCAGGTCTAAATCGGTTAGTTCCGGACTTTCAACCAACCCATCATACTCATCCATCTCTATCCCGGGCAAAGCGGTAAAAGTTTGGCTCATTTCGTCGTACTTTGTAACACCCTTCACATTCAATGTCACATTTTCCATATTGGGCTCACTTAACACACTCATCCCCAGAGTTGGAATGGCGTTTCTAAGCATTTTTTTGGGCTCAATTGCCATCAACATTTCAAAGTTAAGCTCCTTTTTTACAATTAAGAATTTGGGGGGTTTAAACTCCAAATTGGAGAATAGGTTGTTTAAATTCACCAATTCTCCCAAATCATGGGTATGCAGCGCTTGGTTAATGGTTTCCAGTTCCTTTAGGGGCAGGTTGAAGCTAGAATATAATAAACGGTGCATCAACTCGGTAGTGTCGGTTTCTGTTGTAATCCTATTGTGTAATGTAACTACTTGTTCACACAACGCTTTGAAAATTTGGGGTTGGGATTTCACATCCGTCATGTCTTCCTGGGTAAATGTGAGGTCCAGCTCGGGGAGGCTCTGGAGTTTAATATAGATGCGCACTAAATCTAGAGCTAGTGCAATACAAATGGAAAACACCTGTGTTTCTTCCATGTCACTTCTTTTTCTTATTTTTATTATCTCCTCAAGTAAAAATTTATCTAATGGGACAAACACCTCCGGGGCACTCTACCTCCAGAACATCATCCTCTTGCACACTGTCCACGGTGGTGGTGTCCACCCCAAACTGACGGCACGACGCCACCATTTCGTTGTAGCGCTCCGGTGTGATTTCCTCTAGTGGCGCTTGGTCAAACCCGTGCTCACTGTGCAACAAAAAGGAGCACGTCTTTACATTATTTTCATAGTTTTCCGACAGCCAGCGCTGAATGTCCGGCAGCTCATGCTTCTGGTAGTACACGGTGTTGTGGCTCACCACCCCGCCTTGGATTAAATACGAGTTCACCTCTGGCACTGAAATGTCAAATGTTTTTTGCGGGGTTTCTCCAATGTGAATGTCCGTCACCCGGTGAAACACAAAAGACGGGTCCAACAGCTCCTCGGCAACACACATCACACCGCTGTCAGCCAGGTCTTGGAACTGCGCCAGGGTTTGACGGTCCAGGTTGGTGTCGTGGTGCTCACAAGCCGCATCCATCCTCTTACCAAAGTCTTTACTAAACAAATAGGGTAGAACATTGGTCTTGAAAAGCTGACGGTACCCCATTTCAGGCACTTGGCCCACCAACCCCGCCCCAGTAATCTCCGTCCTTGCCTCAAACTGAAAACCTAACCCTGACCCTGAAAGCCCTGGAATCTCTTGGTGCCGTGAAACAAACACTTGCGTCTCAAAAGACGTGAGCTCCCTAGCAAACAGGTTCAACATGAAATGAATGCTATCTTTTCCACACACAGTCAAGTTAAACCGGTTGTCCACCCCCCTGGAGGGCACAATGCTTGCGGCCACACCCAGGTTTCCCAGCAGCGTTTGCAACACCGCGGCGGTGCGGTAGGGCGCGGCGGTCATAAACTCCGCCTTGTCTTTGTGTAGCTGGTGGGTGAGGATCCACACAAAGGACAGATAGCGTAACACAACCACGCGTGACCCCTGCAGAATAAACCTTGGAATGCCCCGATACAAGTTGCCCCACTTGGCTTCCAACAACTGCTGCAGGGAGTGGGTTTCCAAGTCCGCCCAGTTGTTCACCCAGTCTTGCATGCGATTGTTAAACACGTCAGCGGAGCTATTAAAGTAGTGGAAGTCGGGCAAGAGGTTCACAGCAAACACAGACGCCCAGTACTCTTGATTAATACATAAATTATTGATCACATAATGTCTGGGATTCGGCCACAGGTCCAATCCCAGCCGTGACACCACATACATTCCAATGGTCAAGTCACGCAACGGCTTCCATAAAATGGTCTGGGACGCTTCATCAATCACTTGCACCTTGTGGTTCCCGGTGCCCTCCAAACGAGTTCCGTTAGTCAGAAACAGCTTCACTGTTAAAGCCGCGCCGTTGAGGTAGTAAGCATTGGAGGGACGCACCAAGCCGCTTGCAGTCACAACCCTGACATCGTGGCTGTAAAAGCCTTGCTGTCCAGCCAGGGCTTTCCCTTTAGTGCATAAGTCAGCCAAGTACCGGAAACCTTTGGACGTATGCACCAGGGTGTTTCCCACTAGACAACAGGACACGGAGTTGTCACTCCACTCCGTTTGCATGCGTTTCACAAAGTTGAGTTGATCCAATGCAGTGACCTCACTTGCCACAATGGCACTGGCTGGCAGTCTATACGGGAACTGCACCACGACGGTGGAATGGTCCAGTGAGCCGTCAAAATGCCTCACAAACTCAACATGGTACCCATGGGAGCGGCACAGCGGCACTAACGGGCTTTCTGCCGAAAAACGGATGCGCCGAATGTATTGCCGTGCGTAGCCTGGGTGTACCCCTGCGGTGCATCCTGCTAGAAGGGAGAGTGTGCCACTGGGTTTCACGGTGGTTAGCTTGATGGACGTGGGCCAGCCGTGCTGCTGGGAATACCACACATCATACTCTCTCAATTTCACATAGGTCTCCGCCAACCAAGACCGCTGTTCTTCCGTTGCCTGCAGATACCCGGTGATGCCAATACCCATGCGCATGTTCTTGTGCACAATAGCTTCCGTTTCGGGGTGGTGGCACGGCAGACGCAGGGAGTGCTTAATAATGCGGTACAACAGCTGGGCGCAGCGTAGCAGTTCTTCCTTGCTTTCAATGCGTGGCAGCACCAGCTCACCCAGCGCACAGGTTTCAAAGTTAGCCAAACTTTGTTCAGCACAGGGATTGTAGCCTTCCACTTCAGGGTCAGGGTACTGCTGCTCCCCCAGGCGTCCACAGGACTTGCTTAAAGGCAGGTTGATTAACCCGTACGGCTCTCCGTTGCCTTGATACCCTTCCCAGAACTCAGCGGGCAACTCATCAATGTTGTTGCACAGAATGCTGTTATTGGAGTTGCACCTCCAATTGGGGATGTTGCCAAGGTCCCAACGTTTAGCTCTCAGGAAGAAGGTGTCGTGAGCAACACTGAGCGCAATTTGAGCACTGCGCCGGACATTCCCGGCTACCACAATCATACCAATAATGTTCATGATATCCAGGGCATCCACGGAGCGCAGCTTCCTCCCCGCCCGGGCATTCAGAACTTTACTAATATGATTTATACCTTTGCATAGGATTTCGGGCCCTGACGCGGATCCTCCAAAGCCTTTGATAGTTGCCCCGGAGCTGCGCAGGAGGGTAGTGGAGTAGGTGAACCCCCTGCCGGAGTAGAAGTGTGCCTTTAACACTTTGCCCAGCAATTTCACCCACCCCTCACGGGAGTCGGGCACAACAAAGTCCGCGTCCTTGGTGTCCTGCCGGATGACTTCAATTTGAGATGGTTTCACCAGGGGGAGCTTGTTGATGTGCTCGGGTGCAAGGTTGAACCCCACACCAGAGCCCAGCATGAGGCAGTCCATTGTCCAGGTGAAGGGCCGAACGGGAGTGTCCACAATACAGAATGCGCAGTTCTGCAGTGAAAGCAACCCCAGGCGGCTCACAGTTTCGGTGCCTAGCTGCCAAAGAAAGCGCCCGGCGACTAGTGCTTTCAAGTTGAACATCATGTCGTACACCTCTTGTTCTTCGCTGTTGGTGAACCCCACGTGCAACTGGGAGTCACAAGCTCTTATGATGCGTTGAATGGCTTCTGGCCATGTCTCCACGCGGCTGTTGGGGTTCTGGGGGTCAACTTTGCGGGCGTAGGTGCGGGTAAAGGTCACAAAACCAACAAAATCCATTCAATGTTTAGAAAAAAGAGAGCTTTGGGTTTTTTTTAAACCAACTCAACAAAAAAACAGCGGGTTGTTTTATTTAATAAATATAGCGTTTTTATACGTACGTTTTTTTTGTAACTTTAACTTTTGGAGTAAGAGAGCACGGTGTTCATCACCACCCGTTTCACAACTTGTGGGTCCAGTGACCTGTAGTTGGCGGCAATCCCCAGCATGAAGAGGAGCTCCGTAAGGAATACAAACCCCAGGATGATGCCATTGTGGGCAAACATTTGCTGTAGACTAAACCCCGGGGAGGCCTTGTATTTGTGTTTGTACCCGTAGTAAGTACCTATCACCATAATTAGGCCCAGCACAAACACCGGCACCAACACCATACATGACTGCTCAATGAGTTTCTTGTTGCTGGCGGCGGTGTCAGAGTCCTCCTTTGACATGTCCGGAGCGGACAAGTTCTGAATTTGACCGGCTAGTGCGGTGCGGGCGTCTGGTGGGATGACATTCTTTATTTCTTGCACCAGCTCCTGGACTGTGTTTTTAATCTGTGACTGAACAATGCTTTTTTCAATCCTGCTGGCCCCCACAAAGAAGAAAATGCACACAAACACTGAAAAAAAACAGACATGTAAAAGTATGTTGCTACCCACTTCTAGGGCGTGGCTCTTGTTCTGGGTGAGAACATTGTGTTCTCCAACAGGTCCAATTATTGAACTTGGGATGGAAGTTTGCATATTTTACATTTTAAATATATAAAAAACAAAGCATGTCTTCTGCTTCAAATTTACAAATTCCTGCATCAGAGTTGAGATCTTCAGCGGGCAAGGGAATCAACAAATTGATGTTGCACCTTCAGAAGACGTTGAACATTGAAGCCAAGATTGACCCCCACACCGCGTTTGCGGTGAATGTGGTGTTCCACGTGCTGGTGTTGTTCACGGCGCTGACGTGTTTGTTTAAGTTCGTTGTGGCCCCAACAGAGGTGGACGCCCTGCAGGGGAATGTGAATAACTTAATCAGTCAGAACCTGCCTGGAGCGTTAAGTACGGCCAACACCGCCAGTGGTGGCAACATGAAAACGGCGCTACAAGTCCTGCATCCGGAACTGGAGTTGTTGGCGGCGACGTATGACGGCAACAGTGAGGCGGTGCGTGTCCAGAACAACTGGGTGTTTGGTGCGGCGTATTTCATCATTGGCATCCTAGTGGCGGTGTTGATAACAATGTTGATGACATTGCGCACAAGTTGTCGTGGGGACACTACGAAGCTGATGGTCAGTGGATGGCCGCCGGGCATTCTGTTGGAAAACTTGCTAATTTTTATGGTCATTGGTGGGGCGGAGTACGGGTTTTTTAGTTTAGTGGCGAGTAAGTATGTGCCGGTGATGCCATCCGAGATTTTGAATGATGTAATAACTTACACAAAACAAGAGTTTCAAAACCAAGCATGAGTTTTAAACCTTTCACAAAAAATAATATCTTCGTTAGTAATAAAAAGTTAAGCAAAAGATGTCAATAACTGCAAGCTTGCATGTGTTACCTCCAAGTGAGTCAGCGTTTTTGTCTGTACCAGCGGGTAACCAGTACCCGGCAGAAATTAACCAGATTTATCAACGTGCCTACGCCACCACCAAAAAAGGAAATTATAACGTCACCTCCCGTGAGCAACAACAATTTGACATTTCCAACTATACTATTGAACAGTTGGGAGCCAAGAGTAGTGGATTGAACTGTAAAAACACAAACACACTGGGAGGTCGCCCGGATAAGAACACTAATCAGTACGGTGGAGCATGCTCCCGTCCTCGCTACCCTTATAGCCCCAATGCCGCAGTGACCATTGCCATGGAAGCAGACGCCCGACAGGACCCGTCACGCTATGCCGACCACGTTGGGATGTTCAACTATTCTATGGGGGATGTGGAGGTGTCAACATCTCTTTTGGGCTCACCTCCGGAAAGTGTGCGTATGGCGGCCGCTGAGGGCAGTACTGTGGAGAGAAACGGAGTTAACACCCTCACCGGGTTGAAGGGGTTGAACTACCCGCCTACTGTTTACAGCGGATTCTATGAACCCCTCCCAAGAGGCGCATCAATGACTCTGGGTTCATGTGTGCAACAGCAAAATGGTAGCAACTCCTTGTGCAATAATGGTCAATAAAATATATATTGTTACTACATAAAATGGATTCTTTACTTTTATCAAAGTTATCAGGAGCCTCTCTTTCTCCAGAGCTGTTAACATCTTTAGCGGAAGCACTTAAAAACGGAGCCGACCCAAACGAATTGGTAGCCCAACTTATCCACATTCAAGATCCTGTTGTTGCCGTTTCTGAATCGCCTATTGTAGAAGAAGCACCTGTTGTTGAAGCACCTATTGTTGAGGTAGAAGCACCTGTTGTTGAGGTAGAAGCACCTATTGTTGAGGTAGAAGCACCTATTGTTGAGGTAGAAGCACCTATTGTTGAGGTAGAAGCACCGGTTGTTGAAGCGCCTATTGTTGAGGTAGAAGCACCTGTTGTTGAAGCGCCTATTGTTGAGGTAGAAGCACCTATTGTAGAAGCGCCGATTGTTGAGGTAGAAGCACCTGTTGTTGAAGCGCCTATTGTTGAGGTAGAAGCACCTGTTGTTGAAGCGCCTATTGTTGAGGTAGAAGCACCTGTTGTTGAAGCGCCTATTGTAGAAGCTCCTATTGTAGAAGCTCCTGTTGTAGAAGCTCCTGTTGTTGAGGCTCCTGTTGTTGAAGCGCCTATTGTAGAAGCTCCTATTGTAGAAGCTCCTGTTGTTGAGGCTCCTGTTGTTGAGGCTCCTGTTGTTGAGGCTCCTGTTGTTGAGGCTCCTATTGTTGAAGCTCCTGTTGTTGAAGCGCCTATTGTAGAAGCACTGGTTGTAGAAGCACCTATTGCAAATGTTGTCAGTAATCGTAGTTTACAAGTGATTAAGAATGAGGAGGACCAACTTAAAGAAATTCTAGAAACCATACGTTTGTATAAACAAAAAGGCATACCTATTTCTAGAGAAATTTTTCGTCGCTCTAAAAATGTTATCCAACCAAAGAGTTCAACAGAAATTTTTGATCAAGAAGCTCATCAAAAATCCGTGGCTTCCAAAAAGATAACAAATAGTCAAATATTGTTGGAGTTAAAGCAAAAAAGGGACACGGGTAGAATTGTAAACAAAGAAGTGTTACAAGTCCCTGTAGCCGACAAACCTGAAATTTCTCTCGCTCACGTCTCTTCAAGATCTGTAATTTCTCCTGTAATAGTTCCTCCAGCACAGAAATCTCTTAGAGAAAGAGTTTTGGTTCTTCACCCAAAATCCCTTGATATTGCACGCGCAAAAGCCGCAAGCCATCAACCAAAACAGCTTGTGATCACTGAAAGAAGTGTTATGGCAAGTATTGCTACAGGTAATAAAACAGTGGTGGCTGCGGATGAGAATTTGGATGATCTGAAGAAGTTGTCAGAGAGCCGTTCTTCTGTTCAGGTATCTAATTCAGTAGCTCACGAGAAATTAAGAGAGCGTGTAAATGCTATTCGTACTTTATTACGTCAATAAAAAAATTCAAATTTATAAATCTGTAAGAGGTCTAATTTTAATAACTACCGGAAACCGCGGAACCCCGGCATCAGTAATCTCAAAGTATTTCACTGTAACCAAATGGTTCACAACATCCTGGGGACGCAACCACAACTGCTTCCTTTCCTCATCAGTGAGCTTTGGACGGGCGTGAAAAACTTGCCCTGAAGAGGTGACACACTCTAATGACCCCAAAGTGTCTTCATGCTTCTCCTGTTTTATGTTGGTACATAAATACTCGGCGTCTTGGAAATTCTTTAACTTTAACAAACTACTTGATCTTGCGCCTTGACGGTACGTCTTGTCCTTGTCAGTGCGAATCATGGTCCCTTCGTAACCTTGTTGCAAAAACTGGTTATGCCAGTCCCCAATGTCATCCGATGAAATGGAATGTGTTGGGACTTGTTGTAGAGCACCCTCTAAATGCAAGCCCTTTAACAAGTCATGCCGAGTGGAAAACGGGGCGGGTAACACACAATCATACACATGATATTGAACATGAAGAGACCCATTCCTCACAAGCGACACCAACTCTGAAAAGGATTTGCCTGGGATGTACAACTCACCATCTAAATATTGTATCTGAAGGCCATACAACGCCTTCACCGCAGATTCCAGACGTGGCAACTCGGTGATGACTTTACCTCCACGTGACCATAATGTCCCGGTTTCAATGTCAGCAACGCATCTCATACCATCCAGTTTAGGCTGTACAAATACAGGTGTGGCTGTTGGAAGGCTTTCAAATGATTTCGCTAACAGTGGACGAACTTCAAGCACATTACTTTTCTTTTCTTCTTCCACTACTTGCCCGTGTTGAAGTTGAGATTGAAGTTGAGGTGTTTCAACTTGTTCTTGGGTGCGCTCGAAACTTTGCCACCCTTCCCTCTTTTTTTTAACAATAATTGCCTTGGATTCAAACACCGCTTGTTCATGAGGAGTCCGTTTTTGTTTGCCTTCCTTGTACTCTTTCACTTGGATTTGCATTTTCCCGTTCTTTTGGCCCCATGTGGTGGTGGTGGTTGCGCTTTGCACGGTGACCGCCCAAATACGGTCAGCACCTTTCACGTCCTTTTTAGACAGCTCGCAGTAATAGTTCATTTGTTTGTTTTTGTGACAATAATTACCTTTTTTTCATGGTCAGTGGTATAAAATAAAAAAAGAACAACGCGCGAATGGCAATGGCAAAGGATCTTCTACAAAAGGTTACCACCACGGTAAGTGAGTTTAAAAACAACCCCGCAAGAGTAAAACAGGCACTGAGTGCAACCGGAGCGGTGGTTTTGTTTGCAGGAGGGTTGTTTGGATTACAATCTGTGTTAAAAAACAGAACCAAACCCGCCATCAAACATTTATCTCCAGCCATCTCACACTATTTGCAATACAACGAGGATTGGTATCACCAAATAGCATCTCTTTCAGATTATGCACATTTTGCACCCGCTTCCTTTGAAAGATTAGCCGAGGCGGTTACGCATTTGATCTACATTACTGCGGATCTGGAGTCTAAGCAAAGCTATTCTAAACTGTGGTCGGTTGCGCAACTCATTGGGATTATGGTGGAATGTGTGCGTGTGTTGAGAGCTCATGTGTTGAAACACTACGGGACTGTGGACCAAGTGATGTTGGAGTTTGACGAAATTGCTTCCAACATTCAACAAATTTGTAATGATACTCAGTATAATGTTGACAATATCTTGGCGTACCAAAGATTAACAAAATAAAAAAAAATGTTTATTGTCTTCCCCGTCTAATTTTTAGACCAAACCGGCGTTGTGTGTCTTGAATTGATGCGGTCAATGAGGGTTTATTCCAAAGAATCCAACGAGACCAAAATCCCGCGGACTTTACCCCACTTTTTGACCAATTTTCTTTCCGGTGGTGTCTTGAAATGTATCTCTCTTTACGGTCGGCATCCTTGTGATGGGTGTAATCACTCATCCCTGCAGCCCCAAAGTGCACCGTCTTATTCCCAATTTGAACCATAAACTTTTTATCAGCTTTGGTTGATCTGGATAAATAAATAACGTCAGGGCTACTCCTTCTTGACCTTGACCTTGACCTTGACCGGCTCCTTCTTCTACCTCCCTCTAAATGCGACATTGTCTTTTTAAAAATATGTATATGTTTAAAAAAATGAGTTTGCTAAGTCCCAACAATATTACTGGTGCTTATTTAAATTCTGCCCAACTCAATTACTAACACAAAACGGTATTTGGAAAGCCAACTTTATTAATGTCAAAATTGATTTCACGGGTGAAACAATTTTAAAAGGGATGTTTCAGGTGTACATTTTTTATGAAACTAATACCTTTTTATAATATGTGTGTGTGTGTGTGTGTGTGTGTGTGTGTGTAAAATGCTTTCAATATTTTTTTATGCACAAACTTTAAAAACATGCAGCGACCGTTGTATAATGAAGCGCAACAACACCAACAATCATTGGACCCAAGAATGGACCCAAGAATGGAGCCAAGAATGGAGCCAAGAATGGAGCCAAGAATGGAGCCAAGAATGGAGCCAATGTTTAGAACTCCAAAAAAAGCAACAAAAATAAGGACAGTAGTGAGCCCCGGCGGTGTGGTGAACGGTGACGTGGAGCTTAAAAAAATGTTGGGCATTCTTATTGTGCTCTTGATTGTGGTGTTTTTTACAGTGTTTATTAACATTGTCATTACCCTCATGAAACCCGGTTGTAAGTGTGGTCAAATGTTGTCACCCCCCATGTACTGGCAGCCCCCTCCCGCTTACTAGTTTACTAGTTTGTGCCCGATGATGGCCAGGAGTACGGCATGGGGTGGTTGTACACCTCCCGGTTCAAAATACGGTCCTTCAAGTCCGTTAAACTGGTTTGGTTGGACACTGTGAGCGGCTCATACGGCCAGTTCCACACCCGGGGTTCATACGCCTCTGCAGTGCAACATCCTGGCCCCCAGCTGTCCCGGTACGCCAGCCGCACCGCAAACCGGTCGTTGGTGCACGGAGGACAGGAAGCGCAGAACTGGTTCCACTGGTATGACGGGGCGGCGCCGTAGCCTCGGATGTTGCCGCAGTTCCATTGACCCCCGGCATTTGGGTCACGGTACGTGCTATGGTTGAGCATGGTTAAAGCCGTGTTTGTGGGGTTATCAAAGTATAAATAACTAGTCATTTTTTTTATTTTTAACAGGATACAATAAAAAATCAACACACTATTGTAAAAACGTTCCAATGTTCTCTTTATTTGTCAGTAAACTGAACCGTGCTTCCACCGGTGGGTGGGACCCCAACAAGTTTAAAATTGATGGCACAGAATACATCTCAGAGGAAGAGGAGGAAGAGTTAGAGAACGACCAGTATCAGTATCACAACGCCGCCTACCCAGGCCCGTATCACAACGCCGCCTACCCAAGCCAGTATCACACTTCCTTGCACGACCCCAAACTCTTTAACGCCATGGACTACATCCCCCCAGAAATGTCCCAGTACATCCAGCCCTCCCGCCAAACCCGACAAAACTTTAGACAGATTATTAAACCCCAGGAAACCGCCAACCTGTCGGTGAACCCCGTGGAAAACCTAGAGTCCGCCTATGCAGTAAAAACGGGGCCGTCCGCGCCCCAGCAGCTCCGGGAGGAATGGAGCAACCGGTATTGTGAAGACGCCATCCCCTCCAAATACTTAACCAAGTCCACGGTGGCGACGTATGAGTTAATGGGGTTGAATGAAGCTCAACGGCGCAGTAGGCCCATGGGAGAGGGTGTGCCCAACATCGGCCCGGCCATCCCTTTTGACCGAGTCAACAGCTTGAACTATGGCCAAGGACAGACCCAGTTCTCCACAGTCAGCCATGAGTTGTACCACGAAGACTTTGCCACTCTGGGGGGACCTCCGGCGGTGTACACCGGCATTTACACGGACCCGCTAACAGGCATACAGTATGACACGTACGAAAACGCCATGCCACCGCCAGATGGGGACTGGTACGACATGAGCTACGCACCCGGGAAAAACCGTAAACTGGACTGCCTGCAGGGAGGCTGGAGCAACAACACCCCCATCCCACCACGCCGGGAGATTCTGGAGGGTGACTGGAACCAGCACTACGACCGCGGCGTCAACACATTCGGCGGCTCCGGCTCCTACGGGGATGTGCTGCGCTGCAGACAGCTGGACAACTTTGAGCGCTCCACACGGTTTACTCTCAATGATTTCACCCCAGACAATGAAGCACCGGAGCTGGAGGGGGTCCCCGCCAATGTTGACGGCATTTACGGCAACGTCAAAGTCCGGTTCACGCCCAACCTCGCCGGCACCAACCGTGGGCATGACGAAGAAACCACGTTCCGCACCGGGCTGTATGGCATTGACATCCACAACCAACACATGGCGCAGCAGTACACTAAAATGCCGCAGTGTATTCAACCTCTGGACTATGTTGGCCCCGTGTGCGGCGCCGGCGGGGTGTACGGCGAACAAAGCAGGAGTGACTATAATCCGTCTCTTGAAATGAGAGGGTTGGAAGCAACCAATGAACTCACGGAACACGGTGTGGGGTTTGTGGACTCCACCGGTGAACAAAGCCGCAGTGACTACAACATCCCCCATAAACTTACAGGGTTGGAGGTGAACCCGGAGCTCAGTGAGCACGGTGTGAACGGGAATGCCTTTATCGGGCAAAACCGGAGTGAGTACAACGCCCCCACCAAACAGTTAGGCATGGATGTGTACCCGGAGCTGTCAACCCACGGTGTGAACGACGGAGGCGCGCAAGGTGTGCATAACCGGAGTGAGTACAACGCCCCCACAAAACAGCTGGGGATGGATGTGTATCCGGAGCTGTCAACACACGGTGTGAACGACGGAGGCGCGCAAGGTGTGCATAACCGGAGTGAGTACAACGCCCCCACAAAACAGCTGGGGATGGATGTGTATCCGGAGCTGTCAACACACGGTGTGAACGACGGCGGCGCGCAAGGTGTACAAAATCGGGGTGATTATAACACCCCCCATAAAACAACGGGCACAACTGTGAACTCGGAGCTGTCAGAGCACGGTGTGGGGTATGTGGATACTTACGGCGATCAAGAGCGCAGTGATTACAACACCCCTCATAAAACCACGGGCACCACGGTGAACTCGGAGCTGTCGGAGCATGGTGTGTCTGGTGGGGCGTTTGCGGGACAAAACAGGAAAGCCTTGACACGGAACAACCGTATTGCGCTCCTGAAATCAATGCAAGGTGCTTTTAAGTCGGGCACAGACGCTCCCATGAACCGGGTGTTCCCGACGCGGTTTAATGACAAGAAGAACACCAGCAACAAGGTGTTGGTGCCGAGTAGAATGTCAGCAGGTTTGGGTGGGCCTCAAACCGTGGAACGCATTCCCACGAACTGGTCTCACCGCCGGACTCCCACTACCCACCGTCCATCAGAAGAACGTGTGGGGGCGGTGAGTAAATCGGGGCAGAATGAAACACCACTCATTGGGCAAATGCCAGTCAAGTTTGAGACCGACACTTGGCGCATGGGACCAGCTCATGACACGCTGGGTAGCGCCAATGACATGCTGTATTCCACTATTATAAGGGCACAGGGACCCTGTGTGACGTATTAAAAACAATAAAGAAAAAAGCACTTTTTATTTCCATGCACATCCATGCCCACTCTCTCTATTTCATAAAACTTTTTATTCAATTTTGAAAAAGCCTAATTATATATATTGTGCAATAATGGTGGAAGAAAAAAAGTCGAATGACTTTTTCAGGGCGCTCGTGCCTCAGGGAGCGGATCAGTTCAAGGGCAGGAGAAAAACGAAATCAGAGGAGCTGGTGGTGACGCCGGAGTTGTTGCTGACCCAGTTCACCAACAATTATATGGAGTGCTCGGCTTTGCAGAAACGTGGTGTGAAACGCCGGAATGAGGTGTCTGAAAAAAAGTTGGAGCGTGATTTAACCTCTACACGTCATGAGTGGAATAGTTGTTTAAATTTGTTGCTCAAGAAGGAGTTGGATTTGAATGAGGTGTTGACTGAAACCGGGTGTGAGTGTCCTCCTATTCTATTGGGGATCCCCTCCCAGCAACTGGAGCGGTTGGAGAGGCTGACGTTCTGGGCCCGAATGATTCTGAACAACTCCAAGAAGCCGGAATGTGACCATGAGAACACCATACGCAAGTTGTTGGATGAGCTGTGTGAACTTAAACAGAAAGTGAAAAAACAAGAAACCCGCATTCAAAAGTTGAGCGGGGACTTGGTGTTGACGGGAAACAACCCACAGTCATCCAGCAGTGTGTACCCGGATGTGATTTCATACAACTCCTCAGTGTTTCATTTGCAGGATGTGTTGTCAAAGGGGGTGTATGAGCCATGTTTGTTTGACCATAACGACATGTATTTCCATTTCACCACCCTGGACGATGCTGTGCGGTTCCACAACAACTGTTTTAAAAAGTGTATCATGGATCAGTGTGTGCCCGATTACTCCGGGTTCCGTAAGTGTGCCGACTACCCCAAGTTTACGCTGGAGCAGCTGGGGCATGGTTGTTACATTGGGCTCATGGTGATCACCAATTTGTGTGACACCTCGGATGGGAACCACCAAGTTAATTTTGACAACATGTGTCTCTCCTGTGGGGAGCAGCTAAGCAGCACGTTTCTGCAACCCGGTAAAAAGTATGTCACCTGGTACCTGGGGCAGTACTCTAAGGACAAGGCGTTGCCTGATGCGGTGCAGTGGTCTAGTGCTCTGGACGGCCTGTTCACTTCGGTGCAGCAAGCCCCGGTTTGTTGGAACAGTGAGTTTGTTGTAAACTGGAAGCATTTCAACCAAAGCAAGCCCTACAAGCCGATGTACACCTGTTTGCTACCGGGGGTGAAAGAGGTGACGCGTGACACCTGGGGTACCACCGACACTCTGGACTGGGTTGTTCGTAACGTTGATTTTTGGAGCCACCAGTTGAAAACATACGCCCCTCATGGTTACAATGTGAAGTTGAACCACCACTTCCACCGCTCCCTGTTCTTGGAGACCCCGCAGTTGATGAAGTTCCCTGTGCTGTGGCAGTTTAAGAGGTCTCTGCAAGACTTGGTGGCACACTTCCGGGACAAGCAACACATGGTGTTACACAACGACCAGTTGGCTTTTTATTGTGGCAACATGAAAACGGAGTTCCAAAAGGGCAATTTTAACCTTGTGTTCCACCAGTGGGGCAAGGTGAAGGAGTTGATGCAGCAGCAGCAACACCTGTTGCAGGAGTGTGCTCAGGAGGCGGGTAAACTGCGCATGATGCTGGACACTATTCAAATTACTTTAAAGAAGAAGCTGTGTCAGGCCGAGGCGTTGATTAAACTGGATGGGTCCTATTTGGGGGACGGCATAGAGAAGTACAGCTTTCAAATGCAGGAGCTCATGCTGTTGGGTGAGGGCTTGTTGCAGTCTCAGAACTTGGTGAGCGAGTTGGACGTGAACCTGTCGGACATGGAAGCTCTGGAAGAGCACATCAAAGAGCTGGAGTTCACGGATTCGCAATGGATTGATGAGGTCTGTGATGAGGTGGTGGTGAAGAGGGACCTGTTTTTTGAGCAGTTTATTATTATAAAGAAACGGGTGAAAACAACCCGGAATAGCCACCATCCGGACCGGCAGTTGCAGTGTGTGGACCCGGACATCCAGCAGTACCATAAGTATCAAAGTTGGGTGGTGCAGTTGAATGCCATTGAAAAAGTTCAGGATGGTTTTTTTTACAAAGTGCGTTGAGCCCCATTTCAATAAATTTTTATTTTTTTCTATACTTGTAATTAAAAAAAACCAAGGCATGTTCGTGTATGTCAGTATGGTTTAAGTATCAGTACCATTCCTCCCCCTTGTTTATTTTTACCCTAGTAAGCATAGAACACGTTGTGTGTACCTCTTTTGAAATGTACCCCTTTTGACGTTTTGTTTCTTATTGTCTTATTGTAGGTTGAAAACCGCGGGCTCTGGAACTGTGTGTTGGCGTTTAAACCATTTTAGTATCACATGCGATAACGGATATATGTTCTTGGAAAATTGTTGCTACAAAAAGGGTAGTAGTAAGTAGCGGCAAAAAAGGGTAGGTAAGTAGCGGCAAAAAAGGGTAGGTAAGTAGCATGTAATATAACAAGTTTAAACAAAGATCAAAAAAGATCAAAGCCAACAATAAGGCGACTAAACTTTATCAGGGTAAACCTCCAATTGTAATCTCTAACATTTTTTTCATTATAGGTGTAAGACCATGGCATCCAAGCACTTGCGCAAAAAGCAGCAAAAAAAAAGAGATGAGCTTATTTATTATTGATTAATTGTGGTTATTTTTTAGGTTTCTGGATTTCTGGACTTCTTCTGGATCAAGACAAACAGCACAACGGCACAACGGCATCATCAGCTTCTTCAGGTATTTTCAAAGTTCTTCTCGTATTCCCCCATCCCTCCTTTTTTTAAAACATTCATTCTAACTCATCACTCTGCAAAACTCTTATTTTTGTAAAAAAAATTGATTATTAATGTTTATATCTTGCAACCTCTTTGTAACAATTGTTTGACTCACTTTCCTTCTTCTGTTGGATGGGACTCTTGGCTTATTTTTATAAGCTGAGGGTCCCATCTTTTTTTTGGTTCTATATATAGGCTAGCTAGGCTAATACGACTCAAGAGCCCCCCTTTGAACATTGGTGTCATTTTCAACTATACTTTGTATAAGCCGTTGAATAATGCTGGAAATATCTTGCTTTGTGAACATGGGTCTGGCCATGGTCAATGTTTTGGCGCATTGTTGTAGAATGGGTTGAAGGTCATCATCCCAATCTCGGATATCAAAGTTTTGAGGCAAGTTATAGAACTCACTTTGAATAAACTGATTTGATAAATTTTGTCTAAACAATTTTACGTAAGGCGCGTGTCTCTCCACATCAAATGATTGTGACAGCATCTCCTTACACAGGTTGTAATCTTGAGGGTTGTACAGATCTCTCACCGCCAGTGAGTTAAACATGTCTTGTAACTCAAATGTTCTCTGAAACTTAAGCCTCTCATGTAGCACTTGGGAAAACATGGGATCAGGTAGCCCTATATTATCTTCGGTACGGGACACATCAATCAGAACCATATTCAACCCTTCATAGTACGTCTGGAAATAAGATATAAAATAGAGCATGGTTGATAGGCCGATGCCCTGGATTTCGGCGTATAGTTTACGCCTACAGATGAGTTCAATTTTTAAATGGGCGTGCGGGTCAAAGGAAGTTTCGCTGGTGGCGGTGTAAATCCACGGGTACTGCTGAATGTCACTTCTACGTTTCCTAATGGAAAAGGGTAAGTTATTACCTCTTGGGATAACATAACCAGTGATCCAGGTTTCAATGTCCTCCACTTGAATAGAGTTGCTATCCTTTCTTTCCAGAGAAAACACAATCATAGTGGTTTTTTGTGAAAGGTTTGACACGTACTCGTTCTGACCTTTGTTCAACTTGTAGAACCCAAGGTCTTCTTGTAATTGTTGCAAGTGCATTTTTAATTTCGTTTTGGTGGTGAACCTGGAATTCCCATACAGGTTTTGAACCATTTGTTTTTGAGTGGGTGACAGTGCTGTAAACACAAACTCCAAGTTTTCATGTAAGTTGTCTTTGCACATTTGATAAAGTAAAACCGGTAAGTAGTTTACAAAATCTTTCATGTTCCTATTTTTGCTTTCAATTAGATACAGCTTAGTAACATAAGAACCGTTCTTGGGATCTTTGTGGTTCTGGTATTCCAAGGAGAACAGCGCATTACGGGTTTCTTTCTGTAACAGTCTTGCACTGGATGTGGGCGAGGACAGCCTTTTTTCATACAATTCATTGGGTTTGAGTTCAATCAATGATTCCTTACAAACATTAAAAAGGTCCATTTCGTCAAAGTTGGCATCCAGTAGGTTGTTAGTAACAAGTTCTTCTTTGGAGGCAATAAACAAATTGTTTGTAATCAAATACAGCAGTGTGTACAGCATTTCCAACTGACCATTATTATAAAAAGATGTTATTTTTTGGACCATAAAGTTAGAGTTTGGAATACTTTCAAGCTTTGCTTTTTCAGTGTTATACAAAGTATTCATATAGTCTTCAAACCCTGGGGCCACTTGAAACTGATCCTGTTCTTTAAAGTTCCCAACCCAGCGTTGCACCCCTCCGTACAAACCTGTTTCTGAAGACAAATGATCACCCCCCAAAATAACTGGTGGAGGTTGCACTTGCTGAACTTGTTGCGCTTGTTGAACAGCAGCTGAACTAGGGCCGCCTACAGATCCTAATAATCTTGGGGATCCGTATCCTACATGAAATGCTGCTGCTACTGGTGCTGCTACTCCACTTCTTCTTAAGGGACGAGGAGGGCCCGGTGATCCTCCTGGTGATTCTTCTTCCGCTGGTACTGCTGGTACTAGTGCTGCTACTCCACTTCTTCTTAAGGGACGAGGAGGGCCCGGTGATCCTCCTGGTGATTCTTCCGCTGGTACTGCTGGTACTAGTGCTGCTACTCCACTTCTTCTTAAGGGACGAGGAGGGCCCGGTGATCCTCCTGGTGATTCTTCCGCTGGTACTGCTGCTACTGCTACTGCTACTGGTTCTGGTTCTGGTCCCGGTCGGGGTAACAACCCCGACATGAATCCACTTCTTCTTACTGAACGGCTTGGTGGTGGTGGAGAGCTTGGTGGTGGTCCTCCTGGTGAGAATCTGGATGATTCTTCCTCTGATCCTCCTGGTGAGAATCTGGATGATTCTTCCTCTGATCCTCCCGGTGAGAATCCTGGTAATCCTCCTGGTGAGAATCTGGGTGATCCTTCTTGTGAACTTGCTTCTTCTTCTTCTTGAGCGGCCGCTGCAGCAGCAGCTAACCAGCTTTGAGTGTACAAAACAGAGTAGTGCTCCGGGAGCAAGTCTTTGGCTTTGGGGGGGAGATTGGGGGTTGTTAGCACTTGTAGAACCTCATCTCTTAAGAGTTGATTAACTTGGGGTATGTCCAATTGTATGACATTTTGAATGAATTCCCATTGACGTTGGGCTAACCAAAACATATTGGTGCGTATGCGTCCAGGACTGCTCACTAATTTGGCTCGTTGTTGTGCATTCATTTTACCAATGTCACGCATTCTTCGGACAACCCACTTTTGTTCCCCCGGTCCACTAAATACACACTCTAAGGGTGTTTCAAACCCCCGCTGTTTTGTGCCCACTTCTCTCACCACGTCCTTCCAGTTGTTGCTGGACATCACCCCCTGTGCCTCGGGATGGTTCCTCAGCATCTCCAGCACCACTTGACGGGGAAGGGGCATGTTTTCTAGTCCCCAGTCCCCGTTGCGTGGTTCATTCCCAAAAGGCACGTCTTGTTCATTGATGGTAACATTTTCGGTGATTTCAGCCGACGCTACCACTCTATAACGGTGGTGTATATTTTCCCAGTTGAGGGTGGCGCCACCCTCTAGTCCTCCTCCTCCTTCCTCTTCAGAGTCATCTTCAGAGTTATACAGGAGCGGGTTGGGTTGAGCTTCTTTTTCAAAAGAAATGTAGCTAGGGACGGGCACTTCATTGTCAAAAGACACATGTACCCCTCCAAATTGCCATTGTAAAGTTGACATACTAAGTTTTTTTTTATTGTAAAGCAGTTCTTTTTTTTTCACATCCTCACTTTTGACATTTATTTTGTACACAGTTCCCGCACAAGCTGTCCGGTCCTGGGCAGTCGATGCCGCTTGTGCAGCGGTAACTGGCGTTCTGGTCAACACATGTAAGACTTTCGGTAACACTTCTACCTGTGCTCATGGCGCCTGGCAAATACTTGGCCTGGATGGGGAAAGATGAGGTAGTCATTAACTTATTGGTGGAGGGATCGTACACCGTGGTGGTGTAAAACCCGTCAAGCACAGACGCGTAGTACGCCTTAGCTGGAGTTTGAATACTAGTGGAATACGACATTTTTTTTATTACCAACACAACAAAATAAAATACAGCTAAAACAGACAAATCCTGTGTCTTTTTTTTTCAGACAGACAAAACAAAACAATGCTGTTAGAAGAGGCTGTAAACAACTCTTCCCTTTTGTCTGAACAAAAAGTGTATTTTCAGAACCGGTATTTAGAGTTGGTGCATAGGTATCGAAAAAAATACCGGCGTGTGAACATCACCTACAATGTATTGCGTGTAACGGTGATGGCGGGGTCTATTTTCATCCCCGCTTTACTCACTCTACAAAAAGACCCCACCACCATTATTAGTCTAACCACCTACTGGATTGTGTTTGTGCTCTCCCTGTTTGTAACCCTTTCCAACAGCACATTGGAGTTGTTCAACATCGCGGCGGTGAACACCAAGTACTGGCTCCACGTGCAACGCCTGGAAACTGAGGGCTGGCAATTCCTGAATTTAACAGAGAGCTACCACAGGTTCTCCACTGTGAATGAAGGGTTTCCAAAGTTCACATCACGTGTGGAAAAGCTGCACCTGTCGCTAGTGTTTGACATGCTGAGGCTGGAAAATAAAAACAAGTCCACCGAGTCCAAAAGGGAGGACAAGGACATTCTGAATGGATCATTGAACGGCGGGTCACCAAGCGGCACTTTCTTGGGCAATGCCGTTCGGTCAGTTGGCTCCGTTGGCTCCGTTGGATCTGTAGGATTGGTAGGCCACCCGTACAGTAGTAAAGCTAATAATAGAACAGTTGCCCTTTTTAATACGTTGCATGACAACATTTCCAATGACTCCAATTCATCCTTGGAAAACAATGAACACCCGGATAATAAACCAGATTTGGTTCTTAGTTTACAAGAGTTTCAAAATAGGTTAGGGAATGATGAGGGGGTGAAAAAGGACTGAAGTGGTAAAAAAGGACTGAATCTACGCGGCGGGCGCGTTTTTCAGCTGCAGCGCCAACATGATTGTGAGTATTAGAGCGAGAACCCCGCCGGCAGTGAAAAAGGTACCGGCGGCGATATTCCCCCCCAAGGAGGTGTTGTTTGCCACAATCACGGCGCTGGGTGGATACACAGTGTCGTCGGTGTCGGATATTACATTGGAAATATAAATAGAGGCCAGCCCTAGAAAAAAGAGGGTAACAAACACAGACGTAACCAATTTATTTTGGATTTCGGATCTATTCATGAGTTAACTAATTTTTTTTTATTTGTACACAACATTATTATATTCTAATAAGACAGGAATGACATGGGAGAGGCCGATGAGTTGAACATGGAATGCGTGACCGGTGCGGTACTCATTGCTGACGACCGGCCTCCACCCTGGAAGGAAGAGCCTACCGAGGGTGGTACTGAGGTGGATGAGGAAGGCATGTTATAGAACATTTGTTTGTGTCTTTTATTAGACATACACATCCCCGCCACTACCAAAATAATAGCAATGAATAAAATGACAAAAATAGTCCACATCCATACATTTCCGTCATTCTTCATTTCCTTAATCACAACAACTTCAGGGTCCGGTTGAGGAGGATTTGTTGACATTGTTGGGTTTATTTGATTTTATTTTACACTACATATAATATTTTTTGATGAACCTTTAGTTATCAGAGTCGGTAACCGTTTCGGTTGTTTCCAAATCCCCCTCTGACGCGGTTTCTTCCTCCTCATCCCCTTCCTCCTCATATTCACTGCTTTCACATTCCACATCCGGCTTGGCATCGGCACACATGAGTTCTTCATAATCCGAATCCACATAGCGCACCACTTCTTTTCGTTGTCTAGTGGAGCGCCTTACACCATTTTCAAACACTGCTGATACCACCAGCGTCACCGTCTCTTGTTTCACTTCCTCCTCTTCACTCCCAGGTGTTCCATGTTCCTCCACCGCCTCGCATTCCTCATCATCATCCACCACAAAGTCAATCAGTGACCCCACACTATCCTCCTCCGTTTCCACTTCCAAGTCAGAGGTATGGTCCCCCGAGTCATCACTCTCCACCTCCACCTCTTGTTGTGCCCGTTTGGGGCGTATCCGCCGCACCTTTGGATCGTTTGTGTTGTCTTTGGTCTCTTCTTGCACCGCAACCAGTCCATTGTTTGGATGTTGTTGTCCTTCAACTATTTCAGCGGCTTCAGCTACTTCAACGGGGTCGGGAGCATCCTGTTGTTCACGTGTTTGACTCATTCTTATTTTTTTACAATGCGTAATGTTTTTTTCACCATTTGAAGCACTGTATGACAACAACTAACGCATCGTGAAATGTGGGGGTTGAGTTTGTTTATTTTTAATTTAAAAAAAAAAAATCTTGAGTGGAAATAAAGAAAAGCTTTAGTATTTTAAGAAAATGTCTGGAGGTTGTCAAGGAGGTGCTCTTATGCAGTTAGTTGCCGTCGGTCTTGCCGACGCGGTGTTGACCGGTGGCTCCCAAGCCACTTTTTTCCGTTACCAAAGCAAGTCGTATACGAACTTTGCGGTTGAGGTCCAAATCCAGGACTTCAACGCGGGTGTGCCCAACTTTGGGTCCAGCCCCAAGATTAATATTGACCGTGTCGGTGATTTGGTCTACTTTATGTACGTTTTGGCGGAGATCCCGGGTGTGGGTCTCCCCTCCCCCAACCCCCTGGTTGGCCAGCAAGTTGCCAATGCCATCCTGGTGAATGGCATGGATCTGGTTGAGCCGTTCTGGACCCAGGATGTTGGTCATGCCCTTATTGAGAAGACCTCGGTGTTTATTGGTGGTCAGTGTATTGATGAGATCCACTCTGAGTTCCTGTACGTGTGGGAGGAGTTGTCCGGCCAGCCTGGCAAGCACCTGAAGGAGATGACGGGTAACTTCCAGTCGGTGTTGGCTCTGCAAATTGCCTCCCGCCAGCCCCGCAACTTGTACATCCCCCTGCCGTTCTGGTTCACCCTGAACTCCGGTAACGCTCTGCCCCTGGTGTCCCTGCAGTTCCACAGCTTCCAGATCCAGGTGGTGTTCCGCCAGTACCAGAAGCTGCTGAAGCTCACCTACGCCGCCATGGATACCCTGGGTTACAGTATCGCGCAGATTGAGAAGCGCCCTCAGTTCAACCCTATGCTTTCCACGGATGTTCAGCCCCTGAGTGCCCTGTCCAAGCTCACATCAGCGGACTTGAGCGCCAAGATCATTGTTTCCTATGTGTACCTTGACCAGAAGGAGCGCTCCCAGTTTGCGGATGGTCAGTTTGAGACCCTCATTAACCAGCACCAGTTCCAGGAGACGAGTGTCAACCAGAATGTCAGCGGCGTGAACACTTACGGCTCATCTGACACCTGGACCACCCTGGAGCTCACGTTTAACCACCCTTGCTACGAGCTGTACTGGGTTGCCCGTCTTGGCATTCATGAGGACTTCCAGAACTCCGACATCCCGGAGTTCAATGAGTGGTTCCAGTTCTGTGGTCCCCTTGACACGGTCACCACCCTGCCCATTGACCCCTTCAAGGAGGTTCAGCTCAAGCTCAACAACTCCAACCGCTTCCCCAGCATTGAGGCACGCTTCTACCGCCTGGTTGAGCCGTGGCAGTACCACACCAACATTGTTGACTTTAACTGTATCTACACCTTCAGTTTCAGTCTGCAGCCGGAGGATGTGCAGCCCGCCGGTTCCTGCAACTTGTCCCGTATCGACAACGCGTGCCTCCAGTTCAAGGTGGACCGACGATGCTTCACAGGGCCCTCAGTTGCCGGAGGACCCAACCCGTACGGAACCAACCCCTCCCAGAACTCCCACATCACCATCCTGGTCATGGCCCAGAACTATAACATCCTGCGCTTCAAGTACGGTCTGGGTGGTCTGCGGTTCGCCGCTTAAGCGTAAGCTTAACCATAAGCTTGAGGGGCTTGATGAGTTTCATGAATTTCATGAAGTTGCTGCTGTTGCTGCTGTTGCTGCTGTTGCTGCTTGACAAATTCGGGGACTCATCCCCAAAAAAAGGTTAACGCCTTTCATAAACTATCATTTTATAATTAATTTAGTTCAATTCTGTTTATTCTTGCCTTTAAAAGGCGACACATATGTATGTATGTAAAAAGGGAGGTTTTCAATTTATAGAAATTTTAAAACGTAAATGTTGAAATAACGGGATAGTGATCCGATAGCTGGGTGCAGTCATTTGTCCAACGGGTCGTAAAAGGTGAGACTTGAAGCGGTTGAATCTGGCACACCGCTTGTGTGGGTTGTAAATGAGTTTGACTGTACATCACAAAGTCCACCCAACGGCTGGGACAACAGGCACAGTTCTCACCCGTGTATAATACACTCACACACCCATACTTTCTAGCCTCATTCCCACGACCCACCAAGTTGTTGTTCCCTGCATCCACAGACACCTTTTGAGACCCGTTCAACTTTGGCAAACTGACTTGCAACTTGCTCAATAGAGCATTAAATTCACTCTCATTGTTGACACTGTCGAAATTCCAGTCACCCGCCAGCACAACCAGCTCATGTTCGGGGAAAACGCGCGCCTTTACAAAATGTTGCCACTTTCCCAATTGCTGTGCCTGGATATGCATTTTTTCGGCGTCGTTACTCGTTATTTTAGAGGCGGTCACAAACTGCAAGTGAATGTTAAACACATGCACCCTCCCCAGTGTGGGGTGCGCAATTTGAGAGTACAGGAAACCCTTTGTGGCCAAGCAGTCAGTACCGGAGCAAGTGTCAAATGGCACAAACTCCACCTCCACAATTGGATACCGGCTGCAAGTCATTAACCCCGCATGTAAAAAACTAAATGCTTTCACTTTTTTCGTTTTCACAATGTGGGAGTAGCCCAGACGCTGGAAAGACTTTATCAGTTGACGCACCGCGAACTTGCTCCAGCACTCCTGCAAACACAGCACATCCGCTTTAAACTGGGACAGCGCCAGGGGGATGCGGTGCGCACGTTGTTGTTGTGCATCATTTTGCACAATGTGGGGACGCAGAAAGGTGTTGTAGGTAACCACAGTAAACTTGTTGCTTTGGGGACTTTCTTCAGAGCCAGACACCATTTGTTTTGTGCTTGCTAACCCCATGTTTTATATTTCTTCACAAAATAGTTCTATTTACTACTCTTACGCACAATACGCCCGGTGGAAGCAAGCGCAAGCAGGATGACCATTCCCATGCTTAGTACCAAAAATGTGACCGAAACAGCAGAGTTCATTTATTTAGTTGATGATGTTGAAAAAAAATTCGTTTAGACAAACCAAATAAAAAAAATCCAAAAATTATAAACATAAAGTACCATAAAAAAATGCCGCTTTCATTAGGGACAACCGTGTCACAAGTGTCACTATTCCGACACATTGCGGACCCCAAAAAGGTGTCCTTGGACAAACTGAAGCAGCTGAAAACACGGAATGTCCGTGACACCACAAGTGCGTTTAGTGCCGCTTACAGAAGCCGGATGCAGGGGCGAAGTGAATACAACCAAGACAAGGAGCGGGATGACAAGAAATCCAGGGGGCGTGAGTCACGCTCCCATGTTGAACATGGGCGTGAACGCTCACATGCAGAGGAACATGCTTCACGGGTCCAATCGTCTTCTGCGCGGGTCCAATCGTCTTCAAGGACCCATGAACATGAAGGCGGTGGTGATGAGGATGATGAGTACGAGCATCTTCCGGATGAAGAAAACAATAACATTGACCATGAGGGGGAGCGGGAACATGACCAAGATGAGGAACGTCAAACTGTTGTCACCAATTACAATTCAGAAAAAAGTCAGGTGCAGCATGAAGTGAATGCGGAAGAGGAACATGAAAAACAACATTTTTTAAATGAACTCAGAAAGTACCGCGGACAAACAACACGTGAATTTTCCATGAGTGACAGCCTTACCGACATCCAGTTTGAGTATGATCGCCTGAAAGCGCCAGAGAATGCCTCCAATGTTGTGCGCATCATGGGAATTGCGCTCCAAGTGATTGTATTGGCTGTGCAGTGGGGTAACAACAAGTTCGGGCCTTTGCTGAAACTAGAGAACGGCGAGACGTCTTGGGCAATGCAAACCGGCGCCAGCATTGGCAATCATGAGTACGATAATGTGTTTGAAAAGTTGTATCGCAAACATTGGCGTAAGGGAAGTATGTCACCAGAGGCGGAGCTGGGGATGATGCTAATTGGGTCCGCGGGCGTTTTCCACTTCCAAACCCATATTAACCAAAAAATGGATAAAAACAAGACCTCCAGTGAAAAGAAAACCGGAGGTGGTGGTGGTGGAGGAGGCGCAGGAAACTTTGATATCATGGGACTAGCAGGGCCTCTTCTAAATATGTTTATACCTGGTGTCGGAGGTGGAAGTGGAAGTGGTGGAGCACAAAAGTTGAAACATGAAGCACCTACCATACCAAGCGTACCCCAAAAAAAGTTTGATTTCATAGCAGGGAAATCAATTCCATCAACACCTTCCTCCGTAAACACTCCTATGAATGCGACGCCTCCTTCCATGAACATGAACCCTTCAGTGAACCATTCCATGAACATGAACCATTCTATGAACCATTCCATGAACCATTCCATGAACATGAACCCCCATATGAATGCGACGCCTCCTGTGAGCCATTCCATGCCTGTGGAACAACCATCAGCTGTCCCCAACAGGGGGTTGATTGAATTGGAGCAACAATTTCAAAAGCGGCAACAAGAAATAGTGGATCGTTTAGATCAAGTCACAAGACGCGCTGATGACCAAATGAGAGCATCGCAAGCCCGCCAGTTTGATTTGGAAAGACAACTTCAACAAACTCAAATGAGATTATACCAAATGCAACAACAACAAGCTCCTCCTATGCAGCACCATCAAAAACCGGCACAACTCCAACCTCAACAACAACACCAACAACCCCAACCTCAACAACCCCAACAAGTACAAGTACAAGTCCAGCCGCCCCGGAATTCTACAGCGAGTAAACCGATCTCACCCCCTCTGACTGTGCCCACTAAATTGCCTGTGGTGAATGAAGACATTGAAGTGGTTAATGAAGAAGATGAAATTGAAACAAAGGATGTGAAAGAGGTTATGGTTGTAGAGCGCCTTAAGCGTAGGAGCGCGCCTGTTACTCTTGAAATAGATGAATTAAGTATATCTTTATAAGTTTTTTTATTTTCTAGATAATAAACAAAAGTCAGTTATGTCTAGATCATTACGAGGCGGAATTAAAAATATTGAGGTTGGGGATGATGACGAGCAGGCTATTCGTGATCTGCAGACGTTGTTGGTTAAAATGAAAAAGAAAAAGATTCAGAAACCAGAGTACAAGTCTCCTTTGAGCACCATGGATCAGCGCCCTCTTCCCGATGAAAATAACACCATGAAGATCAAAGGAAAGTGCCCCGCGCCTTTTAAAGCTTGTGACGCAGTGGCTGCACAGAAGGTTGGAAAGATGTGCCCTGATCCACGGTTTGCGGTGTATCCCTATATCCAAGAGGAAGACACTGGAGCTTTGTGCTATCCCAATTTGGATGCAGCTAAAATTCAAAGGGAAATCAAGGATGAGAAGAAGGCCGCGGCAAGACATAGCATTATGCAGCTAATTAAGGTGTTGGCTGCGTTCAATGAGAGCGAAGGCTCTCCTGAAATGTGTAATGTAATAGATAAAATGGACGGAACAGATACAAAGCATCAAGCAATTAAAAAAGCATATTGTGAAGGATTAACTGGTCCTAATTCTAATACTAGCTTGTGTGAGTTTAATGATAAAGCTCAGTGTTTTCCGTCAGGCAAACCCGCCCCGAGTTTAAAATCCGCCGCTTCTTCACGATCTGCAATTAGATCGTCGGCTAGTGCAAGTAGTGAAGTTGTTCCAGACCTACAAAGATTAACCAATAAGCAAAACTCCATTAAATTATCATATGGACCTAACGATCTTGATTTTCAAGATGAAAATGTTTTTGAATTTTTTAAGAACAGTACTAATTCTATAGTAACAACCCTAAGAGATATAGCTAGTGCTGGAAAAACTCCGAAATTGAGTAGAGTATTAGAAGAATTATTATCATATAATATAACCACACAAGAGAATTTTAATCAAACATTCTCTAAAATATATCCTAGTATTAGCACTGCTAGTTCTGCTAGTGCTAATAATAATGCAGCTGAAGATATAGCTGCAGCAATGAAACTTATGGCAAAACAACAATAATAAATATTATTTTATTATTAATAAAATAAATGGCAACTCAATCTACACTTACTCAACTAAATGAAAAAGTTATTGGAATGTACAAACCATTCAAAAATTTACTAAATACTAATACTCCTGATGTAAATCAAGAAGACAAAGTTTCCGAAATAGTTGAGGCATTAGGTGACTTTATTATAGGACAGGAACCTCAAACATCGGTGATTCTAAGTTCAATGAACAAATTTTACTTACTGTTAATTAATTATCCTGTAATTTGGCTAAAGATTTTACTTACATTTACGTTTTGGGTAACATTAAATGAAATAGTTGTTAGTAAAACAGTTCAGAGTTTGTTTACTAGTTTTGTTGCTGAAGATACTTCAAATTTAACAACCAAAGGTTTTGTGCACAATCCTTATGAATATGACCAGAATATTACATCAAACGATAAGATTATACAATTACAAAATGTTGCAAAATTATGGTACGATGTTGTTCTAGTTTTCGCTAAAAGTAGTACTATTTCAGAAATTGAAGACCAAATCAAAAATATGGTACAAATTGCCAATAACATTCTCGGAGATAACGTAGGTGACAGAGCCAAAGCCGCGTGTGAAGCCTCTGCGCGGGGGACAACACTCTTTCATTACATTAGATTAATGGGGTGCCTTTCGGGGTTGACACAAGAACCCGAATGTGTACAAATTAAACAAGCGCTTGCCGATTTGATTACGGCTACCGGAACCCAATAAATAGATTTAAGAGAGCGACGGCACGTTTAATAAAAATAGAAGATGATATTATTAACACAATATATTTGTTTTTACTTTTTAATAAATGACACAGTGTTCCAATGAAATTCTCGGAGACAGAGTTAAAGCTGCGCGTGAAGCCTCTGCGCTGGCGACAACACTCTTGCATTACATTACATTAAAGGGATTCCTTTCGGGGTTGATACAAGAAGGTCCCGAATGCAACCAAATTAGAGAAGCGCTTACCAATTTAATTACTACTACTACCGCTACAGGACAAAACCCAACAATAGCTTGACCCAAGCGCCGGCGCGCTTGGTGGTGAACAAAAAAAAGACGATATTAACACAATATTTTTGTGTTTACTTGTTAATAAATGACAGATACTTTTGAATTTATTCCATATGCTAACAATGTAGCTAAGCTACAAAAACAGCTGCAAGACGCAGAAGTTTTAAACAAAGAATACGAAACACAAATTAACAATATTAGTGGTTTCAATGAAGGCGTTAATGACATGTACAAATTTATTGGCCAAACTCAGTCTTCTCTAGCTAATGTTGTACAAATGATTCAAAAAAACTTGGCCAACCCTCCCATAACACAAGAAACCATTTATCATTTACAACAAGAGTTGACACTAGTGAAAACAAACATTAAAGAAGGGTTGAACACCTACAATGACATCAAAAAAGACATTGTTTACCTTCAACAAAACAATGTAACACTGAAAGACCGGTTTCAAGACTTGAAGACTGAACTTGAAGCCGAAAAAAGTAAAAACCGTGAACTTACAGCTGTTAATCAAAGTTTAACACTAGAAAATAACCAAAAAAATGCAGACATTATCCAGATGAATCGTATTAACAACGAGAACACCCAGAAGTTACAAGAAACCAAAGAAATTCTGGAAGCCAAATTAGCTGAACTAGTAGAAGTAAATAACAATTTAGAAGTGACAACTTCAGAACTACAAGTAGCCAAAACAGAATTGATAGATAATAAGAATCAACTGTCACAACAAACAACTCAGTTGGCTTTAGTGAATGAGGAGCTAGACACCAAAAACGGGCAAATAAGTGTTTTACAAAATTTGTTGGTACAACGTGATAATACTGTAAAAGATTTGAATACATCCCTGCGTGCAAGTACAGCCACTGCATTAGAATGCGAGACAGCGTTAGCTTCAACTCAAAAAACTCTAGCTGCAAAAGAAGGACAGCTTGAAAATGCACAAGCGGATCTAATTGCAGCACGCTCCAATCTAGAACTAGCCAAAACTCAATTGACTACTATTAGAGCAAATGTGGTCACGCAAACAACCGAATTGTCTTCAACACATGCCGAGTTAGATTCTAAGATTCAGGAAATAGAGTCTTTAAAGAACAAGTTAACAAGCAGTAACAACACTGAATCAAAATGCAATACATCGTTAGCTGAAACACAAGCACAACTTGCACAAGAAAAACAAAGTTTAACCGCAGCACTCTCTAATCTACAAACAGCCGAAACGCAATTACAGGATATTCGCGCAAATGTGACAGCGCAAGATGATCGGTTGAATCTAACAAAAACAGAGTTAATAGCCAAAAAGGAGGAAGTAAAGTCTTTAAAAAATAATTTGAAAACATGTACAACACGCGAATCTGAATGCAAAGCCGCATTGAATGAAACGCAAGTAGAGCTTCAACAAAAACAAGAAACGTTAAGTAAAGCAAACTCTGATTTAGAAATAAGCAAAACACAATTAGATAAAAGTGAAGCCCTTATAAGAAGACAAAGAATAGATTTAAATGCATCAGAAACCCAATATAACTCTATAAAGGCACATGCCGACAATGTAACACTTAAATTAACTAAAAGTGAACAAAGAGCCATCAATTTGGAAGCTGCTAATGCGGCAAGCGTGCAAAATGAAACAGCATGCAATACATTGTTACAAAAAAGTCAACAAAATTTATTATTATTGACAAAAGAGCTTGAAACATCCTTGGGGGAAGCCCGTACTTGTAGAGACAATTTAACAAATAAGGAGGAAGAATTGCAAACAATACGTGTAAAACAAAGAGAAACTTTAGAAAGTTTGGAAACAATTGAAAGTAAACTAGTGAGTAATACGGTTCTTTTACAAACAACGAAGGAAGAATTACAAAAAGCGGTGAGTGATGTGGAAAGTAAGGAAACAATGATGAATGAAAAAGAACAAGAGATAGAAGACATTCGCAAACTAATAAGAGAAAAAGAATACGAACTTCGAGAGCAAACCCAGGCAACAAAAGAAGACAAAGAAAACACAGAATCTCAGATTATGAACTTGTTAAGTGAAGTAACAACTAAACGAAACACAATTTTGGGGTTAAAAACTGGATTACAGTTCACAAGAAATTTGTTAAAGTCGAAAAAACAGAACATTACTGAAATAGAGAACAAAATTGAAAAAAACGTACAAGATATTGACAATTTTACACTTAAATTGGCCGAACAGGAAGCAAAAAACAAGTTGTTAGATGAAAGTATACTTAAATCCAATATTGAATTAAATGCTGCATTGGCGGAAGCGCGGAAAAAAACAAAAGAGTTGGAAAACGTTAAAAGTGCTTTGAATACGGAAAGACAAACTGTAGAGGGAATTACGTTACTAGTTACAAAAGCAAACGCGCAAATACTGGATACAGAGGAAAATTCTAAAAAATTACTTAAAGCGGCTAACCAAAAATTAGAGTCTTTACAGCTACAGATGACGGCATGTAGCAACAGGAAGAGAGAGATTAAATTAGAAAAGGCAGAGGTAATAAAAGAACTAGACCAGGTAAAAATCAACTTACAAGCTCAACAAAACAACTATAAAGAATTAATTGTTGAAAAAGAATTATTAACAGGACAAATAGATAGATTAGAAAATGAAAAAAAAGAAAATGAACAAAAAATTGATGCCTTAACAAATTCAAATTCATCTATTATACAAGAATCGGATACTTATAGAATTGATTTATTAGAATGTAAAAATGTAAAAACGGAACTAGAATCTGCTATTCAAAGTTTGAATATAGAACTGGGTACATGTAATAGTAAAAAGAATAGTCTTGACCAACAAATTATCGAAAACAAAGCAATACATGAAAAATTGGTTAGGGAAAATGCGGATTATGAAAGCCATTTAAACTACTTAAAAGATACGAATGATGAGCTTGTCAGGGCAAGCATTAAGTATATAGATAAACTACAAGAATGTAAAGCGTTAACAAGACAAAAAGAAAAAGAAACACAACAGCAAAAGAGTGATATAGAGTCATTACAAACTAAACTTACTGAGTGCATGAATGTAAAGGAAAGTTTTGAAAGGGATATTAGCAAATTACTAGAAGAGATTACACAATATTCTCATAATGGTACAAAATTTTCGGAACAACAAACTTATGATACTAATATTCTATTAATCAAAAACGAGCTTTCACAAAAAATCATACTTCCTATAACACGCATTGAGAATGGATTTAGTGAACAAATTGGCGAGCGGTTGCCTTCTTTACAACCACAACATATATTTGACGACGTACGTGACTATATAAACGATTTGAAAATTACCAATTCAAGTCTTTATGCAATTCAAAAAAATATTCAAGTCTTTGAAGAAAACTCCACACAGTATGGCTCTTTACAAACAAACAACTGGGTGCGAATGTGTCAGTATATGTACTTTCAATTATTATTTCACTGCACAAAGCTCAAAGTGTTGGATCATCGTTTAAGATCATACAAAGAAGCTAGAGACAGAAGAATTCTTACAAGAGAAGAAGAAGCGGTTGGTGAGGAACAAAAAGAAGGAGTTGTTGTTGATAAAGTAGAGATGATGAGTGTTATTGAAAAAGTAAGCCAAGATATTATAGATACCAATATAAGCATGACCTCATTGATTCAAAACATCATTTTATTTGCCCCCATTATGTCCAAACAATTAAAGGCTGTACCCTTGTATCACAAATTTCTTGAAAACATGAAAGAGGAGTTAAGTGACCTTGCCCTTCACAACATTTCAGTCTCATTTGAAGTGTCTTGTGCCTCTGCAGCGGTGACTCCAACTGTGAATATTAACTACAACCCCAAATTTGCAGAGCTTACTACTTCCATTTATGAATGCAAAACCAGAAATGAAGTCCAACACATAATTAACGCTTTTGATGAGTATTTACACTCCAAAAATGAAGTGAATGTAATTAGAACCTCTAGGGGGGACCTGCCGTTTGTTTCATATAATGGTGATTCTATTATTATTCAGTTCGTATTCTTACTTGCCAATCAAGAAATATACAGATTGTACACTCAAACTGTGGCCGTTGTACCAAGTATTCTTAAAATGTTAATTAAACAAAGATTTGAACTGGAGTTAGAAATTGAGAAATTAAAGCAACAGTTAGGTTATAGTGAACTAGTCCATTTTCAATGGGGTTTATTTATGCGTGAAATTGAGAAAATGAGAACTGTTGATGATTACAAAAAACGAATTTTAATTGAGAAATTCCAACAGTTTGCACAACAAGAACGGATAACTGAAGTGGATCCTAATGAACTATATCCTGATACACAACCGGTTGAGAATAATATGTTACAATTATGTACAGATGCAAATAATGCCATGAAGAATCTTGATGATAGGGTTACAATAACGGAAATATTGAAAACGATGAAACTTACAGCTTTTCCTTTACAAAATGACATTATTATTCCACTTGTAATGAACCCTAACTATGTTACATTTTTACACACGTACTATTATTTGATAATTACAATCATTCTGATGGAATACACTTTAAAGGAAACTACCACTACCCGAGAAGTATTAGACCGTATTTAATTTATATTATTTTCTTACAAAGTAAATAAAACATTCTCTTGTAAAAAGATGGCAACTCCAGCAGCACCAAAAAGACGAGGAAAATCATTTACAAATACACTGAGAGCAGCAAAGAGTTCTTCTGACCGTGAACGCACACCATCTTCTTCTGATTCTAGTATTCCTACGCCTACTCCTACTCCTGATACCGCCGCTACAGCTACAGCTACGGCGGAAGCACGTAAAGATCGTCACATTCAAAACATTCGTAATATTATTGAGGCCAATAATGGCTGGGCGAAAGTGAAACGTGTGGAGGATTTGAACCCCTATATCAGCAAGCTGCAACAGTATGCGAATGATACCCCTTTTCACATTAACGCCCCCATTGGTGCCAAAGGGAAGCAAGAATGTCCCTCTACCAATGGAAAAATCTGGGGCGCTCATAGAAAGCCAGACCCCGATCTTGATAAGAAGCTGGGACAGCAGTGGAGCATTCAGCGCAAGGATTATCAAGGTAAGAATACTCCACTTTTTTGCTATCCCGACGGAGAATTTGATGGTGAAATGTTTGCTACTAAGGAAGACAATCCTGCGGAGAACCTAGACCTCTTTGCTTACACTTCTCCCGGGGATGTCACTGAAAGTTTGCACACACTTGTAGACCTCATTCTCCCCAACAATGCAATTACCGACACTGACAAACAACGTGCCTTGATTACCAACTCCATTATTGTATCTCAAAAAAGCTCCAAGGTTCAAAAGGCTTACAATAACGGATTGGAGCAGCTGGCTAACATTCTTTCCACTTGTGAGTATTTTGCCGGCAAGCCCCGGCAAGCTCGTGAAAGCAGTACAAAGCGCAAGGCAAAAGAATGGCTGAAACCGGTTCACGACATTGCCATTGTCAATGTGGGACTGAGTGCTGATGCCGTTACAGCGGAAAATGCATGTACACAACAAGAAGGCATTTTGGCTACTAAACTTGGCATTCAAGCGTGTGTTCCTAAAGACACATTTAAGCTTGTTCTAAGCGATGATACTCTTTTGTCAAAGATGGATAAGGACAAGGTTATTAACTTTTTGGTTAAATATGCCAAGGATATTGTGAGGATTCAGGAGAGCGTAATGGATGAAAATTGGGAAGACGCCTTCTATAACTTGACAAAGGAACAAAAGGAACAGAGACTTGTCCGCGTCATTTCAAAATAAATATTTATTGTAACTCATTTTAAATAGCATAAAGGAGGGTAAGAAGAGGAGTGGGGGGAAGAAGGTGCGTAACATGGTGGTGAAACCGGATCATAAGACGGTGAAACCGGAACATAAGACGGCGGGGTATGTAAATCATAAGTAGGCGTGTTAGGAGAGGGAGTGTATAGATCATAAGTGGGAGATTGGGGTTGTTTCCCGGCTTCAGGTACATCTCCTGCTGGACGACGATGAGAAAAATCAAAGTAACTAGGCCGTTCTGGATTGTATTCTTCTTGCACAGCGCTCGTGCTCACTCTAGTGCTCGCCACGCTAGTAGTGCTGCTCACCACGCTAGTAGTGTTGCTCACCACGCTAGTAGTGCTGCTCACCACGCTCACGCGTCGTTTCCTTCCCACAAACCCAGGGGCTTCCAATGTCCTGTCAATAGTTGGCATTTCTTGAATAACTTGTGCAGGCACCAGCTTTTGAAACTCGGTTAACAAACTCAGGTCCTGAAGCGCCATGGATAGCTGGTGTACAAACTTGACAGGCATTTGCTGCAACTTAATGTTTTCCAGGTTCCTCTTGTTTGGGTCAGCAAGGTCCACCACACACTGGATGTTGTTAAACAACACAATGCGCGCCAGTACCCATAAATCATCATACCCGCCGGGTAATTGTAGCACTGTGCGCAAACCCTTTTCGGTTTCACTAGTGCCTTTCAGGACGATGGTGGCCAAATAATAAATGGGTGCGGCATTGCACAACCACCACTTGTAGCATTGACGCTCTGCAACAAACTTTTGCCTGCCAAACTCTTTTTGTGACCCCGCCACTGTGGTGATTTCCCCCATCAGGATGTCCCCCATTTTGGGTAACTCCTTTACTTCATCAGTTAATGAAATGGGTCCCAGCCAGCGGCTACCTACCCAACGTGCCTTTTTTTTAACCCACACCATGTTGACTTTCTTGTTGAAAGACGAACAAGACACTGCCAGTTCCTCGGCGGTGGTGTAGTAGTGGCTCACCACCCCGTCCACAACACACTCGGGTGGGATGGTTACACCGCGAACAACCAAGCTGTACGTCCACTGACTCAGCAGTTTGTGCAACTCTTTCCGGGACTTTTTAAACATTTACAATTTCTTATAAAATGAGATTTATACTAAAATTTTATAGACCGCCTTTTGGTAACTTACTACCCGCCCAATCCCCAGCACCGAAAACAGCACCTCCGCCGGTAAGTCCACGCCCCAGGTTAAACCCATGCCCAAGGTCAGCCCCAGGGTTGACGCCAGTGTTTGGTTGATTGCCAGTTTGGTGTACAACTCCCCCACGTTGTGGTCGGTGGAAACACTCTGTATGCACTTGGCGTTAATTCCACCAAAGGACATGAACGACAGGTTGGAGCACACATTGGCCAGCCCCGCAATCGGTAAAAAATAGGACGGACACAACGGCGACAGCAACAACATCCCCATGGATGTTTGCTGCAGCACATGCGCCAACTTGATGACACGTTGTGGGTTAGAGTCCACCGTTTTTGACAGCCCCGTCATCACCAGGAGCCCCCCTAGCTGCCCCAGGATATCCTTCCCAATGTAGTTCATGGCCCTCTGTGCTTCAGAGGACCCCAGGACTGTCAGCATCGCCTCTGTGCTCAACACACTTTGACAGGAGGACAGCACCGTGGAAGCAAACATCCACCGACTGTAGTGTTGAAAAGTCATTTGGAATTTGTTTTTTCTTGTCGTGACTATAAAAATGAGTTCAGATTATACTCCTGGACACGGTCCTACTGAAACTGATGAATCCAATGCCTTTACCTACGCCACAATGAACCAGCATAGAACCCTGTGTCTGAGTGACCCAGTCAACTATGTATGGAAGGAAGACTTGGTGGTTGGTTACCCCTGCCCGGAAGGTCTCACATGCTACTCAGGGAAATGTGAGTTTTCCAAACCAGGATGTCAGAATTACTCCAATTTGCAATTGTTTGATTGTAAGCGTAAAGATGTACCATGCTCCTTTAATGGTTCACAGGAAACATGCTCTATGTGTGACTTTGGTTTGGCGGGTACAGGAGTTGGAGGAACCGCGTGTCCAATAGCAAACCCTAAATCGCCTGCTCTTACTGATGCAGATGCCGCCGCTTTGAAGGACAACGCCGACTTATGTCGTCCCGGAGATGCCAAGTTGCTACCACCTCCTGGAAGTCCACCTTTGCCTAGTGACCTTTGCCGTGTCCCCCCTCCTGGAAGTCCAGCACCTTTGCCCTGTCCAGGGTTGCCCGACACCCGTGTTCCTTACACCGTGAACAGTAAACCAATTCCTTGCTCATGTGATGATGATTGCAGCACGGGATCAGGCGCAATGGGTGGAACGTGTATGATACAAAAAGACACAGGCCCGATAGCCTTAACATATGATGCCACCGATAACAGTAATTGCAGTACTACCCCTACAGCAAATGCGTTCTGTTATGCACCTGAAACTCCGTACACCGAATGGAGGACGGGGTTCACAACCTTTAACGGTGGTCCCACGGAAGATGCGTGTGTTCAGTCTTTTTCGGATGCTCGGATTTGGTGTGAAATGCCGTGGACCCGTCCGGTTGGAATAGGATCGGATGGGTTGCCAACTATGCCGTGTTGGAAAACAATATACAAACAACCTTTTTACTACCGGCAAGAAGACGGCAAGTGCTATATTACCAAGAGTTACTGTGAAAATAATTTGTCAGAGGGGGGGTTTGACGGTAGTTATGGTGACGCGCATGACTATATTGTCCTCCAAAACTGTACCCACCCCCAAGGCGAAAGTAATGAAATACAAAGTGGTTACGATTGTTGTACTTCTTTAAGTTCCAGTATTGCTCAATTCTTTTTTGGACAGACTATCCCAGCCGAGTTTGACAACCTCTCCAAGTACTACACACAGGGAAAACCCCAAGTTACACAATGTGATAATGTCGGAAGCAAAGGGGGTATAGGAGGGGCTTTGGACCCTCTTGTTAGTTTCTTGAGTGATGAAAGGTTAAAAACGAATATTACAATGGTGGAAGAAAATGGGTGTGGTATGGACATTAATGTGTACCATTATGAGTGGAGTCCACTGGCCCGACGGCTTTACAAAAAACCAGCAGGTGTGGTGGAAGGTTTGTTAATGAAAGAGTTGGAAGCCGTTTTCCCACAGTGTGTGAGGCTAAGTCAATTTGGACACAAAATGTTTTCCCATTCCCCCGAACTAATGCCAAAGCTGACGGACATCCGTTTTTTGGTGTATGCTTCCGTCATGGCCTACCTACTGTCCTCAAATGATGTGCTGGATGAAGATGAATAATATTTATTGTGTTAATTAGACTTGACCGTTGCTGCTTTATTGTACCAAATGGTGTCTGTTTCAGGGGGGTTGAACACCTCCCTTTCTTTCAGTACCGCAAATAGTTGGTACACATCCAACGCGTTGCCGTCGGGAGGGATGGTGTAGTACATGGTTTGGACGGGTGCGTCTTTAAAAAAGGATTGCACCACATTACGGCTAAGGGCACATGCCGTTTTTTCAGGCGTAAGCTGCATGCTGTAGGCGTTGACAACAAAGGCGGGTTCAAAAGCGTCGCCCGTGGCCACCGATTTACCATCAAATTGAGAAGGTGTGTAGCTTTGAGTGCTTTTTTGCACGCATACCTGTTGATTATTTGCGTCGGGTTGAAACTTGAGGCATGCATTATTTTGCACTGCTCCAATTGGTACCTGTGTGCCAGTACCAGTGCTTACCAATTTGGAACATACCCCCTGCACCGCATTACCGTATGAATAAATAAATTGGCCGTCGTACCAATACATGAAAGAGGTGAGGGGGTTAATGACTAGCAGTGTGCCATTGGGACCCACTTGGTACACAATTTTTTGACAGTTCCCAGTGAACCAAAAGCACTTGTTTTTAAAAGCGGGAACAACCGCAAACACCCCCAACACCGCCCCCACGGCAATGGACACTAGTAAAATGTAACTTGCAACGGCAACGGGTGATGTCAATTTTTCACGTACAGTTAGCTTTGACATTTGATATTTTTATTTTTATTGTACTTTTTTAATAAAAGGTGTTTCCCCATGGAACCCGAAATCAAAATTCAAAAGGACACCCAGCTGCGGAGCACGGCTGAGATGCTTGACCGTGCCAGGGAAGACCACAAACGGGGGGTAATGAGTGAGGTGTATGAATGGGAGTTCCCACAAGTTTTAGACGCCCCCATACCCGTGCGCAATGTGGTGGTGATTGTCAACAAATTGCACCAAACCACACTGAAACTCAGTGCAAAATACCCGTCTTGGGACAATGTTAAGCTCCGTGAGTACTTGAGGGGTTTGTCGCCCGAATTTGAGGATTTGGCGTCACGCACCCACCCACATTTATTCACCATGGTTGCAGACAAACAACTGACTGCTCAGAATTTCAAACGCATTCAAGATCTGATGGCCATCCGGTTTATGCATGAACAGCACCCCAACACAGAAGACAACACCAAGTTAATTAGTTCCTATTTCCAAAATGAGTTCTATGTATCTACCAAAAAATAAAGACAAGTTTTTTTTTATTTATAAATTATTTTTGTGCTCTACACCTACGGGACAGCTCCTTGACCCCTTTGACGGTTTTGAGAATTGGTAAAAGTGACAGGTCCATAAGTGAGACATCCGCGGGCGCTAGTTCCGTGTTGGCGTTGGGTTGTCGGTATTTCACATGTTTGTACTTACAGGTGGGACCTTTGTCACAGAACCCGCGGTTGTATGCATTGCACTCGTTGTTGAACAAATGTTTGGGAGGATGGCGGAACTCACAGTTGTCTCCCATGGTGCACTGTCCGTTTACAAAAAATTGACAGATGGCAATGTAGTTGACATCCCCTGTGTGTAAGAACTCACACTCCAGTTTGCCTTTGTGACACATTCCTCGGTAGTAGTGTGTACAAATTTGATTCTTTTTTTTCTTGAGCTCCAAATGTGTGGCATAAAACGCATTGTCTCTTTCCTCCTCCAACACATCTTGCTCCAAAATGTAGCTCTCAAATGAGAACTCAAAGCTTTGCTCATACTCCTCCTGGTCCCTCATAGCCCATAGGTCATCCGCCGTCAACTCCCTAACCACCAGCGCCTTGGGCTCCTTCACCGTTTGTATTTTCTCCACCGCCAGCTCATGCTCCTTCTTTAGAACCACCACCTTTTCATTGTTTTCACTCAGGTAGTACTGCCCCAGTGCGACCTCCTCCTCGGTTGCGGCGCGCAAGCGGGACTTGGGGATGCCAACAATGCGTCTCACCTTTGTCACCAACTCCTGGGTGTTGTTGTGCCCGTTGGTTTCAATGAACGGACACAGCTGTTGAAAGTGTTTGCCCTGTGTGTTACAATACTTACATATAAACAGGGGATGGGGGGTACACAGAGTGGGGTAGTCGCTGGGGTGTAAAATGTGTTGCCTCAACATGCGGATAGCAATAACGGGAAGCGCCACCGTGAAACTAGTGTCCGACACTTGACTCAGCAGCCTTTGCAGCAGTTGTTCCTCGTTGTACTCGTTGTTTTTCTTCACAGCATCCGCTTGTGTTTGGGGTTGAGTTTGGGTTTGTAGCCCAGAGGCGGTGGCTTCCTGTTGGAGGTACTCCTCCATGCCAGTGGTGGGGTCGTAGTCCCCCAGGTCGTTCCAGTACTTGGGGGGGATGTAGGCGTGCATGTACGGCGGTTGAGGGTGGCGGGTCAGCACCAGAATGTCGCCTCCGTACACCTGGGTTTTACTAGTGAGCACAGATCCTGGTCCTGGAGGCACCCCAACAACGCTGAACTCATAGTGAGCCGTAAAGTACGAATTCTGCATCACTTTTTGGGGAAGTGTGAACTTGAAACACCCCACACTTTTTTCTAGACAGTAACGTATGTTTTCCCATTTGTCGTTGGCTGGTGCAACAAGGTAGTGCTTGGGGTTCTGTTCACTTGCGCTTTGGAACCTTATGTAGCAGTTTTCGTAACTGAACTCCGCCTTGTGTAGTCTTTTCATTTTCCCTCAATGTTTTTGACGGTGTGACGTATTTTTAAAAAAATATTGTTTTAAATAAAAGTTACGACAGAAAACCTTGCTCAATATGTCACAAGCTGTTCCTCTCACAAAATTGTTGTCCCACTACAACAACGTGGTGGAGTCTTTCCACCACCGAATTCAGGAAGATAACGTGAACCATGTGGACAACCTGCTGACCGTGTACAGCCAAGCACTGGGGGGTGGCGCATCCCCCAGGAGTCTCAACCGTCTAGAAAAAACCATTGCCAACCGTGATAATTTTAACGACTACCGCACCGCCAAGGACGCCACGGAGTGGATGGCGGTGGACCAGAAGCTCCATTCCTATCTGGGGCGGAATATGGGGCTGCTGGCGGGAGGTGGGAATTCCAACATGATTCCCTTTGACAAGGAACCCAACATGGTGCAGTCCCTGCGCTTGGAGAACGCGTACGTGGACTCACTAGCCAAGAAAATGATGCAGTCCCGCAGCGCCGCGCTACGGGAGTTGAATGCTTCCATTGAAGTGGTGCAAAATGACCCCCAATTACCGGAAAGTATTAAAAATATGATGACAACTTTGAAGCACTTTGCGCAGTCGGTGTACCAGTCAAAAGTGGAGCGTGACGCCCAAGATTTGATGCTTATGGAGCTATCAACATTAGACTCCTTGGCGCCCAGCACCTCGGGATGCATCCTAAGATGTGGTGTCAACAAGTTGACGCAAGAATATGCTCCTTCCAGCGCAAGACAAGAATATGCCCCTTTCAGCTCAGGGCAAGAATATGCCGCTCCCAGCTTTGGCCAATCCTCCTCAGGGTCAAATTATTTTGGTTCCCGACCGGGTTCCCCTTCCAGATTGTATGAGGTGGAGGGCGGGCAACATGGTCGTCACTTGAGGGGAGGGAGGCGCGAGGAGGAGGAGCTGGAAGGCGGCTGTGGTGAAAAGTGGATGAAAGGGGGGCAGAGCCGGGTGTATGATAACCATGACTGGCTGTCTTCTGTGGCAAACCAGTGGGTGGGGGATGATGCCAAGTCTGGTGCTGGCTCTAGTAAGAGAAAAACAAAGAAGTTGGCGGGTGGACAAGGAGGACCACAGTTCCGCAGCCCCGCCGCCGCTCAACTTTATAACCTAATTAGTTCGCAGTAAAAAAAAAATTCAGACTCTTTTTTTTTATGACATGTGTTCTATACAGTATTCATCAATAAAAATATTTTTGTACTCATAACTTGTGAATTTCAAAGTAAGTGAATTTTCCAGTCCGTTAAAATTATACAGCACCGAACGTGGAGGACACGAGGGCCCTACAAAAAACTGAAGAGTAATACCCATCAGTCGTTCAATTGGCCAGTATGTCCTGGTGCCAATGGTGGCAGGGTCATACTCTGTCACATCCTGGGAAAATCCTCCCAACAACGGGATGCGTGCCATCACCGGGTTGTCTGTAAAATTTCTAGAGACTTCAGGCGACACCACCTCTACAAACCTAATAGCGTGCAGAACAGTTTTGAAAGGCGCGTAGATCACCCCTCCTACATCAGGAACACTTGTGGGAGGAAACCCCAACGCTTGACGCACCAACTGGTACGGGTCAAACTCCTGCGTAAACAACAACTGGAATGGCAGCACACCTCCCGTGCGTGTAAATATTAATTTGTTTAATAAAGCAGTCACCAGGTACGTGTTCGCCAACCCAGCCGCATTCAATTTGCTGGTAATCTCTACCGCAAACAAAGCATCGGTCAAGTAGTCCGCGGTTTCCATGGTGACCGCCACTGGAGCGTTTGTCCCCTCTTGAATGTAAAACGTGTCATTGTTAACATTAATTAAATCTTCTCCTCTGGGGATCATGGCTTGGATGATGTCCACGGCTTGCACGTTGTACATGGGGGTGGGCAGTTTGTAATAGTAGTACTGTGACGTGGGGAACATCTCAAAGTTACGGCAAGCTGAATCCGCGTAAAGCACGTATTCTCTTCCCACCCGGGGTGCAAAAGTGTTTAAAGGGCTGCAATTCAAATTGGGTTCTTCCACTTGTTCCGGTTTTTTATAAAGCGGTGTTGGCAACTCTTTTACCTTTGGCGCACCGCATCCCTCTTCCTTTTTCTGCTCCGCTTTTTCCAATGGACCTACTACCAGCTTGGGGTTGTAAGCGGAAGGTAGGAGTTGCAGCGCGGCGGCGGGTTTCATCACACTTGCCGCATTTCTTGCTTTTGGGGTTGCTTTTGGGGTTGTGGATATAATCATTTCCGGCAACGACAGTTGTTTCCATTGTTTAACCGTGAATATTGCCACTGACACAAAAACTATCAACAACACAATCAACAGAGTGTACACCAGCTTTTTGTCCATCATACTACCCTATTTTTTTACTTTACAAAACACACACATTTTAGTAACACACTTTTTTTTTACTCCTCAATGCACACCGCAGTCAACACCCAGTCTTCCATGTTTTCATCAAGAGGGCTAGGTGGGCTAGAAGGGATAGGAGAGCTAGAAGCACGTACAGGTGGTATCGTAATAGAAGGGGAATCAACAGGAGAAGGTGGTAGAACGAGATGCAGAGGTGACGGAGGTGATGATGAATAGATAGAAGTATATATAGGTGATAAAGGTGGTAATGATGAATTAATAGAAGTATATATAGGTGATAAAGGTGGTAATGATGAATTAATAGAAGTATATATAGGTGATAAAGGTGATAATGATGAATTACTAGAAGTGTGTAAAGTGAAAAGTGTAGATTTGGATACTAGCAACCCGGGTCGTTCTATTATTCCTTTGATGACTTCAAAAGTTGATGTTGATATTGATATTGGTGTTGTCTTGATGATGTTTGGCACTCTAATGGGTCTTGGAATATGAACTATTGAACTGCTTCTATACAAGTACACTGGAGATGTGTTGAAGGTTTTAATTTGGTGCCAACGATTGTGGTACATGGTTGGAATAAGTTTCATAGCCGGGCACAGAACCCCTTCAGACCATAACAGTGACACTGTCTTTTGCCATCCCATGAGTACGATATCGGGTGAGGAAGCACACTGTGAAGCCTTGTAAACCGGTAGTTGAATCTGTAACACTGAACAGCAAATGTTCACCATTGCACGCCAGTTTAAAGACCGTTTTAGAATCAAACAAATAAAGTGTTGGCTATAACAAGGTTTACTTTGCAAAACCGGCATATCTTTCTCCAGGCTGTACAAACTTTCATAAACACCAAAAGTCATAGTCACGGTGTTGTTCATGTTAAAACGGCACACATTGGGTGTCCGTGTTTCCCAATCTGTAATTATTTTTTTTGTGGACACACACCCAAACTGGGTTGCGCAAGTGGTGAATTCTTCACTCAATGCATTAAAGACATTAATATTCACATGTGTCGTCAGAAGTATGTCACACCCTGGATACAAGCTGAGGACACTGTCAACAAACTGTAACCCCGCAGAATCTTGTAACTCCGGGAACCTGTGCAACGCACCACCCAATCTCCCGTCGCAAAGCACTACCTTGAAAGCCATTGTTTTATTGTGTAAATGTTTTTTTGTATTTAACCTCAATAAAAAACCGTATTAGAAATGGAACATATGTTAAAGTCAATTGTGCGTTTGCATGCGTACGGAAAACCCATTAACTTCCTGCGCCCCTTCATTGACCGTGAACGGGAAAGCGCCGTGGGGACAGGCACGTTTGTGAACCCGGCGGATATTGGTGTGGCTGTACCTGACCCGGACTACCTCTACATCCTCACCTGCGCCCATGTTGTTGAAAAGGGGGATCAAATCACAGTGGTGCTCCCATTGAAAGGCAGTCAACAACTGCCTGCCACTGTACTCTCATTTGTACCCAAACACAACTACGACCTGGCTGTTGTTGCACTCCCCAACCCCGGAGGGATGCATAACAAGTACATGAGCACTTTACCACTGGGATCATCCACCTCCCTTGTACAAGGTGAGAAACTAATGGCACTGGGCTTCCCCATGGGGCAAACCGGGCTAAAGGTGTCCGACGGAGTGTTTGCGGGATTGCAGCACTACCTGCAGCACACGGTGTCCATTAGTCCAGGCAACTCTGGGGGGCCACTAGTGAATCAAGCCGGGGAGCTTATTGGCATTAACAACGCCGGACTCATCCATGTGGCGGCGTCCAACATTGGCTATGCCGTACCAATAGAGCTGTACTTCCTCAGCGCCAGACGCTTGTTCAACCTCCCCATTGGGACACCCAGTCCCAACAGGATTATTCGTAGTGCTAATTTTGGGTTTTTTTTACAACCCACCACACTGGAACACCTACAACAAATAGCAACCGTCTCCTCCGAGAACTGCTGCAGTACAGGTGTTTTTATTTTTGAAGTAGTTGACAACTCTCCGGCGCATAAAGCAGGAATCAGAGCGGGAGACTTTCTGTGCGAAGTTCAAGGAACGCCTGTTGATATCACGGGTGATATTGCAGTGGAATGGTCCTTACAAAAAGTCCCCATCAAAACTGCATTGGAAAGGTTATCGGACCCGGAGCAGGCATATAACTTTACTATCTGGTCCAACACCTCCAAGGGGTGCAAACAGGTGACTCTCTCCCCCAGTGTGCTGGACGCCAATGGTCACTGGTACTGCTATCCTCCCTTTGACGTGGTGCAATATGTGGATATTAAGGGTTTTATTGTAATGCCGCTCATGAAAAACCATAGGGAGTACACCCAAACCATTACCAGTGTCCTGAAACTAAAACCCAAAGAACGCTTCCAGCCTCATTTGATTATCACCCATGTGGTGCCCGGGTCCCCCGCTGACTTGAGCCACACCCTGGACTCGGGGGATTTCTTGACTCATGTCAACGGCGTGCCCGTGAGCACATTGGATGAATTGACGGGGCTCCTGTCTCCTACGCACAGTGTTACTTTAACAAATGAAATGGGGAAAACAACTGTAGTTTAAAAAAAATTGTGTATATATATAAAATAAACAAAAAGCGAATGTCTAAACCAATTAATTTGGATGCTCTTCGTAGGAAAGCCAATCCTAGTTTTGTGTCTGTGAAACCTTCCATGAGGAAATTTGGTTATGATTATTTGCCTCCCATGACTGCGGGGTTGATTAACTTTGCGCCGATGCGCCATCCCACTCACACCGCCGAGTTGTTAGCCAAAGCAGGGGCGTTACCAACCAACTTTGACTGGGCCAACACCACGGATGTAGCGGTGAAGCGTATGAAAAAAACTGCGGCAGACGCAGTCAATGTTGCCACCATTCTCAAGCCCTTGAACCAATTGGCATGCGGCTCCTGCTGGGCGTTCTCCACCTCCAGTGTGTTGGCGGATCGCTACACGCTGTTCCAAGGTTTGAAAACCTCACTTCTCCTGTCACCCACGTACTTACTGTCGTGCAGCCAGGGAACCAACGACGCCCCGGACGAAGGGTGCAACGGCGGGTTCCCCAGCTCAGCGGGCTTGTTCTTTGAAACCACGGGCATCCCCACGTGGGACTGTCAGAACTACGACTGGTGCCCCAGCACAGAGGCTGCCACCAATGATGAAATCCCGGGGTGTGGCCTCATTACCAACAGCTGCTACACTGAGAGCAACGACGGCGGCGTCAGCCCCACCACCAAAATCACCAAGTTGTTCAAGGCGCGGTCCGGGTCCACTCAGGCACTGCCCGACCCGGCGTCCATCAAGGCGGAGGTGTGGCATAACGGCCCTGTGGCGGTCACGTTTTTGGTGTACCAGGACTTTATTGGGCGTGACCGGGCCAACACTAACAAACCCGGCTGGGCCAACACCAGTAACATTTACATTAACATGGGGTCGGGGCTGTACAACGGCTACAGCAACACTACTCAAGTTGGTGGACACGCAGTGGTGGTCACCGGTTGGGGACTGGAGCCCGACATTAAGGGCCTCCCAGCTGCTGTGACCGCCGTGTTGAAAAGCAAGTATGGTGGGTGTCCCTACTTTGTGGTGCGCAATTCCTGGGGGACTCAGTACAACGGTGATGGGTACTTTAAAATGGCCCAGAGTGACCCAGAGTTGGGAATTAATATGACCTGTGGTTTGGACCGTATTATCCAAGTGGATGGTGGCGGTGGTCAGATGTTTAACACTGGAGGCGGGACAACATTCCTTCCCATGGTGACTCAAACCGAGCCTGTTATTTTCACAAGCCCAGTGTCTCCCACTCCTACACCTAAGCCCACGCCTAAACCCACACCTAAGCCCACACCTAAGCCCACACCTAAGCCAACTGGCCCGTGTTGTAACATTTGTGAAAGTGGTAGTGGCGCTTCTAGTGGTGGCACTGCTAATGGTGGCACTGCTAATGGCGGTACCGCTGCTGCTGTTGCCGCTGTTGAAGCTCCCGTGTTTTGGGAACAAACAGGAGGCATTGCAGTCATTGTTGTTTCGTTAGTCCTATTAATCACTCTGATTGTAGTGATTGTGGTGGTGGTGAAAAACAAGAAGAAGTCGGCCGTGTAAAAAAAGAGGAGAATGAAGTCACACACCTACCTGTAGAAAGTATAAAGAAAATCTATTCATATTTATTAATTTATTGTTTGTAACATCTTTTCAGTCCAGTCGAACCGGTTGTCTCTCACAAACCCCATGGCATCAAACAAAGTGGACAGGAGTGACCGTAGTCGTGAGTAATCCGGTTTCTCATAAAATCCCAAGGCTTGCGAATACTGCACTAGCGCCACCAGCTCTTTGGGTGCGTTGTGACAAATTTCCACCGCATCCAGCCTTTCCTTCCACGCAGCAATGTCTTGAAAGGTGGTGGGCCCCTTTTTTTTATGCAAACTTTTGATGCGCTCTGTTTCTTGCCAGGGCAGTTTACCCCCCAAAAAATAGAGCAGGAGGTACGCCAACGACTCCAAGTCATCCCGTCGGCTTTGCTCAATGCCGCGGTGGTTGTTGATGGAAGCATACCGGGGCGTGCCTATCAAAGACTTGCCCGTCTGAAACGGGATGTGCACATGTGTCTCTGGGTGGACATAACACTTGCTTAACCCAAAATCAATTAAATACAGCTCATTGCAGTGCTTCCCCAACCCAAACACAAAGTTGTCGGGCTTCAAATCCCGGTGGATCACCCGGTTGTTGTGCAATGTTTCCAGCCTCTGCAGCATCTGATCGGCAAGCAGCAGCACCGTTTTGAGGCTGAACTGATGCCCGCAGTACTTAAACAGGTGCTCTAAACTGTGCCCCAGGCGCTGAATGACCAGCACATTGTACTGCCCGTCCTGTCCAAAGTGTATGAGCTTGGGGACCCCTGGCTGCCCTTTTAACTCATAGTACACCTTTGCTTCAAACCGGAGTTGGGGATGTTTGGCAGTCACATTCTCCAGCTTCACCGCAACTTCCCGGTTGTCCTTGGCGGTGTCGTACCCCGCAAACACCTGTCCAAACGCGCCGTTCCCGATGGGTGTCCCCAGTGTGAAACGGTTTAAAATAAATGGGGCTTTACTCTCTTCCTCCATACAAAAAAGTTTACAATTTGAATAGAAAAAAAAAGAATCCTAAACAGAATTGGCAGAGTTAAACACAAGCTCCCTGTTTTCATTGAATTTCACAAGGTGTTCACCACTGGCCACAACCCGACCGGGACGGCGGACGCATAGCTCCATCCGTTTCACACCCGCGCCGTCCATGAGGACAATGTAATCAAACAGTTGCTCATGATACCAAAAGGCAGTGTGATCCGAGTACCTGGAGTTGCAGCCGCACTTGCAGTGCTCATTGGACCAAGGGGTGACCACTTTCACCTCTCCAGCCGTCACCCAGCACTCCAAAACACTTGCATATTGATGTGGCCCGGTGACACGCCCCGCATTGCTCGCCGCTTTGTTGAAAGACGCCAAGTACACCCCCGGCCCAAGCATCCCCTTGCAGCAACAGGCATGCGGCGGGTCGCACTTGTAGTACGTCCCAGGGCAATCATGAATGGCACTGCTTTTAAAGCCCTGATCCAGAATGAGAGAAGCCGCCTCCCTGGACGTCCCGTGAAACAGTTTGTAGCCGGTGGACATCCCCAGGGCCATTTGGCACCACGGCAACTTGGTGGGTAACCCATGTACAGAGTGCAGCCTGGTTTCATGCACCCAGTTGTAGTTCACAATGTCAACTACCGGACAGTTGACCACAAACAGCCACTCCCGCTCCCCTGTTGGCACCACTTGTACCACCGACTGCATGAAGCGCTCCAGTGTGAAGTAGCTCTCACACACCTTTGCCGCGGTTTGAACGGTGTAAGTGTCGTCGTTGGTCATGTCATATCGCGGCCATGTCACATATTTAGGTTTTCTTTTCATCAAAAACCAAAACCCGTCCTGCCGTTTGTTCCTCAACGCCACAAACACCCTTGTTTGATGCCCCACCTGGTCCGGGAACGCATTCATGAACGGGAGCAGTCTCGGGTGCACACAAGCCCGCACTTGCGTCACCACATCTAGAAACACCCGTGTGAAGTCAGCTGCCGCTAGGGCCGCGCGAACGGAAGGTGCTTGATTGACAATCACGCTTTGACCACACCACTGTTCCTCCATCCCGTTTGCCACGGTTACGGTGCTGTTAGTGGTTACCGCAGGGAACCAGGGTAGCCCTTTCCAACACGTCATCTCCAGCCTTGACCGCCAGTGCAGCAGCGAGGTGTCCACGGACTGCACTTGTTTGTGGGCTTTGCACGTCCCGCAAATCACTTCAAAGCAATCATTTTCCAGTGCCACAAACCTGGAGAGGCGAGGGTCAATAAGGGGGCTGTGTGTTTCCAGTGCAAACTCGGGGCTGCTGCAGCATTCTTGGGTCTCAATGTGCACCCGGAGCACCCGGGGGAACCAAATGGCGGCTTGTAGGACCTTCTCCACGCTGATGTGTGCCTGGAGGTGCACTTGACAGTGAATGACACGGTGGGGGGTGATGTGGTATATAATTTTCATGATTATTTTGAAATAAGTGGAAACAAATATAAACTTTTATTGTGATCACATTTTCCAACGCAAGCCACAGTTTTCACACTGCACAAACACGGTCATGCTTTCATCCGCCCCTCTGGTCTGTTTTTGTTCCACGCTGACTTGGGTGGATTTGCATCTGCCGCATTTAATTTGACACTCCACCGTGGGTGGCGCCGGCATGTTGGAGGGTGTATGTGTTTTTGTCACCTCTGTGAAAGCCCTGGGTTCTTCAGACACCACCCGCTCTTCCGTCCAGTTGGCGACCATGTCTTTTTTGTATTTCAGGGTGCAACACAACCTGAATACACCGGACTCGTACAGGTTCCAGTCCCCACCGCTTTGAAGAAACACATTTTTTTCCAGTTGAACCGGATCCTGGGTGGGTAACAGGGAACTCAGCAGCTTCACTGCCCTCCAGCGCCCCTCGGGCATTAACCCCTCATGCAACGGCGGTGGCGGGGCAATCAGACGTTTTAGGGAGTTGTCGGCCAATGTTTTTTTCATTTCTATTTGTTTCACAAATAAACTAAAATAGGTGTGGTGTTAATCAATTTTACTAAAATATTCTTGGGATGGTTGTAATACCGGAAGAATTTTAAAAAAGGATAGTGTCTCTTTGTAATAATAAAAATTTATTGGTAATGAATACACAAGTTCAATATATTACATCCGCAAGTTCAAACAGAAACAAGCCACTACAGACTTGGAGACTTAAGCAACACCAATATCAACCTGCTGGTAAAAAAAGATTGACCTATCATTAACTTTTTTTTGGTAGTGACGCATGCTTTGGACAAAACCGAGGTAATTGTTGTCAAAAAGTGCGCGCAGTGGCGGTTTAATGACGGCATTGTTTCCCATTTTTGATCCTCTCTCTCCTCACGTACTCTCTTATTTTATCTCCCCAACCAGGAACGAATTCAGGATTTTAGTTTCCAAAAATATTTTGAGCAAAAAAAAAGTTGACTTTGGAAACCCTGGAATGTTTTTCCGGATTTTAGTTTCCAAAAATATTTTGAGCAAAAAAAAAGTTGACTTTGGAAAACCTGGAATGTTTTTCCGGATTTTAGTTTCCATAAATATTTTGAGCAAAAAAAAGTTGACTTTGGAAAACCTGGAATGTTTTTCCGGATTTTAGTTTCCAAAAATATTTTGAGCAAAAAAAAGTTGACTTGGAAAACCTGGAATGTTTTTCCGGATTTTAGTTACCAAAAATATTTTGAGCAAAAAAAAGTTGACTTTGGAAAACCTGGAATGTTTTTCCGGATTTTAGTTTCCAAAAATATTTTGAGCAAAAAAAGTTGAAAAAAAAAAGATAATGTCTCTTGTAATAATAAAAATTTATTGGTAATTATTAATAAACAAATGAATTCCAAAACCAAAATAATTCTCGGCATATCTGGAGGGGTAATCTTGTTGGCTGTGGCAGTATCTCTTATTGTTTATTTTGTGACAAAGAAGAAAGCTCTGGTGCCCAAAGACTATCAACTCTACGGCAATTTTGTGAATACGAATGGAAATACACAAGTTCAATATATTACCTATGTTCCGGAAATTAAACAAAATGTGTTTATGGCAGTTACAATTGATGGTGGTGGAGTCTTTCTCAAAATGGTCTCTGAGGATAACTTACAAGCTAGATTTGTACCGGCTTTGAAAACAGATGTTGCCTCTAAATTATTTGATCCTTCTAAATGGAATAAAGGATATACTGTTGTAAACGGTCATTATAACGTTGTTAAGCCGAGTGACTATGAAATTTATGGTCCAAGTGTAGCCGTTGGGAGTATACCCGTTACTTACGTCGTGTATGACCCTGATGCAACACAAGCCGTGTTTATGGCTATAAACGGGGCACTGTTAATAATGGTAAGTGCGGATTCAAAACAAGCTAGAACTACTGCTGCAGCCTCAACTGATACACCTGCAACACTATACCAATACAACAAGTGGAATAAAGGGTATACTGCTGTTAACCAAAGCTATCTAGTCCGTAAAAAGAACTGATGAATGAACTGATGGTACAGGAATTCATTGAATTAATTTGCCTTTCCTAAAAATAGTATTGGTGTCTTAAAAATGCTGCCCATGGCTGCCTTTGTTTTATTTTCACCCGACTGAACGAACAACTGTGTTCCTTTACAAAGAAGGACATGTTTTTGGGTGTTCTACGCCTGAACCCCAAGCACGGGGTACTGCTTCCCAAACCAGGAACGAATTCAGGATGTTTGAGGACCAACAGTGGGCTGTGATGCAGTTTAGGAATATGTATGGTGTTTTTGGATGAGTGTTACTGGAATTAACTTTTTTTTTTTTTATTGTGCCTATAAATAAAAAGTATCTCGTGTATTTTAAAAATGCCGCATCATGATGATGAAGATGATCTCGCCCTTTTGGCTGGTGGTGCCCGCCGGCGCCGCAGCAGTCGAAGCCGTTCCCGCCGCTCCCGCAGCCGCAGCTGCCCCCGTGGAGTGAAGAAAGAGGGTGGTGGCTGCAAGCGCAAGCCCGGCCCTAAGCGTTCCCGAAGCCGGAGCCGGAGCCGGTCCCTGCATGGTGGGGTCCGTCGCCGCCGCTCCTCCCGCTCCCGTTCCCGCCGCTCCCGCAGCCGTCGTTCCCGTAGCCGCCGTGTCCGCCGATCCCGCAGCCGAAGCCGGTCCCTTCATGGCGGCCGTCGGCGCCGCTCCCGCTCCCGAAGCCGGAAGTGTGTCCGCGGGGTGAAGAAGAGCGGTGCCTGCAAGCGCAAGCCCGGTCCCAGACATTCCCGAAGCCGCAGCCGTTCCCGCCGCCATTAAAGAATAATACATATTGAATAAACTTTCATTATTTTATAACCCATACCGATACGTGTAGCTGGGGGACATTTGAGGCTTTGCCCAACACCCGTAGCCCTCCCGCTCAAGATCATCATAGTGTTTGTACGCCGCGTTGTAGGCACCCACTGAGGGGTAGTAGTAACGCGGCGCATTCACCATGTCTTCCAAAAATTCAGGGTGTCTAGAGTCATCAAAATTGCTGGGACGCAGGTTCTTTTGATAAGAGAACCCACAGGCGTCACTTCCGCGCTGCATGTAATCACCCATACAGTTCAAGTAGTCACCCATACGGGTGCGTGGGTCACCCGACAGAATGGGGGCACACACATCCTGCATTGACATGGAAGGGCCCTTGTCAGACACCGCAAACCCACCCGTCACTTCATAAAAACATTTGGGGTCACCCACACCATCACGGTAATCCAGGGCACGCAACGGCGCCGTCGGACGACGACGATTTATAGTGGACCCCTGGTGAGACAAAGGCTTATACACATCCTTTGGACTCCAAATTGTTTGCAAATTGGACCTCATCGTCAAAGTTGAACTCATTTTTAATACTTAATCCATAAAATAAAGAAGCATTACAGAGATTAAGGTACACACACATTCATAAGGAGGCGATATTTTTTACACCTTTTACCCTAATATTACCATCTACCACTTTATTCAGTGTTAGGAGGCTTGTATGGAAACTACAATTTATATCGGGCATTTCTAAAAATAGAATGGGAGTTTTTTGTCCAGAGTGGGCTCATTTTGGTCCATACTAGGCAGAATGGGTGCGTCGACTTTTTTATCGTCCGGTATAGACCCCCAAAACAGCATACTTTGAAAAAAAGGGGTAAAAGTTAGTACGGCTTGGTCCGACCTAAAAGTACTTTCCAATATTTATGCCCACTATTTTCAGAAATTTTTTGAATTCTCAAAGTTGGTAGTCCCTCAAAAAAAAAAGGACTTTAAATTTACAACACTTTTTGACCTTTTTTTCAAAGTATGCTGTTTTAGGTGTCTATACTGGACGATAAAAAAGTCGACGCACCCATTCTGCCTAGTATGGACCAAATATGTACAAGTGTGGACATTCAATGCCCAGCATAGACCAAAAACACCCAGTAAAAATGCCCGGAATAAAACATAGCTATAATAGCGTTTATATAGCTTTAAACCCTTAATTGGCTTCATATGTAAAAATACCCGGTAAAAATCGACGTACCCATTCTGCCTAGTATGGACCAAAAACATACAAGTGTGGACTAAAATGCCCGACATGGACCCCAATCCGTCAGAAAATTGACGGGTTTCCTCTTTCGCCGTTCCGCTTCCAAACAAGGCCACCCTAGAAAGTCAGTAATGTGATTTCTTTAATAATTTTTTTCTGAAACAGGTCTTCTAGTTGGGTGTGTGCGGATAGGGGTTGATTTGCCTGCACGGCCATGGGGTGTTCTTTTTCATAAAATGCCTTGTAAAAAAGGCAGGTTGTGTAGGGTGATTCATGCTCCTGAAGGTGGTTGGTATTGATGAACGCCAGCACATCTTCTATCCGGGTGTTTTGGGTGACGTCCATACACACGGTTTTACCGGAATTGAGTTTAACGAAAATTTGCATTTTTTGTTTGTCTGAATAGAAAAAATAACATTTTTATTGGCAAAAATGTCTACTTTTTCCTTACCGCTGTCACTCTATCCCTGTGGGGTCCAAGGGGAGCTGTATTCACCCATCACAATTGGGTCCACCAAAATTAAGGCATTGATTGACACCGGCTCTGGTGCGCTGCTAACCGTCCAAAACGTCCCCAACCTGGTGACTTACAAAAGACGGCCACAGGTAGCTGACATCCTAACCTCCAACATCCCTTTGGGAACCAACTGCAGCCTGCAGTGCACCAACCAAGCCAATAGTGCCTGTTTTTTTTCACAAGACAAAATATGTGAACTCCACTTTGGAACAGGCGACTTGCACTACACCCCCGTCCTGGAAAGTGTGAACTTTGGTTCCATGAGCCACCCCGCGTTCTACATCGCCCTGGCGGACATGGAAGAAAACTTTCCCTTCCCCATTGTATGCATTCTCGGCATTTCTCACTACAAATATTCAGATGACTCCCCCTTGGGTTCCCTGTGTGCCAACTCCACACATTCCGTCATGATTAACCAAAGCACTACCATGTTCCAAATTTTTCAACACCTTGGAGGCGGTAACTGTCTAATTAACACTCAAACCATACGCTTGGCCTACGGCGCAACCGACGAGACGTTAACCTTTGCAATACCACCCCCTAAAGCGCCTCACGTGCCCATGATCACCAACATGCTCCCCTTTTACGCCGTGGCTCTGACGGAGTTCCAAATTGGGGCGGTGAAAGTGTCTCTTCAACAGCAACAGGTCGTTATTTTGGATAGCGGCACCAGTTCCGGGGGGTCTCTGGCGCCAGAGTTGTACGACGCCCTAGCTTCCGCGCTGACAAGGTACACCAACGGCCTTTCAGGGCTGTCCATTAATGATGCAAAGGTGCAGGGAGTGCACAAAAACAAGCTGGGGATGTTCCCACCCATTGCGTTCACCTTTGGGTCCTTCAAGCACGTCATGCAACCGGAAACGTACATGATTGAAGAGACGTGTGGCCAGCCCAATTTAATCAACATTTTTTCCAAGGGAGATGGGAATGTGACCATTCTGGGAAATGTGTGTTTCAAGAACTTGGCTTTGACTTTTGAGCTGCTGAATGACCAGGTGTATTTTGAGAGCCTGGTACAGCCGGCGCCCACCATTGATATTAACTACCCGTCACCCGCTAGCGCCAAGGGCCTCACCATGTCCGAGAGCCTCACCCAGGGGGACAGTGTGGAGCTACCGGCACCTAAAGTGCGTTTGGGTATTCCACATGCGGTCATCAAAAAACTGGCCAGCTCCCAAGTGTCATTCAGTGTGCCTATTCAAAACTTTAGCACCACCCCCATTAACAATCAGTGCTGTCTGTATGATGTTAACCGTAAACAAGAGACCAATGTCAAAGCCTTTGATGTGCAAGACCTGAACGTGGCAATCACAAGTGCGCCACCCATAATGTGGACCACCCGAAACATTGTGCTGGGGGTGCTGCTGCTAGTGTTGACGTCGCTGTGGATATGGAGATTGGCGCGGCTGGTTGTGTTTATTAAAAAACAGAAAGCATGATTTTTTTGTGTTATATAAAAAACAATCTTCAAATGGCATGTCCTCTACCCTTTGCCACATTTGCTTTGCAGCAGGAGCCGTTTGTGGTACGCATCACCATAAATCATGAACAGGGAGATGAGAAGGACTTCCAAGACATTATTGCGGCGTTCCTTAAAATATTTGAGTTCCAAAAAAATGTGGCAATCATCATTGACGCCAGCTCTCTGAAAGCTATAAACAAACAGAACCTGAAAAACGTGAGGCATTGTATTCGCAACAACCGCCCTATTTTTGAAAACTACCTCAAATGCTCCACCATAGTCATCCGCTCCGTGATTATCAAAAATGTGATTAACACGTTGTTTAAAATACAGCCGCCGGTTCGTCCCAACAAAATAGTGAATTCCGTGGAGGAAGCTGAACGATTCATTTCTGCGTACTAAAGTAACAATAAAAAAAACTATGCATCATATTAAAAAAACACACGACACATCTCATGGGCTTAGAAAGTAGTAAAGAATCAGAGGGGCCTGTTGTTCAAGTTGTCAGCGCCAGGAACGGGAACCGGTTTGAGACATACTACATTAACTTGGAACACCGCAAGGACCGAAAACGAGAAATTGAGAATGAACTATCTAGCATTGGGGTTCCCAACTTTCAAAGGTTCAATGCTATTAAACATAAAAAGGGGGCAATGGGATGTAGTGCCAGTCATATTGAATGCCTGAAACTGGCCATTGCATCTGGAGCGGATCACATTTTAGTGTTTGAAGATGATTTTGAATTCTTAATTAGCCCTGAAGAATTCCAGCAGTTGTTACAGTCAATTCAAGAAGTGAAATACGATGTAGTGTTATTAGGCTATTTTTTTCATTCTAAAAATGACATTAAAAACACCACTCACCCACTACTGAAAAAAATTGAAAAAAGTCAAACAACTTCAGGCTACATTGTGCATCGTGACTACTTACCTACTTTGTTAAACAATTATATGCAAGGACTGGCTCTTTTACGAGCTTTTCATAATAAAACAAACAAGTTTGCGATTGACATTTTTTGGAAGCGGTTGCAGATTGTAGACAACTGGTACACTTTTAAAAAACGTCCTGGTAAACAGCGCCAAAGCTACAGCGACATTGAAGGGATGGTTACAAATTACAAGGGGATATAAGAGATGGATGGTAAGAGATTATAGTTTTTTTTATTCAGTGGGAGTAAACACATTGGAAACAACACGGCGGTAGTTAATGTAAAGCCCCGCCACAAAATCAGGTCTCGTGATTTTAATCACATCATTTTCTTTGAGTCCCAGGAAGCGAACCACCGGATCAGTGTGTAAAATGTGGGGAAGGTCATCAATTTTGTACTTTTTACAGAACTCCTTTTTCGCTGCGGGGTTCAATGTTTCATGTTTTGGCACCAAGTCATGCTCCAAGATGTTAACAATAAGTTCTTTGAAAAGGAAGGGTTCCAGTTTAACGGCATGGGCGGTTAACTCCCGGTTTGCCAGTGGAGTCAAGCCATGGGACACTAGCAGGGCCTTGTAAATCCCCATTTTCCCTAGGAGGCGTGCGTACTGGCGCACACAGCCCACCCCCAACTTCTCTTTGATTTTGTTAAAGTGGACATGGAACAGCGCGGCAATGAGAAAGTCTTCACTGGGGTGCAGCGCCACAATAGTGAGCTTGGACGGGTTATGAATGTACAAGCTCATGACATCTTCGGGGGTTTGCTGCATCACTTCGGGTGGCACGCTGTACCCACGGATAGTTAACATGGCACACACGGTGCGGCGAGCGGCGTACACATCATTCATAGTGAGTGCGGGTACAATGAAATAATGATATAAATATGTTTTATAACAACCGGTGCTCCACAATATCGAACCATTTTTTTCCATCCAACTCTTGACTTCTAAAAAGGGAAAGGTTAACATCCAAATTGAGGGGGTCTTTTATACTATTGATTACTTGTGTAAACATTAGCAGCACAGCGTCGCCCATTTGTTGTACATCACTCTGTGTTTTAAAGAAACGAATAATATCCATGGTGTACCGTAACCGGATAATAGTATTTTGATTAACAATGTAGAAAGGTAAGGATGAATTCGTTGTTGTAACAACGCACTTTTCCAAAATTGTCTGCAGCTCTTTACTTTTCGGAAACATCATTCCCCGTTTTGAAGGGTCACAAAAAATCAAAATATTATCAGATTCAGCTGAAAAAGAAAAGTCTTGAAGATAAATTTTCTTAAAATCCAGGCTACTCAAGTTGAACAAAATAGTTTCAGTATAGTGAGTCAAATGGAACTTGAAAAATAAAAGTATACTAATTACCAACTCAAAGTTTAAATTGTCAAAATTTTCAGACATTTTTTTCAACACAAAAGGTTTTATTTCCATCTAAAATAAATTATTACCTTTTTAAGAAACAAAATGTTCTTCACTTCTCATTCCTCAAAAGAGATGGCTCAAATGTCTCCCATGCCCCCCACAAGTCGGCCGACGCTGCAGGAGTTACAAGGCCCCGATTTTGACGGTGGGGGCGTTGAAAGTGTGCTGGTGCCCCTCCAGGAGCCCCAAATGACGGTGAATGCCACGGACGGGAGGTTGATCACATTCCACACTTCCACGGGCCTGTCCGCTCAGGGGATTGCAAAGGTTGCAAACTCCCAAGGGGGGTGTTCCGAGTCTGAGGATGAGTCGGATGAGGAGGATGTGGGGGAGTTCAAGGAAGTGCCGGATCTGCCGGAGCCGTTGCCTGAAGAACTTGAAATGTATAGGGGTCTAAAAACGGTGTACCACTTTTCGGAGACACTCCTGTCCAGTACGTTGTTGGATGAGAACGAGGAGCCGGTGATCAGCATCAAACACCTTCTAGACTGCCTGGATGAGGTGCATGTCAAGTACATCAAGTCTCTACCCCGTGACTCCAACCCGCTGATTGTGTACCAGCTACTGGGGTTGAACCCCATTAACTTCATCACCGCGCTGCAGCTGGATGAGCGCAAAGTGAGGCTGGACACTCTGGTGTTGGGCCTGTTGAACCACTGCCGTGCTCGGCGGATTATAAAGTCCACCGAGGTGGGAGGCACTTTGCTGGAGGGCCGGATTAACCGGGCGCGTGAAAACATTAGTGTGCTGTGTCAAAGTCTCCAGGTGCACCAGCGCATGGTGCAGGGGTCCAATGTGAACATTGCGGCCCAAGCGGGAGCGCTGCTGGACTTGGTGGAAGCCAACACGTACTCGGAAGCCAAAAGCACGGAACTGGTCATCCTTCACATGCTACGGGTGTCTCAAGTGTGCAGCTACTGCAAAATGGATGACTACGTGTATGAACAAATCACCACCAACTACGTGGACCGGCTGGGCAACCCCAAGGTGTACTTTACCCGTGCTTGGAACCCGGTGTGTGAAATGACCGAGTTTGTGCACCGCAATGTGCGCAAGGAGCAGGTGTATGATGTGTGGTCGGCCCTGGTGAGCGGCGCCAGCACTGTGAAAAAGGTGGTGGAGTACCTCACCAACTGTTACGACAGTGAAATCCCACGCTTGAAACCCAACCGCCGGGTGTTTGCTTTCAAGAACGGCCTGTACTTTGCGGACCAGCTGAAGTTCAAGAGCTACGAGAACATTCAGAGCGGGAGGGAGCACGTGGAGGCCTCTGTGGTGGCGTGCAAGTTCTTTGACAAGGAGTTTTATGACTTTATATCCATGCCGGTGCAGGTGCATGCGGTGGAGTACTGGTGGGACATCCCCACGCCCGCTTTTGACTCCATTCTGCGGGACCAACACTTGGGTGTGGATTACGACCTGAACATCAAACGGGGTGAGCCGGGCTACAGTGTGGCAGAGGAGCAACGGGTGCACCAATGGATGTACGCCCTGCTGGGGAGGCTCATGTACAAGGTGGGAGAGCTGGACAACTGGCAGGTCATCCTGTTTATTCACGGCAAAGCCAACACCGGTAAAAGCACCATCGCCAACATGATCCAGAAGTTGTATTTGAAGCAAAACATTGGTGTGCTGAGCAACAACATTGAAACCAAGTTTGGTCTGTCGGGTTTGTTGAACAAGTTTTTCTACATTTGTTACGAGCTCAAGAATGATTTCAGTCTGGATCAGAGCGAGTTCCAGAGCATGGTGTCGGGTGAGGACATGTCAGTGGCGGTCAAGGGGAAAACTGCGGTGACGGTGAAGTGGACTCAACCTGGGCTCTTTCTTGGCAATACGTACGCCAGCACCTGGCTGGACAACTCTGGCTCCATTGCACGCCGTTTGGTGATTGTGGATTTCTTTCAAGAAATTGCGGCGTCGGACCCTCAGCTGGATCACAAGTTGGAGCAGGAGATGCCTCAAATGATCCAAAAGATGAACATGGCCTACCTGTACATGGTGGCTAAATACGGACGGCGGGGCATCTGGGACAAAGCCTCCTCCCATGGGGAGCAGGTTCTGCCTGATTACTTTCATTTGACTCAAAAAAGGATGTTGACATCCACCCACCCGCTGAGGCTGTTCATCCACACCCTAATGTCGGACTACTTCAAGTTGGACCCGGACGGCTACGTTCCCTTTAATGACTTCTTCAGGCGGTTTAAAGAAAAAACACCCAACTTTGACCGCCAGCGCATTGTGTGGAACCCCGAGTACTACCGGTCACCCTTCTCTGCCTACGGCTTGACTGTAATCCCGCCAGAAACCCGGCAGTGGGAGGGGGAAGACCGGTTTGAGACCTGGTTGCGAGGAATCTCGCCGTTAAAGCATTAACAAACAAATTAATAAAGTTCAATTTTTTTTATGGACTTACTTTGATCGATCAGGGAGTTTGAGCTGCCACAGAACTTCACGGTCAATGGGTTGGAACAGCCAATATGATTTATTGTCCTTTTCAACAAACGCGGTAACTTCACTGTTGCTACTCATTTGGACCGTGTCCGTCCACTGGTCTCCGGAGTTTAGAATAATTTGACGGCCTGATTTCTTGGCAATGCGGGCACGAGCCCGTTTCTTAAACTCTGATATCTTGGAGGAAGACACGCGGTAGGACTCGGGACACATGTGCAGCTCCGCGTACTTGCCCGCCCCCACGCACTGCAGCTGCTGGGTGGTCCACTCATAGTTGCTGTCCGACAACCGGCGGGCGGTCACAAAGTACACCGCCACATTCAACCGGATGCACAGCCTGTAGATTTTCATAATACTCGGGTTGGGACGGGCATTCCAGCAAGCGTCCACTTTAGGGTCATTCAATAAAATGGTTTCATCAATGTCAAACACCACTGCGGAGGTGTCGGGGTCGGCCGATTTTATAATGTCCGTCAACGGCTTTTCCAAATTTTTAAAGTTCGTATACTTCACATGTTTAAACCTCTCACCCCTTACCACAAGTGTAACCGGTTTACCAGATTTAGATTCCTCACTCATTTTTTTTATTTTACACCGTGTGGAAAAAAAAGTATCTTGCATTTGAATTAAACAAAGATGTCACAACTGTGTGAAAAAGATCAGTGCTCTAGTTGCCTGTGGAAACCATACCACTCCTGTATTTATGACACCACCCAAGACCAGTGTGAGGTATCACCAGACAAACACTGGTGCGGCGCTACCGGGCACAAAGCAAAAGTAAATGCATCCCCGCCCATGCGGGCCAACACCACATCCTGTGGCACTTGTAATGGCTGTTTGCTAACAAGCGATCCAACCACCGGGTGTTACACCCAGTGGGGTAAAACTACGTGTGACAACGCAGGGACGGGTTATAAGTGGTGTGGCAGCGACACGCCGTATCCCCCCATTAACTGCTGCGATTTCACAAACGGCTCATGTTCAAAAGTAACCACCGGCTCCTGTCCCGCCAGCACCTCCAAAGTGGACTCCTGTACCAGCAGCAGCTGCTACGCCGCCCCACAGTGTGTCAACCCGTACTACAGCGGCAGCAGCGCCTCCAACAATATCCAGTGCGGCCTCAGTTCCATTCTCTCCGGAAACAACGACGGGGTAACAAAGTGGTTGCAAATCTTCCCCTCTTTAAACCCCTCCAGTGATGTGTACAAAGCTCTGGGCTGCAACGCGCCGTCTCCAGGGTCCGGTCCCACAGGTGGACGCCCCACATGGGGCGCAGGCTGCTTCATGTACATTCAAGGAGGAATGAACGGCTTGACCGCTTTCCTGACCGCCGCCTCCAAGTTCACCGCCTTTGCCAACAGCTCCGACGCAAGGAAGAACATTATTGAGCTTGCCTCCTTTTTAGGGAATGTCACCCAAGAAACAGGCAGCCCTGGGCAAGGAGGGTTGGTTTATGCAGCGGAGCTAAGCTCCTGTCAGAACTCTTTATTTGGAAAGGGTCCCATTCAACTCACAGGGAGTATCAACTACCAAATGGCCACTTTGGGACTAAACAAACCCTCTGATTTCAATAGTAATTTAACTATGTCCGGTGTTTTGACGGGTAACTGTAACACCACCAATGCTTTGGACCCCAGGGCGCTAGATTCCTGCTGGTCCCAGTGTGCAGCTGCCACCCCGGCGGCTCCCCCTCACGGAGCTGGCTACAACTATTGCGCCAAACCGTGGTTGGCCAGCGGCTACAACGACTTGACAAGCCCCGCCAAGTTGGACCCCTTACCCGCTTGGTCGTCCGCGCTGTGGTACTGGATGAATGCTCCCCTAGGTGGTACTTCCGCGTCGTATTATGCGGTTCCGGGGGATGTGTCGTGCGCCACCGCCCATAATCTAATTCAGGACCCTCAGTACAACTGTGGTGACTGGTGTCCCATCCTGGCCATTGCACAAGTGGGGTGTGCAAGTTGCTGCACCAGCAAGGTGGACCCCACGAAACTAGATCCCCAAACCATTAACCGGATTGGTAACTTTGTTAAAATTGCGGGCATCCTGGGACTGCCTGAGGCTCAAGGTTACACTGCCGCGAACGCCTTGTTTTGTTCCCTGTTGAACACCTGTGCTTCCGGGGGAGGTTCCATTGGCAGCAGCACCTGTCCTAGCAACTTGTCGTACCAGTGTTTCTTGGATAACATTTGCAACAAATCGGGTGGGGGTGGAGGTGGTACCCCAACACAACAACTCCCCGTTTGCGGCAAAGTGACACACGCCACACCCGCGCCGGTGTGTAACGTCATCACCGGTAACAACTCTGGCGCGGCTGCCGCTGATTGCACCAAATGCCAAAATGGGTATCAGGACTGGCCGTGTCAAACGGCGGGCGCTTGTCAGTGGGCAGTGTAAAAAGGAACTGTGTAAAAAAAAGTATGACTGCATCATAAAAACTGTTTTTTTGTAAAAATGGGAGCATTGCCTTCCAAGACAATCAAAGCCATGTATTTTGATAACGGGTGTGAGCTTTCACCTTGGATTAGAAGTGTGTCGGGTGTGGCCGGTGGCACCATGTCTGTTTCAGATCAGTGGATTATTACTCTTCACCCGGAAAGGGTAACTTACCAAGAGCGGTTCCTGAATAGGGTGTTTGTTAAAATTATCCCCAATATCATCCACCCAAATGAGGACACGAACCTTCGTATTCAAGACTTGTTGTCAGAGGTGAAGATTTATGGAGATGTTATTAAACCCATTATTGATAAAAAAATCTGTCCTTTTTTCCTGCCGGTAATTAATGTGACTTACAACTGCAGCGCCAGTTCGTTGATTGAAATGCTACGTGACAAGTCCCCGGATGAGAACTTCAGGCTGAAGGTGCCACCGGAAAAGTCTGAGCCTTTTGACCCCGAAACTGTGTTTGTTAGAAACATGGCATTGACACTGCACTCCTTAATACTTGAAGAGGAAACCGTGGCGGTATGCATCCAGCCTGACATTGAAATTAAAAACAGGAACCAACAGTATCCAAAAGAGGAGCACGTGGACAGTATTAGCTTTTTAAAACAGTTCACCACAGGGGCTCCTGTCGCGGTTTTGACGGACAGCAACAACAACAATTGTATCCAAAAGTACAGGAACTCTATTTTGGAACACCCGTACACTCTGTTGTACACACAGCCCATTGAAGGAAATGAAACCGTGTATAGGTACATCCTACAGCTGGGAGAGGACCATGACACCCATGGGATGTTCTTTTTATGTTTTCAAATGTCCATTGCCTTTGCAACCATGCACTCTTCCAAACTGTTGCACTCTGATTTGCACTTGAACAACATTTTGATGAAAACACTAGATCAACATGAAAAGGTAATGTACATTGTGGAGGATGTGTTGTTCACCTACGTGAACCGCAAAATACCCATTGTGTTTGATTTTGACAGAAGCAACGCAAAACGCCACTTCAATAATAAATTTGAGGAAATCCGTTTAAGAAGTGACTTATGGGGTTTTTTCTTGGATCTCTATGTTTTGTTTGTCAACCCCGAGTGGAAAGATGCCGTCATCTCCTGTGTTTTCAAACCCCGGTATCAAGAGCAGGCAAGACAGTACTGGGACTCTTTATACACCAAATACGGACCGGATGAAAATTACGTTTACATTGGCCGTCGGAAAACAGACGTTGAGAGAATGAATATGTACACGGATGACCCGGTCCAAATAATTATAAACTGGGCTAAAGCCAGTGGGGTGGTAAAAATCGCCCCCGTTGTAGAGGTCCCACTTGACGAGCTGATGGACAACAGGGCCCGCCGATATATATACAGGTCCTCCTTTTTTGATAGTGACACTGGAGTAATCATTGAGGAAGACCCGTTTTCCTGTTTGTACGGTTATGCGCAGACCATTTATCTACCCGAGAACACCCAGGAGATTATTGACCGCAAACACATTTTAGCACGTCAGAATTTAAAATTGCTGCAACTGAAACTGCAACTACAACGACAACAAGAACTGAAAAAACCTGTGTAGATAATAAACAAAAATGACCACCAATTTTAAATGTGAGTCTTTAACAGACTATGAAAACATGTGCGACTTTGGGGAGTGCGTCACCCTAGCCCGGTCCCTACATGTCACAAATCACGCGGAGTGGTGGGAGTTAACCCTGAAGCCCTCCAACCCAGCCCGGAAGGCGTGGATGAAGGTGTTCCTGAACCTAGACTCGGTGCTTCAAAACCGTGGTTCAGGAGTGACTGACCCTGAAATTGTACGCACGTTTTACAAGTACTACAACGAGTTCCGGGTGTATTACAACATTGTGCGGCCTTTGATTCAAAACCTGGCCTGTCCCCATTTTTTCCGTCCTTTAGGGGCGGGCACTAACTGCAGCCAAGCAAGCCTTGTGCACACGTTTGGGGGTAACATGAAGGGTGTTGATCAAAATAGGAGGTTGGCGGTTGTGATTCAACAGATGTTGACTACAAACAGCGCGCATCGTAACTCCCTCATTGAGAGTGACACCGACCCCATTCAAGGAGCTGCCACCCAGATACCACTTTCCCACCGGTACAACTTTAACACCTTGATATTGGAAATCCCCGACTCCAAGGCACAACTTTTGACATTCAACTGGGATGTGGTGTTCCAAGTAGCGGTTGCCTGCTACGCACTGGAACTCAGTCAACTCAACCACAACAACTTAACGGTGGACTGCGTCCATGTGTACAACTCCCCAACCAGTGAAACCTATTATTTGATTAACAACTTTTGTTACTACCTGCGCTCCAAACACAGAGCGTACCTGTATGACTTTGAAGACGCCACCTCCCCACGGCTGCGCGAATCCGAGAGTTTCCAGCCTCTGAAAGACTTTGTGATGTTCTTGCGGGATTACGTGGCCCGGTTTGTTGTGGACAGCCTGAAGGCAGGGGTAATACAACAGTTGGCGGAGGTGCTGGTGAATGAGGAGGTGTCAGACACCACCCCCAACTGGACAATTGATGACTACAACCAAACGTTTCGTGTGCCGGAAGCCAAAATTGCTGGGGGTGCTAGAAAACAAAAAAAAAGAGTACAAGTCAACAAAGTAAGGGAAATGAGATCTCAGCTGCACAACGGGATTACTATTGAGCCGCTTGCCTGGGAACTTTTGGTACAACACTCTTTTTTTCAAAGCTTGGAGAACATTATTTACCGGCTGTGCTTCAAATGTAAGCGCTGCAAACTGGTGGAACGTATTCCGGAAAATAAACGGGTGTACACACTGCATCCAGAAATGTTTACAGCCAAGGGGGAAATGGTGCCTTATGAAAACCACCAATACGCATTGTTACACTACCTATACTACATCCCAAGTGTGAAAGAGCTGGACACTCTCATTAAAGTACGACAGTCTGAAATTACAAAACTTGAGCAGCAGCTTGCCTTATAAACATGTTTTTTTTATTATTATTGCCGCACTGTGCCACTAAAATCCAACACTTCCTGTAAATTATGTTTTAAATTCAGGCCAATAGTGTTCAGCTCCTGGACCAGCAGTTTGTAGGCGTAGGGTGTCTCCACCATCAACACATCCGTGGAGTTGCATGCTCTACAAAAGGGGACAGTGGGGGTGGTGGACTCTTCATCCACAAACGCACTGTCGTGCTCATTGTCTGCAATCTGACCACAGGTTTTGCACATGGGAGTAACAAAATAGTCCGACGCCCGGAACAAACGGTCTTGAATCACAGCAGATGCCCCATGAGCAATCACACAATCACGTTCCATTTCACCAAACCGTAAGCCGCCACGCCTAGCACGGCCTTCCACCGGCTGGCGAGTCATCACCTGCATTGACCCACGGCTACGAGCATGAATCTTGTCCTCCACCATGTGCCGCAGGCGCTGGTAGAACACCGGACCCACAAACACCTTGGTCTGAAACATCTCACCCGTTTTACCATCAATCATGGTCTCATTACCCAGCGCGTCGTACCCCGCCTCCTTCAACGCCTCTCCAATCTTGTCAATGGATGCATTCCTGAAAGCCGTGCCGTCACCAAAAGACCCCAGGATGCACCCCGCTTTGCCCAGTAGAGACTCCTTCAGTTGCCCAATGGTCATCCGGCTGGGCATGGCGTGGGGGTTCATGATAATGGAAGGCACCATGCCAGTGTCCATTGAGAAAGGCATGTCCTCCTCGTTGATGATGAGACCAATGGTGCCCTTTTGACCATGCCTTGAACTGAATTTGTCTCCCACCATGGGCACACGGGTGCTGCGGACCACCACCGACACTGAGCGCATTCCATCCCGGTTGGGGGCCAGCACCACTCTATCCACGGTTGCATTAATACCCGCCGTGCCCTCATACACCGTGCTCTTGTCCCGTTTAGTGGGCATGCCCTCATCCGCGTTGTTCACCGTCATGGTTTTCCCGATCAACACGTCCCCGTTGGCCACTTCCACCCCCACGTCAATCACCCCATTGACATCCAGTTTGTCATAGTTGGCGAGCTTGATGCCCAGACACTTGTCGTGGTTGAACGGGTGCTCAAAACACTCCTTGTCCGCCCCCACTGACCGTTCGTGGTCCCGGTAGACGCTGTAGTGGGTGGAGCGGAACATGCCCCTGTCCAGCGCCCCCTTGTTAAAAATGATGCTGTCTTCTTGATTGAACCCGGTGTGGCACATGATGGCCACAATGGCGTTGAGGCCCATGGGGAGTTCGTTGATTTTGGCCAAGCCGTCCATCCAGCTCTGCACCAACGGGCGCTGGCAGTAGTAAGGCACCAGGTAGTGGATGTCCAGCCGGTTCATGAACGTAAAGGTGGGCACGGTCTGGGACTGCTTCACCATTGCGGCTTGGTACATGTTGCGTGGTGCCTGGTTGTGGTCCGGGAACGGGATTAAAGCGGAGGACAGGCCAAGGATGGCCAGGCCATGTATTTCACAATGTGAGGCTTGAAAGGGTGGTTGCACACGGCTCTCGTCTTCCGGCCTCACCAAAATAATCAACTCATCTTCCTCCACTTTGTCAATGTATTCAATCACCCCCTGTTTCAATAACAGGGGCCACAGCTCCGTTGTGCCGGTGCAGTCATTGTGCCACTGTTTCAGGAGCGCAGGCACCTTCCAGATGTTGTCCAGCACAAACAGAGGGCGCATGATGCAGCCAATGTCACTGTAGAGCAGAACGGAGTCGGGGTTGGTCCCACGGCAAATGGAAATGTCAAATGGCAGTGACCCGTCGCGCCTCCCATTCCGTAGCTCCTTCACCAAAGCCCCGCAGTCGTCCGTGGTGCCAAGAATGTTTCCATTCAACATCACCAGGGGGGCATCCAGCCGGGACAGGGAGGCGTCAATGTTGTAACGCCGAAGGAGCACAGGGGCTAGAACAGCACTGAGGGTGCCCAGACGAATGTGGGCGGTGATTGCCAGTGTTTTAATGAGACCACAGCTAGCCCCCTCAGGAGTCTCACTGCAGCACAGGATGCCCCAGTGGCTGGGATCCAGTTGCCTCATTTTCGGGTTCTTGCCTTCACGGCACATGGGAGTGTTGACCCGACGAATGTGACTGATCATTGCTAGGTTGCTCATGCGGTTCAGCAGCTGAGTCACCCCCACATGCGTCCCGTTTTGCCGCTGCACATTCCAGTTGCCGGTGGCAAAGGCGGAGCGTAAGCCGCTGGTGATTTTACGAAAGTTCACACAGTTCACCAGCCGCACCACCCGGTTGGAGTCAATGAGGTTGTAAATGGTGATGCGTAAAGACGACACAAACTTGCGGAACAGCTGCCTGAAGAGCACCGCCATTAGCATGCCGGCGGTATCAATGCGCTTGTTTCCGTAGTGGTCCCGGTTGTCAAACTGAAAAGCTTCATCCTTGTCCGTGACATAGGCAGCAATTAGCTTTCGTATGACAATTCCCAGAAACAACATTTTCTTTTTTTGAATACTGGGGCTGTCGGTGAGCCCCAGGTGCGGCAGGAATTCGTTGCTCATCAAGTGCTCCATGTACTTGCGTTTGCGGTCCTTGGTGGGCATGCGCGTCCCATGCTCCGCCACTTTCTCATACACCGTTTCCAACGGCAGTTTCACCATGACGTCGTCCAGCATGGTGCGGAACAGGCGGTACTGCGCGTGGTCGGGGTGGTCCAGGTTCTCCCGCACCACCGTGGGGTACACATGCGCCGCGATGACATCCACGTTATCAAAGTGCAGCATGCGGCACACAAGAATCAGGGGCACTGATGCTTGCAAAAAGGGGATGGTGACGAGTATCTGGGGGTTGCTGCACCCCTGTTTGGCCGTGATCATAATGTTCAACGTGCTGGTGGAGCGGTACTTGTTTTCATAGCGGCTCCGGATTTCACAGGTGAAGGCAAACTTGGTGCTTTTGATTGAAAAAATGAATGGGTGGTTGGTCCTCAGTGACTCTTGGGGCTGCAAGATCTTTTCGTTGCCGCGAATGATGAAATACCCGCCCTTGTCCAAGGGGCATTCCTCACGGCGCCAAGTGGAGTCATACAAGTTGCACACTTCCGAGTTCAGCATGATGGGGATCATGGCAATGGTGATTTCACGGGAACGCTTGACGGAAAGGATGGGCCAGGTGGAGCAGTCTTGGCGCTCCAAAACCGTCACGGTTTCATCCTTCAGAACGCTGTCGGGTATGGAGCGTATGGTATGCAAAATGTCACAAAAAATAGGGGCTTGGTATGTTAACCCCCTAACCCGGCACTCTTGTGGGGTCACCAGATGCAGGGTGCCATTCAACTCTTTGTGGTTGGGCCTCCCCAAGGACACTTTCTCAATTGTTAGAGTGTGATGCACTTTCGCGGCCCGGTGGGACACTGTCACCTCACGATGCTCATCAATGATATGCGGCAAGAACTTGTTCATAAACAGATTGAAGGATTGTAGTTGAAAATCCACAAAGGTGTTGCACCGGAAGTAAGACTCCAACACCGTTCGGATCACAGGCTCTGTCAAAATATTGTTGTACATGTTTCAAGAAATATTGAAAACTGAGCACCCTAAATAATTGTGGTTGTCTATAAATATTATTGTTTTATTTACACACACATCTCAAAACACAAAAAAAAATGACCAAAAAAGCGTATGATTCACTTTTAGATTAGGTTATTGACAAATGGAACTTACATTCCATTTTCCGGCATTGGTAACGTTTAAGGTTTTGTTACCCGTGCAGACTGATGACTCTGGCAAGCAGTTCACATTTTGAGTGAACGAGTACGCATTTACCGGCGTAACAGAAGAAGGTGACCATGCATCACAAAAATTTTTTCCACAATTTCCTGATATGCATTCTGTTTTATTAACATCTTTAGTACAGTCTAAAGATGAACCGAAAGGATTAGAAACATTTGCATCTCTCAATGTTTCACACCCTGAAGTAAACTTACTTTCAAAAATTAAGTTGTTGAAATCAGTTGTTTTTAGCTTAGCAGGATGTAACAATGTGTAAAATGTACAATTTGTATTTGCAGTTCTGCATAACTCTTCAGTAGAATACTGCTGAGTAGTAGCTAGATCATAACCCATTGTATTCCACTGATCTGTACTGCGTTGAATGCAACAGGGGACATCCTTAGTGTTGAATCGCCAGTTCACGCAAGTTGTTGCCTCAGCTTGGCAATCAGTTGGACTTTGAGTGATTTTAGTATTCAGTATCTTATTTACCTTAAATCTGTCGTCACTGGGATTAGCTTGAATGCAACAAGGTACGTTAACCCCGTTATATAACCAACATGTTGTATTGGAGGGACATGTACATACTGTATCCACTTGTTGACATGCTTCTAATGAACTATAATTGGTATAATTTGCTATAACAAAAGGAACTGCCAGATTCACAATGAATTCAACTAAATCACCATCCGCGTAACAACATAAGGTACTATCACTAATTACAACACCTACTGGGGGTAAGGAAACACAATTCACTACCATCACAGAACTATAAGAGACCGGATGGCTGGGAGGGGTCCTATCCCAGCATTCAAAATTGTCATCACCACACCCAATCAAATGAGAAGGACTGTCATATTGTAAATAAATACTGAATAATATATTATATGCAGACCATTGAAAAGTTATTCTGTTATCAGGTGTTATAATTGCGGGAACGCACAACCCCCAGTCGGGCGGTGCCGGGTTCGGGTTAGGGTTAAAGGACACTGGGTCTGGCATCAAACCTATGCTAGTAAACCCGTTACCGTTATCTTTATAATTTGAATAATCAATACATATTGAAATAGTTGGACCCAAGGATTGAATGAGCGGTTCAATTTTTTGTGTAGTACGATTGTATACAAGCAACGAAAGGATAACTACGTGATCAATGTTGTTAGATGATACAAATTTTACTGATTTCGTAAAAACGGAAGCGGTAGTAGAATCAGGCGGAGCCATTGTCAAAACACCCAGTACTCCCCCCACAGTAACAGTTAATAACTGTCGATCATTTAAAAAAGAAGGTACCATTTCATAGAAGGAGGGCATTTATTACCAATTCAACATTATTTTCTTAAGTTTTTTTTCACACACATTTCATTTCCCCCACTTTTGTATCAATTTAAGTTGGGTTGTTTTTTAATTAAATCTTACAACTTTTTTGTAAACAATAACAAAATTAAAGTTTTCGAATGGCCAACATTAGCTCAAAAAAACGAAAGATCACTTCCTTTGCCCTGTCTAAAACCAATGATGAGGGTTTGATCAATGATGTAGTTTCCTTAATGAATCAGCTCTGGTCTCTTCCTTCAGACAAAAGGTACGTCCCCTGCCCCAACCCATCCAATCTGGAAAGAAATGATCTACCTGCAATTCAAGATCATGAATACGTCATTTCCCCCAAACTGGATGGCCTGCGCTTTTTTTTGCTCATGGGGACAACTGAAGACACCGACCAGGAGTACTCTGTTTTCATAAATAGGGCGTATGACGTGTTTTGGGTTGAACTGGTGTCAACACGCGGCGAGTTGTATCAGGGCACTCTGCTGGATGGTGAGCTGACTCAGACCATAAGCGGCACCTATACTTACACCGTGTTTGATGCCGTTACGGTGGAAGGCTACGATTTAAAAAGTTATTCATTTATTCAGAGGCAAGATGTGTACAAAGGGGCTGTGGAAACTTTGTGTCCCCCGGATGGCTTGCATTTTGTGTGCAAGCGCTGGTACCCTAAACAAGAAGCTCTCACAGTCTGGAAGGAGCACCAACGGGCATGTGACGGATTAATTCTACAGCCCGTTCATGGCCTGCTCCGAGCTGGAATACAAGCTGATGTGTTCAAATGGAAACCCGTGTCTCATCAAACCATTGACTTTTATGTATCCAAACGGGAGAAGGAGCAAGATGTTCTGCTGGAGTGCGGGCAGGGGCCTGACATTATTAACGCCAATGAAGTACAGTGCTATTGGGATTCCCGCGTTGTAACAACCCTAAACATTCAAGCGACAAGAATGGTGTTTGAATGTGCGGTCACCCGTCAGGTTGCTCGACGATTTTTCTTTACAGCCGTCAAACCGCGTGGAGACAAGGTGTACGCCAATGATTCTCGGGTGGTGCAAAGTACTTTGAAGGTGATTCGGGAAAACATTATTGTTGAAGAATTATGTGATTGATTTAATAAAAAATGGTTGTTCAAAAACAAAACTTAATTGCAGCTATAATTATTTTTGTGGTGGTGACCGCCCTGATTGTTACCCCTATTGTTCTCTGGGCGACAACAATACCTAAAGGGAATATAAAAACTAGTTGTTCCTCTGACGCTGACTGTAACAACAACGGCGTGTGTGTAAATAACGCCTGTATGTGCAGCACTCCATGGGGAGGCCCGTTCTGCTCAGTGTTGGGAAACCTATCAGTGGCATCCACTTTAGGAGGACAAGGCATTAGCTGCTCCTCTGTGCCAACGTCTTGTAAAACTACCGCAGATTGCATTGCGGCGTGCGCCAAAGACGAACAGTACACTTGTCAAACCATAAGCGCCAATGAAAATGCCAAGGGTGTGGCTGGACAATATTGTCTTCCTAAACCGCTTGACTCGGCATGTTTAGAGGGTATACAAGGTTCTGACACTATTCCCGGGCTTTACACGTGGAACGGCTGGCAGGATGTGGAAACCCAACAATGGACTTGCAACTGCGAATTCCCTAATTTTTACCCATTAACATCAGAATCGGTTATAAACGGTAGTACTACTACTACTACATCTGCGTGTGCTATAAATGATAACGTGTGCAAGTTCGGCGATTGGACATACCCTTGTTTGCGGGATACTACTAATCCTTTAGTATGTTATAATACGGATTGTACTAATCCTTCAGTATCATGTGAGACAGGACAAACATGTTTGGATATTGGTGGAGGGAAAAAAGCTTGCCAAATTCAACCAGAAACCTGCACAGTCGTAACTGATTGCACAGGATGCGGAGCGCCCAATTATACAATCATTTCAGCAACATGTGACGAATCCCAAGGATGCAAGACAGCTGACGAAATCTCCAACTTGTGTGGTGTAGCGTGTAACGGAGGCACATGTTTAAAAACATGTAAATTATCCTCTGACTGTGGCCCTTACCCCTGTGTAAACGGGTATTGCATGACAAGTCCCGCAACGCTATTAGGAGCCAATCCTTTTGAGTTTGGAAGCTGTGATTGCAGTTCAACCCATTGTACCACAGACAATGATTGCGCGGGTGACTGCATCGGCAACCTTTGCGTGAATCAAAGAGTTGCTCTGAACAACGAGGGAATTCCAGTTTGTATAAGGGACACATGTGCCCCAGGCGGTACTTTCACCCCGTTTCCCACTCCCCCTTACACTTATGGCTACTGTCAGTGTAATGAAACAGAAGGGTATCAAGCCGAAGGCAATACTTGTGTGTACACGCGTAACAGTCCCCCCACAACATACTGCGCTTTGGGTTGTGGGCGTGGTACGTGTCTCTCCCAGGGCAAGTGTAAATGTCCACTTAACTGGAATGGTAACTCTATTTGTACAAAATTTTCATGTGACATACCGGGAGGATGTGTTTACGGAAGGTGTATAGGGCCAGGGAAATGCGATTGTGATTTAAATTATCTGATGGATCCCACAGGGGCTTGCACAATTCCATCCTGCAACCCACCTTGTGAAAATGGAAAATGTACAATGATAAGTAATAAACCAACTTGTGTGTGTGATGCAGGCTACCAAGGAGAAACATGCAATCAAGGAATCCCGGTTACTTGCACACCATCAATACCAAACGAAGGCACAACTACTGGTTTACAAGGAGCTTGCATTCCTGATTCATCGGCTACCACTTGCACGGATGAAGCTCTAACTGGTGAGCAAATTAACTGTACAGGAGATTTCTATGGTACTTCCGGTGATTTTAATACAAGTTCAGATTGTGGTGGCAATTGCAATCAAAACCCCACCGTCGCTACTTGGTTGCCTCAACAGTTGTGCGTTGATAGTGGTAGTACACAAAAAGTGACCGCATGCGATAATACAACTTGTAAAAATCCGTCTGTACCATTATCAAAATGTATGGCTTTTCAATTTGCGCAGTCATGTCAAAATTTATGTGATACGTTTGATATATTAACGCCTTATGATTACAACACTAAATGTAAAAATATGACCCCCCCAACAAAACCAAAGTACTGCACTAGCTAACTAAACAAACCCTAAGTAATCTTTGAAAGGTGTTAAGACCTCAAAGTAGCAAACAGTTTGCCAAATAAGTTACGAGATAAGATGTGACAATACACCGCAGTTGCACCCTCATCAAAATCATACAACACATTCACATCATTTACAAATATGTTGGTAATTTTACCATGTGGACTGTTTGCACAATCTTGACGTCTACGAGCATGTTCCAGTTCATGGATAAAAGTCCTAGTCTTTAGTTCATTTTGTAACAATGTGGTGTACACCAAGTTTTTTGAGATAGAGCCCCCCTCTAACTCTGTGCTTTTTCCCCTAATAAAAAAATCATTAAATTCTTTCATCATCTGGGCGGAAAAAGAACTGTCGTCCAAAACAATAATGTGCGTTTTTTGTACATAATAGCCAGCCACTTTTCCTTCTAGGTCTTGCAACACCACGGCAGGCGGACCTGATGCGTCAAACCCCTGTATTTGTGACGCTTTCCCAATATTCCAAAAAGTATTTGCAAACACCTTTAAAATGTTGTTCAGCTCCACTCTGGCTTTATGCTTTTCTGGATCTTTTTGTTTCTCTTTTTTTTCCTCCTCCTTAGTGTTGTTTTTCAGCGGCGGGAGTGTAGATGGTTTGGATTTGTTGGAAAGCCAGTTCACTAATACCTGCCCCACTTCAGGAAAAAGTGACAACTGCATAATTCTAGTTTGAATAATGGTAGTGGTTGTACGATAGGAGTCGTTACCCAACAAAACCCCACTTTCTATAAACAGGTCCAAAAAGGACTTGTTATTATTTTCAGGTAACTTATAGTACAACATAAAGTCGTCAATAGTTTGGATATCGGTTAAAGGCATTGGTACCGACGTTCTACTATTTAGCTGATTTAAAGGAGCATCAGAGGAGAAGTTTCTCAAGTACTCATCGTTTCTTTCTCTGTCCAATTCTAACATTTTTGTGACAATCAGTTGATACACATTTTTAAATAAAAACGACTTCAATTTGTTTTCGTTGTCCTTGGAAATGTTAATTTTTGCACGGGTTTGCACGGGTGTATACATGCCGTGTTTAATATTGACAACCAAGTTGTAGGCAAACTCGGGCATCAAGTACTCTGGCATGATCTCCATGTTCGCCAAGTAATTGAACAACGTGGAAAACGGGACTCCCTTTGTAAACAAATAAGACTCTATTTTGTTGTTAACAATTAACCGTGATGAGAACTCGTCGGTAGACAAAAAGTCCTGTGTCTCTATTTTTAATTCCTCTTTGTTCAACCTCAAGTTGCTAATATCCAGCAGTCCAAACACATTTTTGATAAAGTAAATAAAACTGGAGGACTGAAACACGGTTTGGTCACTTTTGGGCATAAACACTAAAATGTCGGTGCGGTTGGATGTGTCCATGCCTGTGATTTGTACACGGCGTGTAATATCAATCACCCGGTTGTTCTTGTCGTGAATGGGAGTGTCCTGGATCACGGTTCTCTTACCGTTGTGTACAGTTTGAATAATAACTTTATCACTCCCCCGGTACAAATTAAAAAACCCGCTACCCATTTCACCCGTCACAATCTCACTGGGTGTTTTGGAACTTAGGAACGGAATCATCACCGCGATAATACCCTGGAAAGAAATCCCCACATAATCCACAATTTGATACACCAAATGGGTGGCACTTTCTTTTAGAAACAAGTCAATGGCGCCGTTCTTGGGTTCAAACTCCCGGATTGCATCCAACGAGTTCTGTATGGTTTCGGTAAGCGTTGCGTGGATGAAGGACTTGGTAGACCCTTCATTAATTGCAATTTCCGTGATTTGTACCTCAATGTCATCACTTTTGGTTTCCGCCACGTTTTGGAAGAAGCTGTCATTGTTCACATCATTAGCCAGAACGTACTTGATGAGTTGTGACTCTGTGAACTCATGCACGGGCACGTCGGGGAAGAACTGCGGCACATCCCAAGTTGTTAGCGGGAGTAGCAACACTGTTTTTTTGTACTGAATGGCCTCCACTTCTAATGCAATCTCTAGTTTCTTTTCAACCACTTTTGGTAAATTGTTAAACAATTCGTATGTAGTACCATCTTGAAGTTGCGTCCAAAGGAATACAAGGTTGTTGGAGATGTGGTAGTCAATGAAATCCAAAATAAATTTCAAGAACCGTTTTATACCAGCGTTTTCAATAATTAGTCTTGCTTTTTTTGTAAACGCGTAGTTTTGACTGTGAAACAAAAAGCGTATTAACAAATACGAGGTCATGTACATCTGGACATCCAAGTCTCTTTGCAATAATTCCAACTGAATATTATGTAACAATTGGTTGTCGGGTTTGTCTTCAAAGGGTAGAAATCCAAAAAAGGGATTGCCCCATGTCCACAAATATAAACAAAACCTGTTCTTGTTGGGATCCCTTTCTATCATCAAATTTGCCCACTCAAAAATGTACTTGGTTAGTAGTGGTTGGGAGCGGATGCGGTTAAAATCAAGGCGTCGCACTTCTTCAATCCCCTTATCCGATGTTGAAACCGCAAACAAGTTCATGAATGTAAAGTTAGTGGCATTGTACTTGAAAGGTAACTTACAGTTCAGAAGTTTATCTAAATAGCTATTGAACTTAAAAATGTACATGAACCCCATCTCAGGTGAGATGGCATAGAGTACAAACAATGTGTGTAAAAAGTATCGAATAGTATCAGTAGAGGTATCAGTAGAGGTATCAGTAGAGGTATTACTTTCAATTCTAAAATAAACAAGATTAGGAAGCTTTTGACGCAGGACATTATAATCAATTATATCGAACCACACGGCAAACCTAATAAAAACACGTAGTAGGCGCAACACAATTTGGGAAAACAAATTCATGACCAACCTTTTGTCAAGCTCATCCACTGGGCCAACAACTTCATCAAACGTTTCTAGCATGTATGTCATGTACAGTTCATTCACTTCTGTTTCCGAATACAAAGAGTTGTATAGGAACAGCTTGTCGGAAAGATACACATGAGGCAATGAGTTCACCCAGTTGTCCACATTGTTGGTGTATTCTCTATCCACAAACAAGTAACTGGATAACTCCGCATTCACCGCTACTTTTGGGAGATACAGCGGGGTTACAATCACCTTTTTTAAGTAGTAAATATCAGAGACATACAACCACGGCCGGGTGTCTAGGTAATCCTCCAGCATCACCAAGTTGGAGGATCTGGCTTCTACCATGACGTCGGAACAGTCGTCGTCCAGCATGCTCAATAGCTTGTAATACTTGTAACTCACGAAAATTTTGTTGGGCACCCCACTCACCACCTCTTCCATTTTGTGTATGAATTCCCGGTTTTCAACTTGGGATGAGTACACTTTGTACGCCGTTAATGCCTCTTGTAGTGCATAGATGTGTTTCTGCCGCACCAATTGGAGAATGATGAGGTGAAGCTCTTTTTTGAATACGGTTTTGGTGTTGGCATCAAAGATAATGTCATCCCGTGACACGGGGATCCTTGTGGAGCCCGGGAGCTCCAAAATAATATGGAACTTGTTACTACTTTCGGTGTGAAAAGGGAGGTTCACCACCGCTACAGACCTAACTAAAATAACAAACTTATTTTGCCTTTCCGACTTTACTTGTGTCTGTTTAGTGGCGTAATACTGGTCCAGCGTGGTGGCCTGTAAAGACGTTTTCAGTGTTTTGGTGGACACAGTGGGGACAAAGAGTTTGGTAAGCAACACCATTAACCCCACACCCTGTGCAAAATCTTCCACCAGAATGCCCTTGGTGGTGTACTCTACATATATTTTGGTGGGTGAGTTGATGTCCGCCAAATTCAATTTGGTAAACTCCTGTATGTCACTGGACCTTGTCGCAATCAAATCAGTGTTGGTGTAACTCAATTTGTCAAGCTGTTTTTTAAAGTTGTCAACATTGTCCGGTGTGAATGGGTCGTCGCCGCAGTCCAGATGAATCCTGGTGCCTGTGATTCTTACATTGGTATTGCCGTGCTGGAGTTTAAACTGCAACTCATTCTCCCGTTCCTGAATGACACAAGTTAGGGTGTACCGCATGCCCTTGATGTGGTTGTAACTGGTGAGGAGTAGAGAACGCTGGGGGTGGCCTACTAGCCAGTACAAAATTGAGAAAAAGCCCATGCCAAACTTGCCAATGGAGCCCTGCTGTTCCCTTTGAATGTTGTAAGAGTCAATACTGTTCACTGGCAGCTCCAGGATGCTCTGCTCGGGTTCCGCAAAAATGCGGGTGGCTGCAATTTTGATGAGAGATGATGCAATTTTGGAGCCGTAGTTGGAACAGTCGTCTCCGGTTTTAAAAAAGGTCATAATATCCGCCACGCGAAACCCGGTGCAAATGAGTAAAAATAAAGGCTTGAACTCGTACAGGCTAAGGTTTGTGACTGTGACTTCCTTGTACAATAGAGGTTCAATTACCGCTGTATCGTGTGGCGCCGCCTCGGTTCTTTTAGACACAAAATAAAAAGTCCTCCCATTCATTTTGTATCTCTTGTAAGGGATGATAGGTGCGGTACTTGTTTTAAAAATTGAAAGCTGTAAACTTTCTAACTCTTTGATAGAATCAATGTATCTACGCTCAAACTGTAAGGGCTCATTCAATTCATAAGCTTCATACACCCTGTTTATTACCCACATCCCCATGGCTTCATCCCATTCCTCCACATTGTTTATAACAGCTTCAGCCACAAGTTGTGACTGCTTTTGTATCTCATCAACATCAACAATAATACTCATGTTCTTTTTTTACTATTTGTTCATTACTTTATTATTTTTCCAAAAGTCCCAACCATTGTGGAACTAAACTAGAAGGCAATTTTTCTACAATTGGGAACAAAAACAGGTGTGATAGATTATTTAGTACAATATAAAACGGGGGGCCTTTGTTACTAGGATCTCCTCCATCAAACACAAAGAATTTCTTGTCAATAGAAGTGTTATCTGTGTTGTCTGATTGTATATTATTAAAGTAGAAGAACACACAAATCAAGTGTTTGAAGTAGTTGCTTAAAATATTAAAATACAAATTCCAGTCTGTTTCTGGCTTTTGTAAGAATTTGTTGGTTAACAAACCTACCACATATTGTTTATACTTTATCTGTTCTTCCCCTTTTACTGTGTAATCAACCAAAAACTCTGTCAACTGAGTTTGGGTTTCACATATGTATGAATGAAACAGGATCTTAAAAGGTTCAAAAGTAAGTTCGTCACTTTTTTCTTCCCATTTACTTTTCAACATTTTACTTGTTTCGACAGCGTCATCCAATAACTGGAACATGTTTACCTGTAGTTGGTCGTTTGTGTTTGAATTAATTTGTACAACGTCAAAGTTCTTGTTTATCATGTAATAATTGGAATTATCTAAAGGCACCGGGTACAGAGGTAGTGCTAGTTGAGGGGTTGGTGGAAGGTTTGCCTTCTCCCTTGCTAGTTTTACGTTTTCATAAAGGTCAAGTGTAGAGTCGAATCCCTTTTTCCAGTTGGTGATGATGCTATTACTTAATTCAGGCACTTCGGGGAATAACAAGTGCATGTGAATTTTTCCTTTCCATAAATACACTAATACATAGTGGGATGCCTTTCTCACTTTTCCTACAGGATTGAGTACCTCAAAAGTAAAACTGGGAGTTGTAAAGTCAACATAAAACACGCAAATGTATCTCACTAGCAAATGGCTTAACTCCTGTAACCACTCTTTCCAATGAAGAGTCTGTCTTGAATTATATTCATTAATTAGAAGGGTAGACAGTCCTAGATTTGTCTCGAACGTTCTAATTTTGTTCAATTCAACTGTATAAACATTTGTTTGTTCAAACATGATTGTATTTTCTTTCAAAACGTCTAATATTTCTTTAAAATCTGGTTGTGGATTTAGAGGCAAAAAGTCAATTAGATGTGTGTATATAAAATCATTATAAAGTTGAGGAAAAGCCTCGGGAAAATGAATCTTTTCTCTTGAAGCATCTAGACTAGGATTAGATACCCGAACAATGTTGAGTAACAACGGCCGGGTGTCGTCTACAGAATCTAATAGTTGACCATAAAACACGGACTTTACTTCTTCAGTTTGAGAGAAATAGAACTTTACTAAAGGAAAAGTTTGGATGTCATACGTTTTGTTTTGCCAATTGTTTACAATTGAAGAGGGAAGCTTCCTGTGCTTGGGTAGTAAATACAGGCTATTTGTTATTGTTAAAGGATCATCTGCATTAACAATAAACAATAGGAATGCAGGAGGCGCTCGTTGTTTACGATCCCCATCCCGTTCTCTGTAGACAGTAAAGGTGCAATGATAAATGTGATCCGACTTTTTCATGACAAATACACCCACTATTTGTTGCAGGTGATCTGAAAGATTATTTAATGCTACACGTTGAGTGTCTTCATTTAGAAACGTTTCGGCACTAGGCAAGACAAAACGTGGCACAAATCCGTCAAATTCAGACAGCAGTTTTTTGAGAACATAGTCGACGGGTCTATAACCTAATTTTATGGTTTGTTTATCCGTTTCCCTATACAGTTTACAATCTCCTGGGTGTAAGAACATATTGGGCAGCCAAACCGACCAGGGTGTTATCTCTTCAGGTTCACATTCAGGATAAATGTACAGTTGTTGAAGTGATTGCAGTGATTCAGGTTGTGGAAAATGTAGTACTCGTGGTAAAGAGTGTGGATCCAGTGACTGTGCAAAACTTGTCAACTCATTCAACAACACTGTTAAAACAGGGTGTTCCATTAAATCAGAAACATATCCCATCAACTCTGGGTAATTACGTCTTACCGTTGTAATTATATCCTTAATGACTACCAGTTGAGCAATATTCTTGTTATCAATCAAATCAGTGACATCCTCTAAATGAAAGTCTGATTTAAACTTGTATCTCACTCCCTCTGGTAAGAAACTCAAGTATTCCAATAATAGTTGTTCCGACATTTTATCCAAATAAAGGAGCATTACAAAATTAGACCAAATTGTCTTCATATTGGTCCATTGGTCTTTGACCTCAAACATAACCTCTTGATGATGTGTTTCCTGTAACCGGGCTCCAGCAAACAAATTCTCCCCTTGGGGAATCCGAATTTGCACCGCAAAGCGTTGGAGGTTGTGTTCGTAGAAAAAAGAACGCGGGTAATAAGTATGGTTCTGTACCAACCTCCTCACTAAAGGATTGCAATAGCGGACTAGTTTAAAGTACACCGGGTTGGCAAGTTGGGGGTTGGTAAAGTTGTTGATAACACCCCCAAACAAGTCGGCTTTGACGCCCTGAGCTTTAGCGAAATCTTCCCACTGCTGCAATAACATGGACACACTGGGCTCATACTGTGTTGCAAAATTAAACTCCACCATATCCATTTTTATTAGTGCTAGTAAAAAATAATAATTTATAGTTTCTTTTTTTTCTTCTTCACTGCATCCACAATAGCCCAAATGATAAGGGCCAGAATAATAACCGCCAAAATGATGACAACAATAGCCCACACCGGGAACCCGGGGTTGACAGGTGTCGGCACCACCGTAGCAGGTCCGGGAGGCAATAAGTCTTTGAAGTCACATAACGTCCCAGGCTGGTCGTAGGACTGCGGGAAATCATATAACTTATACGATTGCGTGGTAGAATCCCCCCACAGATCTTGTTGGGGTGTAATAGAAAGTTGTGCCAGTCTGATTTTAGCAGTGTCAAAGTTGGGAACTCCGCCATTTTTTGCATTGTATCCCCACCACGCCATCCACGGTCCAAAGTTAAGCCTTCCGGAACGGGTGGGAATAAACCGATTGGTTTTAAAAATGGGAGGGTTTTTACTTTTTACGGGTAGAGTACTTGACCCGGAGTTTAGAGTGACTGTACCGGACGGATCAAATGGGTCGTCAAAATAAAACGCCACATAATTGTTAGCAATATTATCAGGGTCAACATGCCAATCCATTGTGTACCAATGGTAGTCCTTGGACGTGTTAGATTCAGGTAGCGCTGAAATGAACTTACCATTGGGTGTTGGGTGCGGGACCGCAACTTGAGTATAATAAGCCCCCGTGTCCGTACCGTAGTAATTAATGTCATTGTTCCAGGTGTTGCAATTCATGGTTCCCCACGTCATCTGTGTTTTCCAATCAAACTGTGGAGAGTTAGCGGGGATTTCAATGTCAATTTCATGGTTAATTGCAGAAAACAAGTCATCAACACCTGTTCCGCAATTACCGCCTACCCCTGCTACCCCCACGGAGGGACATGGAACTGACGCTGTTCCGCCATCACATTCATTAAAACAAGGAAGTTTAGTGTCATCCACATACTGTGGTGGATGGGGATCTCCTAATTTTCCTGAATACATTTCCTCATAATGGAACGGCCAAATTGCAAAAACATAACCACGGCCGTCAGTTGCGGTATCTTCAGTTTGTGGAACATAACACAGCAAATTATATACCCCGGGTCCATACTGGTCACGAGTACAAGCTACACCCCCCACACGCTTGTTGTATCCGGGTGTTGTTGATGGTAACTCTTCATAGTTAGTACACTGCGGCAGTGGTATGTCGGTTGTATCGGGACATACTTTCCCTGTACCTTTTGTAAACGTTGAAGTGCTTGGTTGATAACAATTGGAGTCCAATTTATTGTTTGGTTTAGCTGTTACTCCCAACCCCGGGACAATACCTGTATAATTGTCTCCATGCGCTTCCATGTAGAGCACTTGTTGTTGGGCGCTATAGGTCGTACCTTGCACACTGAATGTAACCGTTTCCGTGTCTGGCGACACATATACATTTTTGCTATGAACGCCCTTGTTATACGCACCACCATTGTCCCCCCAAATTTTATGCAAGGCTTGCAAAGGGAATGTTGTTACATCCAGATCTGCATTCACCAATTTTTTAAAAGTGTCGGCATTTACATTGAGGACGTCTTTTTTAGTAATATTTCCAGTGTTCATTTTCAAGGTTCCTGGAATACAGTTACCTGTCATGTCATATAATCCTAATCCTTTTGTTGATGTAGTAGCATCTACACTGCATGAATTGTCTTTGTCTTTTGCACGTAATAAGGGAACTAATGTCTTATTTCCGTAAGTCCAAATAGTATCTGTAGGTAAAGGCGTGGTTGCACTACCCGTTTGCGTGGCGTCAGCGGTTCCAGGCACACCAGTGCAAGGTGTAGTAAAAGAGGCTGAATCCTCTGTTGATGTGCATAAATTACACATGGCTTGACCACAATCATTAGGATTAGTATCAGTCATTTTACTATTTCAAAAATAATAAAAAGTAAACTCACTTGTTTATACATTTGTATACTATATATATATATATATATATATATATACTTTTCACCTCACGCCCTGCTTTCACGTGTTAACATGCAAAAAATAATACAATAAAATATATTTTTTTTTTTCACTGGATGAGTCAAACATTAATATATGGCTGGAGTGACCACAACCCCCCACAACAAACGCCCCAGGTCCAATGACTGGGAGGAGTTGATGCAAAGTAAAAAGAACAAGGACAAGCAAAGGAAGAGGTGCAAAGAAGAGACCAAAGGCCCAGTTGAGGTGTCGCAGGAAGTGATGCCTTTAATTTATTGTGACAACGGGATATATTTATTGAACGAGCAAGCGGCGTCATGGATTGAGAAGCTGCCGGCTCCTTTTGGGGTGATTGCGGTGGTGGGGAAGTACCGCACCGGGAAATCTTTTTTCTTGAATCGTGTTCTTTTACAAAAGGAGCCCGGTGAGAACACCGGTTTTGGAGTGGGTCCCACAATTCAAGCTCACACCAAAGGCCTCTGGGTGTCTCCCCAGTTGTTATCTTGCAAAGGGCAACCCACACTTGTAATTGACACAGAGGGCATTTCCGCATTAGACGCCAACTCCACCCATGACACCAAAGTGTTTTGCCTAGCGCTGTTGCTTTCATCCTATTTCATTTACAACTCTGTGGGATCCATTGACGAAGAAGCTCTCAACACCCTGTCTTTGGTAGTCAAAGTGAGTGAACAAATCCGGCGCTCCGATCGAGCCGGTTCTGGTTCCGGTTCTTCTTCCGGAATAATGGAAGACATGTTCCCCTCCTTCCTCTGGATTGTGAGGGACTTTGCCTTGAGGCTGCGGGACACCAACAACCTGCCCATTACGGAAGCCGAATACCTGGAGAACGCCCTTAAAGAAACCGGGGATAGCGGGTCAGACAAAAACAGAATACGAAAGTGTTTGAAAGACTTTTTCCCGCAACGCACCTGCTCCACCATGGTGCGCCCCTGTGAGAACGAAGACGCGCTGCAGGACTTGGACACCACCCCCAATCAAGGCTTACGTGACGTGTTTGTGCAGCAAATGAACCGTCTCCGTGCCGACATTTTTGGGAGTGTGAAACAAAAAACTGCATGTGGTCAACCCCTTTCCGGCAAGCTGTTTGTGCAGATGTGCAGGGCGTATACCGACGCTATCAACAAAGGCGCCGCTCCTGCCATTCGCTCCACGTGGACCATGCTGAGCCAGGGGCAGTGCATCTCCGCCATGGACTCTGCGTTGGCGATTTACAAGCAGAAGTCCACGTTTGCTAGCCTGCCGGTGCAGCAAGGCACTCTGACGGATGTGCTCCGCATGGCGCGGGAGTTGTCCGGCGCGGAGTACTTTGTAAAAGCTTTTGGAGATGAGACGGAGCTGTATTCCAGCAAGCTAATGGCGGCGATTGATGAAGAGGAAGAGGGGGTTCGTAACAAGAACAAGGCCGCTTTAACACGCCTCATCACCTCCAACTTTGAGGCACTCAGCCTGGGTTGTGAGAACGCCACCAGCTTTGAGAAGTTCAAGAAGCAGTACGACGCTGTAAGAGACACCTTTTTAACCAAGTACCCGGGTTATGAAGGCCCCTGGGCGGAAGCAGCCTGCGACTTTGTGTGGTCAGCCAGTTCGTCGTACATCAACGCCAGCCAGCGTCGTATTCTGAAGGAGTTGGAGGACGCCTCTCTGGCGGCTGTTTCCGCCAGACGGGAGAGTCACAACCACAACGAGGAGCTTCACTTGCTGCGTTCCGGGAACCAGCAGCTCACCCAGCAGGTGGCTGTGCTGGGGCAACAGCTGGAGGAAGCGGCGCAGCAACACAACCACGAGCAAGAGTTGCTGACACAATCAGAGGGAAATAACTTTATTCTCAATCAAAAGCTGTTGGACACGGAAGCGGCTTGGGCGGCGCGGCTGCAAGAACAACAGGAAGGGTCGTCCAAACAAATGCAGGATTTACAAGGCAGTGTGAGGGAGCAAATGGAGTCGGCCTGTCAACGGGCCAGTGCGCTGGAAGGCACCGTGCTAGACTTGGAACTCCGTCTGGGGGATGCGGAACGGCTCGCAAGTCAGCAAAAGGAGGAGATAGAGGTGCATCTTAGCAACTGCAACCGCCTAGAGACCGAACTAGAAACCGTGAATACCCAGCTGGTGTACAAGGAGGACCTAGAAGCTGAAAAGGAGGCCTTGGAGGAAACACTGGAGGAGTTGCAAGAGGAGATGGACACGGCGCTGCAAACGGCGGAGGGGGAGCACAAACAGTTTCGGGACACGGCTTTGCAGAGTATGGAAGAAATGAAGGCGGCTCAGTCAGCGGAAAGGGAGACGTTTAAAAACAAGGTGGCAAAGTTGACCAAGCAGCATGAAGGGGCACTGGAAGATGTGCGAAGCAAGGTGGCAATTTTGGAACAGCAAGTGGTGCTGGGTGAAAAACAAGTGCAACGCAAGAACGAGGAGATTCAAGGGCTCCAGGAGCAGGTTGTGACTGTGAACAAAATGAAAGAAAAGTTGTTACAATCTATGAAGGAAGTGGAAGTGCGTCACACGGAAGCGCTGTCTTTAGCGGAGAAGCATTATCAGGTGGCGGTCCAAGGCTTGCGCAATGATGTGACGGGGCTGCATGAGTCCCACACCCGAGACTCTGTTTCTTTGATGGAGGCTGTGCGTGCTGCAGAGAGTAGAGCTGCATGTGCGGAGGCGCGTCTTAAAGATCACGCACGGCAATTGGAGAACTCCCGAAACAGTGACGCCCCTAAGATTGCTGGGTTGCAAACTTCAGTGAGGGACCTGACCACCCAGCTGCAACGCTCCCAGTCCGAGTTGACTCATTTGAAGGAAAGTAAAGAGGAGTTGAATCGGCGGTTAAAGGAAGCCACCGGTAACATCAAGACGTTGACTAGTAAGTGCAAGGATTTGGGGAACCAGTGTGAAAAGGAGATTGCTTCAGTAAAATTGACGTATGAGAGGCGCATTAGTGTGTTGGAGCAGCGACTAGCTGAGATTTTATAATTAATAAAATGCGACTGTTGCTGTAAATGTCCCTATTCCTGGATTATTTACTGTAACACATGTGGCATAATACGATTCACCTTGAGAAAAATCAACTGACTGTGCTGTATTTACTACAGTGGTTTGACCTTGATTTACCGTAATGCTATAAACGGGAACTATTGACACGTTTTTAAATAGGTTGAATGTAATTGTTGCCGCAGCTGGAAGAGTTCCCGTAAAAATAACTGTACCTGAAAAGAGAATCATGTTTTGGGTAGTAGGTATACTCAGGGCTGAAATAGGCAAAGAAGGTTTGGCCATGGTACCGGGTGCTAAATATTCAGTATGATTAGATTGTAGATTACCTACAATACCAAAAGTGAGATTACTGGACTCAACTACCGTAGAGAAACTATTACCATTTGCTTTGTTATTTCTCAAGTCAGTAAAACCTAACAAAATATCACCCAAGGTGCGATTAATGTCATAAAGTATTCCTGATATAGTGCTTGTTTTTAATTCAAGGTACGCATTCGCATTGGTTGTTTCCGCGCCAACAATATTTGTACCTGTACCTGCACTAGAACCCCTTGCGTAAACCACAGCATCGCGTATTGCAAATCTGTTGGCACCACTGACATAAATGCCTCTGGTTATGCCATTACTGCTGCTCAACACATTGATGGTGGTCCTTTGAATGGCATTGGCCGCTGTATAATTAGTTGTGGGAGGAGTTGATATTCCTGCGCTTAAGACGCCAATAATACTAGGATTCCCCACGCCTACATAAGTGGAGGTCACCGTCCATACCGAATTTCTCATTTTTGCGGTGATAGATGTATCCGAAGGAAAATTAACACCTGTTAAATTGAAATTACCGTTGGAAGACAAATTGGCGGTAAAATTTTCTAATCGACAGTTCAAGCCCATTGTAATCAAAGTGGTATTGGCAGTGACAAGAAGTTGCTGAATCACCACACACTGTGTTCCCGCCCCGGTTAGAGACACTCCACCTGGTATAGTCAGTATTTCATTGTAAGTACCTGCATTCACAATAACATTTTCACCACTCACCGCTAATGCCAAGGCTGCCGTAATGGTTTTAAAATACAGCGAGTATCGGTTTGAGGCAGCAAGCATATCATTGCCATACACTGCATCTACCTTTAATGTATTACCTGTAGGTGTTGGAGATGAAAAAGAGGGAGGATAAGCCGATCCGTTAATGGTCATTACGTTGATTAGATCGCCCGAGAAAAAACTTGAAACTAATGTGTTGGTACTGGGGTTGTAAGTCAAAGCAGTGCTATCAACTCTAACATTATTATTTCCACTATTGCTTGCAACAAATGTTGGGTACATTGTTGCCGCAGTTGCAACATCGTTTGTTACACTCACGTTGGAGGAATTAACCGCGTCAGTGGCGTTGGAAGCCGTTCCTGTCAAATTGGGAACAGTAAGTGTGTTGGTACCGGGATTATATGTATATGTTACACTATCCACTTGGATGGTGTTGTTGCCGGTATTAGCTGCGACGAATGTGGGATAATACGTGAGGTTGGTGGCGGTGTTGTTAGTGACCCCAACTTTGGTGGAATTGACAGAGTCGGTAGAGCTTGATGCATTCCCTTGAACATTGGGCACTGTTAATGTGTTAGTTCCCGGATTGAATTGCAAAGCTGCGCTGTTAACTTGTAAGATTTGATTCCCAGAGTTGGCGGCCACAAATGTGGGATAAAAGGGGGCATTGGTGGCGGAGTTGTTAGTAATTCCAACATTGGATGAATTTACGGTGTTGGTAGCGAGTGAAGCCAAGGTTGCAGTAGAGGCATTTCCATTCAAGTTAGCAACGGACAGCGTGTTGGTGGCTGGATTAAAAGTAAACGATGAGGAATCTATTTGGACTCCACGGTTTCCGGTACCGTTAACAAATGTGGGATACAAATTGGAGTTTTCAGTGTTATTATTTACAATTTCCACATTCACGGCATTCAAACTATCTACTGCATTGGTTACAATGCTGTCAATGTAGGGTACGGTTAATATTTGTGTACCTGGGTTATAGAATAGGTCTAAATTAGTATTTAAAGGAAGTGATCCATGGTCATGATTAGCCAATGTTGGATAAAAGTTTGCATTGGTGGTGACAGGTGACACAAAAACATTGGTGCCGCTAGTTGGGGCTTGTGGTTCCCATGAATTGGTGCCATCATTCCATGTTAATACATCTCCATCTACACCTCCTGTAAAATTGTGTAACCCTGCTTCATTAAGAGAATGTGTGTGTATTGCGTCTACATTTAGGTATTGGAACTCACCTACCACATTTTTGGTTTCCGAAAAAAGGGACATACTTTTTTTATTGTATCATATTTTTTTTATTTATAGATGTATGCTGGGTGGGATATATATATATATATATATATATATATTCAAGCTATACGACCTAATAGGAGGTATAATAAGATCTATAGTATTTTTTATTTTGCTTCATGGTTTTTAAAACATGCTACAAGAAGGCCAAGATTTTATTGCTCTCAAAACTTTGTATAAAACTGAACCAATTCAGTTATCATACAAAGTAAATGATCACGTGTCTGTGACCTTTGTTCTCAGCGGTACAAACAGTATTGATAATCTATCCATCACTTGGGTGGATTTATTAGAACAATACCCTGATTTACACCATGTGTACCAATACATGGCCGAGTGGAACAGCGATGTCCCATGTGAGTTATGGAAAACTCTGTGTGTGGAAACTCATATTCGCAATCCAAAAGTTGCGGAAATTGTGTACATCAATGACTGCATTCCTTCGTTCAACAGGTGAAAAGTAGACAATTGCGTACTTTTTTTTTGAAAGCCAGGTAATAAATTAGTAAATGAAGAGACAAAGAAGCAGTTTTGACGGCAATGAGGGCAACGCTAAGAAAGCAAAGATATCCAAAAAAGAATCTAACCCCCCGGCAACCCTAGTGGAGGGAACCGAGGAGACCAAGGAACCCCTGGGTACTACTACCACCGTTGAGAGCAAAGAGGCTTTTGACGCGGTTGAGTTGGTTGATTTGGTTAAAGTGCTTGAAGGTGTTGAAAGTGTTACAACTTTAGAAACGCCCACAACCCTGGAAACTCCTCAACCCTTTTTCTTATTTTTTGATGTAGAAACAGATGGGAATGGACTTTTTAGGCCGTTTAGTCAAAAGGTGGTTCAAGTGTCTTGGACGGCTACTGATAAACAAAACAGGGTTATTGAGTCGTATACCTCTTTTGTGAAAGGTGCCACTGTTTTGAAATACAACCCCAATAAATGGACACTGGAGCAGATCAATTCAGGTGAGGACCCGTCAGAAGTATGTACCAAGTTCACCACCATTGCTAACAAAATAACCCAAAATATGGGGTTTTTAGTAGCACATAACATTAGTTTTGACATGGACGCCGTTAAATCCATAGGAGTGCCTGTTCATCAATTTCTTAAACGTTTTTGTACAAAGGAAAATACCACCTCCATTTGCAAACTACCGGGAGGTAGGAGCTACAAGTGGCCAACACAACAACAGTTGCATCAATTTCTTGAACATCCCGCAAGAGAACAAACGCATGATGCTAGTGATGATGTGAATATGCTGCGTGAAAACTTTTTTGAGTGTGTTAAGCGTGCTAATGGCAATGATAATCTTTACAGCAAGTTTTTATTCTAATAAAATGACGATAACAGTCATTTATTTAGTAAAAGGAAGTAGAATTCCAGCATAAATAAACATACTAGATCCGTAAGATCCAGTAGGAGGGATGATTGAAAAATAAAAACCAGCTTCACGTGCAATGTCGTTAACAAAACGCATCACGACAACTTCCGTTCCTCCGGTGTAGTCATGCGTGTCATACTTGCTGTGACGCAAACAGAGAGTGACTGCAAATAGCGTGTATGGCTTTGCCAATGTCAATAAGTAAAGCGAAATGTCTTCTCTTGGACTGCTTTCGCCCGTTTTTTTGTCTTGCACATTCCCATCCAAACTGTTCATGTAGTCAAACCATGCAAAGGTTATGTTTTTTTTGCAGAGCTCCGAACTTTGTAACAACTGCCCCAAAGTTTGGTTGTAGAGTCCTCGGGGTTTCTGGTGAACCATATCTTCATACTCATAGGGGTTGGGGATAAGACAAAAGTCGTCTTCAAATCCACACAAAACTGTTAACAAGTGTTGAGTCACCAATTGTTCACTGTCCAAAAATAAGGCGTAGTCATTTGAACTTCTTTTTGCTGTTTTTGTCAAATTCACCTTTGGAACGTAATATTCTTTCATGTTGTTGTACTGCTCACATAAAACGGCGTTGTGCTGACACTTGAGCTTATCATGCTGACCCTTGTTGGACGGATTGTACACTCGCCTCTTACTCAAACTGCTACCGCTGGAAGAGGTGGAAACAGTGCGACGGGAAGAAGCGGTTGATGATGAGCTTGAGAATTCCACAAAACTTTCCTCTTTTGTTTCACCCACAGTAAGAGTAAGGCGGGCTTTCTTGACAGGTCGGCTGTCATCCAAAGCCAATTTACTATGAATATCTTTCAACGCCCTTCCAGCTCGGACCAGCTCCTCCAAGTAATTGATGTAGCATCCCTTGTCTTCAAACATTACCACTTTCACACACTGTGTTTTAAATTGTTGCAGATGCACGCCGGTTTTGGCCAACACTTTGGGCACTTGTGGGCAAGACGAGGAAAAGGTGTAAAACTCTTGAGCTTCCAACACCTCCAAATAAAGAATGCCCTCGGACTCCCTTAGGACTTGACACACATCAATGTCAATCATGTTCGCCTTGTACGCTGCTACCATCCGGGTTCTCATGACGTTTGGATATTGAATAATGAACTTATACACCAGCGACAGCGACAGCAACAGCCACAACAACCACAACAACCACAACAACCTCACTGCAACAAACATAACAAGATGTCACGTTTTATTTTAAAGAAAAAAGGTATAAAAACAAAACATTGGTTTCCTAGTTAATGGCTTCCGAGAATGCAAAATAAAAATGGTTTGTAAAAATAAAATGGCAAATGAACCTTCTGATAAAGCGTTATACTCTCGCGTAAAGACAAGTGTATATAGGAAGTACCCTAAACACAGTGCTTATAGAAGTGGGTTGTTAGTGCAAGCCTACAAACGCGCGTTTCAAGACAGGTATGGCACCAGGCGAAGCCCTTACAAAGGCTCAAGGAGTAGGAGTAGAAGTAGGAGTAGAGGATTAGGGCGTTGGTTTGCAGAAAGATGGAGGAACCAAAGGGGTGAAGTGGGTTATAAGTACAAAAGTGATGTGTACCGTCCAACCAGGAGGGTAACAAGCAGAAGTCCCAGCACATTCCGGGAACTTAGTCCCAGACGGCTAAACAGAGCTAGATCTCAAAAAAGAAAAACAGGTCGTGTGAAACAGTTTTAAAAATAATCGTGTGAAACAGTTTTAAAAATCATCAAGTTTCACTAAAGCCATCCCATTAGAATAAACCAGGTTGTCACACTGCATGACATTCACTATAGTGATTTGTTTACGCAATTGAGAATCCAATACAGTCACTTTATAACTTAATTCCACCCGATCAGGAAGAGCCTGAGGGTTTAAATAAAATCGGATTCTTTTTTCAGTATAATTACTATTTGTCATCACAATCCGGTTAGTAGGTGCAATACATCTGGAACCCACTCTCAAATCAATACTAACATTAGAAGTGATGTCACTAATTATGTCACCTTCCACCAAGATGTAATCAAATGAGGCCAACCCCTCATTATTTATCTCTAATATCCCAATGTTGTTTACCAAAAATAATTTTTTCACTGTATATGACACTGCTTGAGCACCACGACTTACCAAAGTTTCCAAACTCCCTGTGAAAGTGTCTACAGCACTCTTTACCACCTCAATACCCTCCAACAAGTTATCCAGAGACGTAATTTCCATAGAGTTTTTTTTCTATAAAACCGATATATTAAATTTCATTTATTTTTACGTTTAAACGTATTATTAAACGACAATACAACCCTTGTTGTTTACTTGTGCAGTTTGGTATCTCTGCTTTTTAGTTGAAATCCTTTTAGTTGAAACACGCTTATTCGTATTTGTACCATACACCCGATTGGCACAACTATAGATACCACCACCAGTACTAGGAACTGGGCATTGTAGTTGACATGCAGCGTTCGTTAAAGTACCTCCAGCAGTCTTTGTGCATTTACCGTTTACACATGCATATAGCTGCTCACACGTGCTTGCCTTGCAATCTGCTAGAGTTTGTTTGCCTTGGGCAGTCTGTGTGCATTTACCGTTTACACATGCATATAGCTGCTCACACGTGCTTGCCTTGCAATCTGCTAGAGTTTGTTTGCCTTGGGCAGTCTGTGTGCATTTACCGTTTACACATGCATATAGCTGCTCACACGTGCTTGCCTTGCAATCTGCTAGAGCTTGTTTGCCTTGGGCAGTCTGTGTGCATTTACCGTTTACACATGCATATAGCTGCTCACACGTGCTTGCCTTGCAATCTGCTAGAGTTTGTTCGCCTTGGGCAGTCTGTGTGCATTTACCTTTTACACATGCATATAGCTGCTGCTGTACACCGCAAGAAGCTTTACAGTTTGAATAAGTTGTTCCGGTGGTGCTTTTCGTACATGTCCCGGATACGCAAGTATATAGCTGGGTGGGAGTGGATGTAGATGGTACACATGCGGTGGGATTAATACTGTTAGGTGCGGGGACGTAATTATAACAACAGCAGCGGGTTTCACCATTACATGTAAACTGCGCCGAGGTTTGATCACAAGGTAAAGTACCTGGACTGTATCCCAAAGTAGAACAAGATACGGAAGGCTGTGCTTGACATGCTCCATCACAATCGGAATTTAGGTATGTACCTGTGGTATTATTAGAGACACAACTGGTGCCACTACAAGAAAACAATGTTTGCGACGCACCACCACATTTACCTTCACAGTTAGATGTTTGATAGGTACCACCACCTGCGGTATCTTGAGTACACTGACCCTCTACACAATTATATGTTGGTGGAACAACATTAGTGCAATTACCTCCACAAGTGGACTCGTTATACACACCACCTGTAGTAGCTTGAGTACACTGACCCTCTACACAATTATATGTTGGTGGAACAACATTAGTGCAATTACCTCCACAAGTGGATTCCGTATACTTACCATCTGTAGTAGCTTGGGTACACTGACCATTTACACAATTGTATGTTGGTGGAACAACATTAGTGCAATTACCTCCACAAGTGGATTCCGTATACTTACCATCTGTAGTAGCTTGGGTACACTGACCATTTACACAATTGTATGTTGGTTGAACACCCGAACAAGCTCCGTCACAGTCAGATGTTTGATAGGTACCATTCTTGTCTTGAACACAAGCACTATTCGAACATTTATAATTATATCCACAACCGTTAAAACTGGTAACGGCTTTGACGGTCTTATTATCAAAACAGGTGGAGTTGGAATACGCAACTTCAAAATCAGCAACTCCACTCCCTCCGTTGGAATTTAATATATCTACCCAGGCGGAGACAATGCTCGCACCTGCATTGCAATCTCCCGTATAACCTCCTTCACACCAAAACGCAACGCCTAATCCCTTACCAGCGCGTATAAAGTCCACAATTTGCTGAATGCAAGGCGCGCAACAGGAGTAATTACCACCTCGCGGATAAACAGCATACAACAATTTGCTTTGCATAGCCGCAGGGAGCGCCTGAATTGCGTCTGATGCATATCCACACCAAGAACCGTAATTATTATCCACCCACATCCCGCCGTTGTATAGCATGAGAGTCACATATGTACATGCGTCTGCGTACTTATTTAAAAAAGTACTATTTGGCAAAGCGACAACATTACCAAACATGGTAAATGTTATGATATAATTTTCTGCCTTTAACTGTTGAGATACCTGACCAATAAAATCAAAAGCTGGGGGGTTAAGATCAGGTGGATTTTTACTTTCGTCTATAATTAGTTCTAAATCCCAATCAATACCCCGTAAGCCGGTAGCTACAAACATGGCTTTAAACTGTGTTACCCAAGCATTTACCCCATCATATGCCATAGTAGCCCACGCTAAAGGAGTTGCAGAGGACCCCCCAATTGATACAATTACAGAACCTTGAAGCGTAGCGCATATAGCTGGAGTAGGTGCTGGATACCCCAAATTACTACCATCGAACTTGAATTTGGCGATAGAACTCGGAACTGATGACGCCAGCGCCACAACTCTTGCCTTACTGTTTGGCCACACATTACCACCCGTCCATACCATGGAAATAATTGGAGAGGAAGCGTGTGTGAACTGACTTGATTTTTTACGTAACCCGTTCTGGTTGGATTTCATGTTGTTTTATCATTCACCTCATATTTTTTTATCACAATCGATCCGTATCCAGTCTACAGGAAACAAGTCTGCTGTATTTTTGGACGCGTTTTTGGGGCCGAACCATGCTGAAGGGTAACACACTAGTTTGTCACTGTGCGTGTTCAAATATGCACCCCACCAACTGAATGTGCTATTTGCAATGATGTTATGCTTGCAGCAACTCATGGTCAACATCTCTTCCCAGTCTGCCAACCCATCCAACACGTTTATGAACTCCAGCATCGGAAACTCCACAGACAACTCATCAATCCATCTCTCTACCAACTCCCCATCCCGTTTTTCATAAAAATACAACACTTGTAAATCTTGCACATGGGGATCCATAGAGGTGAGAATGGTATGTAAAGCAACTCGGTAGTAATTCAATGATAAAATGTTATGATACTTTTGCAACTTCAGGTAGTCCCCAAGACGAAAATGAATGCTGATTGTATTCTCAAAGCTGCGAAGAAAGGGGAAACTGTGACTCACCTTGTCACGAACTTGAACCTGAATCTCATGCATCCCAATCAATTCTAAAATTTGATCAAAGTAGTTCTCAAAATACTTATAGCTTTGAAAGTAGCCTTGTAATTTAATATTGTCTCCAAACACTCGAAGCGCCCTGAAAAAGGGTTTATAGTGAAATTCGGCATCCACATATTTTCTTTTGTATGAAGTATGATGGGGTACAATATATGTTTGCAGTTGTTTTAAAAAACTATGCCAATACGTTCCTCTAACGGTCCCACCTTTTTGAATATCCCGATAAAACCCAAACCCGTGACCGCTGTTCAATCCTGCAGCTATGGTTGTGAATATTTGAAACAACTGGTTCCCTAACCCCGCATGCACTTGACAAACAATCATGTTTTTATTATTACTCAATATATATAATAGAATGGTCAAGAGCAAAGTTTAGTTCTTGCTCCAAGGGATTGGGACTCTCAATTACTCCCATTTCAAATTCCTCCGCTTTCATCTCCAAGGGATAATAAACTGCTGCGGTAGGGGTAAACGGAACAGGAGGTGCAAAACGAATGTGGTCAGTGGACGCATGAGTTTCACAAAACACTTGGTCAATGTTTGTACAAGAGAATGTTGCCACCTCATTACAACCAAGTTGTTTACAAAATGAAAGTTTCCAATGCTTCTCGGGATCCATGTGTTCTTTACAGAACCGCCGCCTTATTTCACAGTCCCCGTAAAAAGCACGCACATCGCAAAACATGCATAACGGGTGCGTAACAGGGAGTTTAGGTGAGCGTAAGGCGCTTTTTTTGTTTACCATGTCACGTGACTTATGAGCGGCGCAACGCAATGGTTTTGTAGAAGTGTACCCAAACGACGCTACATTTTTGCACTTACTTTCTTGACAGGTTTTAATGGTGGTGTTCCACATACCCGGTAGCTTATGAGCGGTGCAGTGGGTTGAAACTCCACGTTTGCATCCAAATCTTGGTATAGTTAAACAATTTTGAAACTCGCAACGCTTAGACACTGACACAACATTCATCATTCCAGACGTCTTATGGGTTTTACAAAACATTGCTTTTTCCCCCACTAAACCAAAACACGCTTCTGTATTGCATTGAGAGTGTTGACATTGAGTATCCAACATGTTATTCATTAACTCTGGGCGATGCTCCTCGCAATGAGTAGGATTGTGTTTCTCATAGCCATAAACGGGATTGTTGGAACACCCCAAGCCACCGTGGCATGATTTACGACTATATTTAGTAAATAACCCGTTTAGTAGCTCCTCGTACAAAATATCTTCAAAAGTACGCAGTTCCAAGAAAGTGCGCTTTTGTGACAATAGTTCATTCATGTTACAAAGAATGTCGTAAAATGATGTAAAAAGTATAAAATAAAAATATTTATTGGTTTTGATGTTGTAAAGGTTCTGAATTTTCAAAACTTACAGGCACAATACTGCTGATGGAAGTAAACCGGTTCCGGTGTTGGTGCTGCTGGTTTTGTAGGTGCGTGCTTGGTTCATCAAACGGTATAACATAGGAGTTTTTCTTTGTTGATCTCTTCACTTTATTAAGGCTTTGCATAAAGGATTGCCACATTTAAATTTAAAAAAATACTTTATTTTCGCGTTTCTTGTTGCGAGGATGAAGATGTGAATGTTGGTTTGGGCATTTGGTAAACTACATCTGGTATGTTCAGTGCGTGATTAATGTAGCGCGCTAGTGTAAAGAAAAAATCACTTAATCGGTTTAAATAAATGACTGCAGATGCGTCAGGATTCAGAGTTACTAACACCGTCCTTTCAGCACGCCTACAAACCGAGCGGCAAATATGGGCAACCGCCGCCGCCTCGGACCCACCTGGTAAAATGAAATTGGTTAGCTTTGGGAGTTGCGCTGTCATCAAGTCAATCATTGACTCCAATTCTTCTTCATGGGAAACAAAACGTGTCCTTTCGTATTGACGCCCACTAGGGGTGGCAATAGAAGTCCCAATGTCCATTAGACGTGTTTGTATCACTTGCAACAACTCCTGGATGGATGGGCACAGTCCAATGTCACCTACGAATACCAGTTTAAAACACAGCAACCCCAATTGACTCTGAAGTTCATCCACCGACCCTAGCGCTTCAAAATAATCATCAGTTTTGCTCCTTACTTCACCATTGTATAAAGAGGAGGTTCCTCGGTCACCTGTCTTGGTATACACCTTTACCATGTGATTTATGAACGCTTTTATATTTAAAAAAAAATATATTTTTTATTATATTCACTCGAACTCTAACAAAGGGAATCAAAGTAATCTTCCCAGTAGGAAGGCTGTGGCTGTAGCTGTGGCTGTGGCTGTGCCTCTGTCTTTAGCTCTATATGAACTATTTTCCTTTCTAAAAAGGAGTGGTTTATACAGAAATTAGTTTTCATCCTAATGCCCGACACGCACATCACTTCCACTTCTTGTAAACAGTCGTCACTTTTGCAATACTTTTTACGAGAGTCAAACACATCTTCAGGACCAGCGTGCTCCCTACAAAAAAACTGATTGCCATGAACCGGTCCAAAAAATGGGCTTTTCCCACATCCCCCGACATGTTGGCACTTGTTGTCCAGCAACACATTGAAATCATCTTTGCGTTTGTGCAGCTTACAGTACAAGGGTGTTTTCAATATCCCTCCAAAACAAGCAAATGTAATACACTTTGCCTCCTCGCACATTTTTTTGGACATATTAAGGCACCCACTCGTCTTGTGTTTGTTACAATACAACGGCTTACCCTTTTCATATCCAAAATGCGTAGGCCCGAAACAACCCGTTTTGATACAATGAGATACTCTGATTTTCTTGATTTCATCCGCCCTCTCCTCCAATTCCCACTTTCTTTTCAGAGTAGCCATGATTGTTCTCAAGTTACCAAACAATATAAAAATGAAATATTTTGTAAAAATATTGCGGTAAAGAAAGTTTAAAACAACACCATGTACAGGCTTTATGAGTTTGGAAAAAACCACTTGTACTTATACAAGGAGCTGTTGGAAATTCTAGACGCTTTTGACTTAAACATAGAGAATTGTGTGAAACTAAGGTACTTGTGCAACACAACATATTGCAACATCTTCACACATCGCAACGACTTTTATGACAACTGTGAAAAGGCCATGTACGTTGACAATGATTGGGGTGAACTAGGGTTATCCAATAATCACATAGGCAGAGACAAGTGTGCTCTTGTACTCCTTTTGAATGATCAAAGTGTGTTGGTAGCAAGATGTGGGCAATATGTGATTGACGTTCATGAACGCGTTGACGATATTGTCCACACCCTGTACCCCTTTGGGTTTGACGAACCTGTGTATTGTAATCAATTAGTGGATAATAATCCGCAAGATTGTGCTTTAATAAAAGCTATTTGGGACCAATAAATTTTTTACTGTATTGAGTTTCTTCATTTTTTAAAATTCGACTTTTCAACAACCATGCAATACTACTCTATCATACAGTATGAGTTTAATGATTATCCTTCATCCAACCATGGAATTGTTTATGTGGATTCTTTTACATTAACAACGTCAACGTTTCATGATTTTTTACAAAGTTTCAACATACACTTGGTTAGTTTTGACCAGACGGGCGAACACATACACCACGCGTTAACAAACATTGACAAGTTTTTCAACGGGCTGTACAAGGATGTGGACAACATCAAACATTACATGATTTGTTTAATTTGGTGAAAAAGAAAGACAATAAAAACCGTACTCCTTATTTGGTTCACCAATTTATAAGTGGTAAATGCTCCAATAAATTGGCGGCATGTCTGTTTTCTAGTGTAAACGTTTTTTCGTAATACATTTCGGGATTCTCCAAAACGGTCTTAATAGTGTTCATGTCTTGTTGTACATTTCCCGTTAATGTAATAATGTTTTTAAAATAGGATGACACATTTTTACATCCAAAGTACAAGGGTTTACAGTTGTACATAAGAGGGGTTAACAATTTTTCAGAAATATAATGATTTTCACAGTAATTTTCAATACAAATGGAAAACAAATAATCACGAAAAGGTATGGTTTCATCTGTAAATGAGCCTTGAATGTGTTCATAGTTGTATAAGTGCGATCCACGTCCATAAATGTCAATGGGTAATCTATCTCTTATAATTTGTTGAACTAGTTGATGTCGATACTTATGCCCAGGTGCTTTTTTCTTTTCACTAACAATAATTGACATTAGTTTGGGCTTAGTTGTTATTTCTTGTACAGGATTAGAGTGTTTTAAAAATGCGTGGTGTTCAATAAAAGGAGCTGGTAAACTACCTTTATGGCTAATGTAGTACCTTCCAATATAACGTTTTGCATACTCTACAAATTCTGGAGTCATGTTCAAAAAGTGTAAAGGCTCCCACGCCAGCCCCAATATGTTTTCTTTTGGTAAACGGCGCAACTTCGGCATACATGTGTTAATCACAATAGCATGAGTGTAGTCCTCATTTGCAGTCACTAAATATCGTTTGTTTATCCCGTAAAAAGAAGGGTACTGAGAAACGGCGCAACTTAGTTCAAAGTCTGTCTTGAGTTGTTCACTACTAGTAGTATAATCAGCAAACATTTTGATGATAATTTGTTTACCTTTAAACACAAAAGGCTCATAATCAAAATCATAATCTCTACGTTTGTCACAGTTTTGAGAATCCAGTGACGTTGGTAAAAACATTCCATTTTCTGTGGGTACCTCGGTAAAGTATTTCTTATTAACATACGTACATTCAAACAAATTGGGGACAGCAATGCCTTGGTGTATGGTCATTTCTTGAACACAATTGTTGGCATGAAAATGAATTAGATAATGGGACCTATTCAAGGCTTCAAACACAAGTTGATGTCGTTGTGTGAACGGAAAATGAAATTCAATCACAATTTGAGAAAACTTACTTAGTTGTTCATCATTTAATGTTTCAAGCCAACTAAATTCAGCTCCTTCAATATCCATTTTTAAACAAATATTGCTGTAATCCAATAAATAGTGATGCAAATTGGTTTCGGTGGGGGTTTCAACGGGTCCAATGTTTTTTTTAATGAAATGAATGTTTTCATGTGTTTGACCGGGAGGTAAGCCCTGTACTGTGCCGTCAAACAAAACACACAGCGTATTTGGGTATTTATTACAAAGGTCAATTTCAAATATAATATTACCACCCACACCAGCCCCTATTAATAGGTCGTACATAGGTAAATCGGCCATTACATAACCTCCATCATTAGATGGACCATACCGTTTTTTTGGAAAAGGGGATTGATACACAGTTAGGCATTTAGTATCAAATTGATGATTTCGTGAAACTTTTATATTAGATTGATTTTGACCCATCCTTTTTTTAAATATAATTATACATAATTAATTGTAAGCTTGATATATACAAAATATAACAACAAAACTGCATCAATGTCTCGTCAGCAATTGACGTTCATCTCTGAAGATAATGTTTTTATTTTTAACTGCCCCTGCTGTCTGGGTACCATTGTGGTACACGGCAGTGAGGTCAACTGTCAAATTTTTAGACATGCCGTTCTGAAAACAACCGGTTCACAAGTAAGTCCTCACGCCTCCAAGAATGAACTTGATAGTTTGCTGGCAAATGATTTGCTGCACGGGTGTGGAGGCCCTTTCCAACTATTTAAACAACCGGGGGGTGAACAGTGGTCTTACGCTGAGACTTGTGACTACATTTAAAATTGATTGAAAATTCGCGTTTTTTGAAACAAAATTAATTTTAGAAAACAATAAAATACTATATTCCATTTTTCAAAAACGTCCCTGTTTTCAATGGAAGAAACAATGAAACTAAGAGTGTCAATTGAGCATGAAACGCATGGTATTCAGTATATTGAAGCGGAAGATGGGACAATTGAATGCCAGGATTTGGATGAAACCCAACTTTGGGTGGTTGCGTATCCGTCACGAGGATGTATTCGTTTTTTGGAAAATAAGTTTCCAGAGTGTCAAATCAAAGAAAGAAAGGGGGTATGGTACATTCTAAGTCCAGCGGCTGCTCGTGATTTTAAAATGATGACATCAAATTTCACGGAAATGTTTGTCATATCCTATTTCTTAAAAGATGCAGACGACGACTTTCCGCGTGACATGTGCTTCCTGCTAGTCCAACCCAAAACGTCTACCCAATTTAGTAACTACACACTGGAACGTAATCTCTTTAAACAATTACCGGCACAAAGTCTGTGGGATAACGGTCGAACTGATTTAAATCTGGAGACCCGTCCGCAAACAGAAAGCCAAGGATTTTGTGCTGTTTTTAAAGACCGTAATCCCTTGATAGACATTGAATCTCTCAACTTTGTAAATGTGTATCATGTAAAATTGCAACAAAAAGATGTGTTGCAAAAGTTACGGCTATGGGGTGTTTTCAGTCACACAATACGTGAGCGTTATGCCAATGTGCTGGAAAGTGTGGTGTACGACCTGGGTGAACGACATTCTTGTTTCCAACGTGTCATGCTATTAACACTGAAAGACTTGTTAAAAGGAGAAAGTGAGTTATTACAACAGTTGTCACCATTGGACTATGAAGTGTTAATGCAGATGAATGGGACTAGTGCCAATATTGAGTTGTCGCATGTTAAAGAACTCAAAATCAAACAATTGATGTATGAAAGGTTTGCACCAACCCATTTTATAAATGCTCCAGCTCATGATTTACATACTCCCCCCTTGCCGCGTGTCTTGTAAAAAAAAGTTTCATTTCTTGACTATCCAATAAATCATTAATGTCAACAGTGAAAATAAAATGAAAGACAAAAGTAAAGAAAATGATTGTTCATCTTGCCGGAGCTCCAGGTTCCGGAAAAAGCACAATTGCACAGCAGGTAGCTAAACAAGGTTGGGTCATCTATGATCTTGATGATCTGAACATGCAGTTTGTGGAAGGCAACGATTTAATAAGCCTTACGCGAACGGATCCTAAAAAGGTAACTGCTCTGTATCAAAATCGTATTAATGAACTGATTTATAATGCCAAGCAAAACGGTAAGTCCATTTTGTTTGTGGGTATTAACTCTGGCATTCTTGGAACAGCCCCTGGATCTTATGAGATAAACGTAAACGCCAATCACAATGTGCTTTTAAATGTGGACACTGCACAAAACGCTAGACTGTGGATACAGCGCGACATGCCAAATGTGTTGGACCAGTTCGTGACTACTTTAAAACAAGAGGTGCAAGAGTATAAAAAGGTGGAAAAACAAGAAGCGCAGGTGGCAAAACAATACAAGAACTGGTTTAATGCAATTATGCAAGACTTTCGGCCATCCAAAAAGAAAGATGAAATAATACGGTTTAAAAAGTTTTATTACAGAAAAGGATATACTCCCATGATCCCCTCCAAGTTCATACAATGGTTTGGTTCATTATAATAAACAATTGAAAATGATTATCATTAATTCTGACCTAGGGGTCCTACTTACATTAACACAAAAAAACACCATTCTTTTATTTAAACTTCCAACACTCTCTCCCAGAACCCCATTCCGGGGTTTAATAAAATTAAACGGTACACGTTGTTGGCGGCTTCATCAAAACTGTACAACTTCTCCACTTTGTCGTTTGGAAATTTGAACGTTTTATAGTCATGACAGCCTTTTAAACCTTCACTAATACTACGTCTAGCGTGTTCCAATTCATGAACAAGAGTACGGGCATGCGTGTTGTATTTCAAGTAATTATCATAATATGAATTGTTATCTAGTAATTGCAGTTGGTTAGGTTTTCTTATATTTGTAAACCAATTTAGAAACTCGTCAATATCGATCACGCTTAAATGTGTTTTGTTAATATTTATACTGTGATCATCACTTGTATAAAAACCAATCATTCCAACTGCAAGGAGTTTAATATTTACTGTTGGACACTTCTTTTCAAAACCTTGAATTTTTAAACTTGCACCCCCTTCCCAATATTTTTCAGTAAAGGTTCTAAAAATAGTTAAAACTTGGGCTTCTTGCTCGGGTGTGATCAGAGGCATTGCTACAGTGGCATAGACAACTGTTTCAGTTACATTCTTATTACTTAACCAAAACAAAAGAACTTGAGACTGCAACCCCCATGAACTTAACTGCTTAATTTGTGTTTTTTGATCGTGTGTCAACAACGCAAATTCCTGGTCTCCCATGATCGCATAACTTTTGAGAATGAGTGAAGCAAAGTTCTCATGGCTTGCGACTTTGTAGTACATCATAAAATGTAAAATCATTTCCGCATTCCACACATCCACATCATCTCTCTGGTATGGTAGCAATTGTGACAATGGTGCACTGGAAGCAAAGTTGTTTAGGTATTGGTTCCAGTTATTATACAATAACGTGTTTCCATCATCTGATTCCTCCACAATAGTTTTTAGGATACATTCATACAATGAATTTGTTAAAAACTGGGTGAAAGCGTTCCTGTTTTCAGGAGACATATTGATTTTGGCTCTCGTTTGCACCGGTGTGTACACGCCGTGTTGAATATCCACAATCAACTTATAACTTAAAAAAGGGATTATATATTCAGGCAGCAGTGCTGCATTCACCACAAAGTCCTTTAAGGGTAGAAAGGGAACCCCTTTTGTGAAAATGTAAGATTCCAGTTTTTGTTTGCAAATAAATCTGGATTGGAACTTTGGTGTGGAAATTAACTCTTCCGTTTCCACTTTGATGGCTTGACCATTATAAATCAAATTGTCTAAAGGTAACAAACTAAACACATTTTTAATAAAATAAACAAAACTATGCACAGTATAATGGATTCTGTCTCCAAACTCACTTTTCAACATTTTCACAAAAATATCAGTTTGGTTACCACGCGTGTCACTTTTTACTTCCACACATCTGTTGATGTCAACCACCCGGTTTTGACCGTCACGCACGGGTATATCCTTTATAAGTGTACTTTTACCGTTCAGGGTTGTGTAAATAATTACTTCACAACTCTCTCGGTACGCATTAAAAAACCCGCTACCCATTTCACCCGTAACCGTCGGGGACGCCGCTTTAGAACTTAAAAATGGAATCATTAAGGACAGAATGCCTTTAAAATTGATTCCAATATAATCTGTAATTTGATACACTACATGTGTCTCATTTTCCTTTAAAAACACTTCAATGGATTCGTTTGAGGGTTTAAAAACCCTCACCGCGTCCAATGAGTTCTGTATGGTCTCGGTTAATACTGCATTAATAAATGATTTGGTTGATCCTTCATTAATTGCAATTTCCGTTATTTGGAGTTGAATGGGGTCAGAGGGGTTTTTGTTATTTGCACCTTCGAATAATGTGGTTTCATCAAAATCATTTTTAAGAACGTAATCAATGAGTTGGCTTTCAGTGAAATGTAACCGGTTGTCTACTACTGGCAGTTCATTATCCAACAACGGGAGCAAGATGGTCCGGTTTGTACGAGTAGATAGAAAACAGTCAGTAGAGATTTTATATTTAGTAACAAGCACTGTTTCTAAAAAATTATTTAGATTTAAACATGTTGTAAAAAAGAGTTCATAATCAAAAATGTGGTCTTTTACAAATTGTAATGTAAACAATAGTACACTATACAAATAACTTTCGGTTTGTTTTGTTTTTGCATCACTGTAAAAATAGTGTGTCTCAATGTAGAATCTATCTGCTAACTCATTGCTTATGAATAAATAAATAGCCATAAACTCAAACAACGAAAACTGTGACATATTTTGGACAAGAAAATACAGAATGTGGTCTCTCACACCTACGCCTTTCTTACCATACCTTTTAACTATAAATACAGGGTTCAAGCACGTCCAGAAGAATATTTTCGGGTTGTTTATGCTTTTTAATTGAATAGTGAATGCACTCCAATCCGTACTAAACTGAAACAACTTTGGAAAAGCTTGTAATAATACAGAAAGTGTCTCTTCCCCCAAAAAAGTTACATTGTTAACCGGCAACACCTGGGATTGAAACTGATTTGTCACTAATTTAAATAATATTCTCTTAGACCCATAACATTCATGTTTCTTGCCTTCCAAATAAGAATTCAACTTTCTGTGGAACTGGTTGAAATAAGACAATGCAAACTCATTTGAAAAAGCACATAAAAAAACCAATTGGCGAATAATACACAACACAAATTCCACTTTGTTTTCGGTGTGAAATCCGCAAGGCCCGTCCCAATTGCGTAAAACCCGATTATTACCAATTACGTTGGGGTCAATATCATAAATTGAATCAAAGCCATAAATGTCAAAGAATGCCAACAGTTTCAATACAAGTTGAGTTAACCAATTATAAACAATAGGCGTGGGGGGTACTTGTATTAGCTTTAAACTTTCAATAATTTGAGTAGTAAACACTTCCTCAATAGTACCCTCGGTAATCTCGTCTTTAAGGATGTATAACTTGTCACTTGTGAAAAGTAAAGACGCCAAAACTACCCATTGCTTGTTTTCAGCATTATTATTCACAAAGTCCACGTCAACAAACAAATAGTCAATCAGTTCAGTGGTTGACACAATGTTAGGCACATCGTTTAGTAGAATTACTTTCTTACCCCAATACACGGTACGGTCTGAGGGTTTGGAACTCAAAAAATTACCTAACGCCTGTAAATCCGATGTTTCGCTAGCAATCAAAACATCCATGCCTGTGTCAAGTTGTTGTAAGAACTGAAAATACAGAACATTCACCCGGACTTTGTCTTGCATTGGCAGTTGTTGTAAAACGGTACGGAAAAAGTTCTTGTTCTCCACTTGAGTGGAATAGGTGATATAAGCCCGCAGTGCGGACTGCAGCACATACACATTTCTTAAGATGTCAATAGAGTACCGTAAAATCTGTAGTATTTCCCTTTCTACTTGTATTTTGGTTTCCACATTCAAAATAATATCATCCCGGGAGACGGGTATTCGAGTATTACCCGGCAAGTCAATTACTATTTCAAACTTTTCTGGCAATGATGTTGAAAACGGGATGTACACTACAGCAACTGAACGAACAAGCAAAACAAGCACATTGGTTGAGGTGCTAGTTTGAGTAATAGTTGACTTTGCGGTTCTTAATACCTCGTTTTCAACAACTGATGATTGTATAGTTTTGGTGGACACACTGGGTACAAACAATTTCTTTAGCAACACTTCCAAACTCATTCCCTTTGCAAAATCTTGTACCATAATACCATTACGGTTGAGCTGAATATAGACTTTGTTGGAGTGGTTAACATCCGCAGCGTTTAGTTTTTTAAACACCTCATTCTCCGATCGTCTAAACACCAACAAATCACTTGAAATGTGGGTGAGTCGTTTTAAATGAAATTCAAACATTTCAACATTATGCGGTGTAAAGTGGTCTTCTTCGCAGTTTAGAGTAATGACAGTGCCTGTGGATTGCACATTTGTTTCCCCGTACTGTAATGTAAATTTCAACTCCCCTTCCTGTTCTTTGAGTTGACATGTAAAAAGAGAGTTTTGGTGGTAACTTTCAATGTCTAAAGTCCTTTTCGGATGGTCAACTAACCAATACAGTATTGAAAAAAACCCCATCCCAAATTTACCAATCTGGGCTTCTGAATTGTAAGAATCAATACTGTTGACCGGTAATTCTATAATGCTTTGTTCCGGTTCCGCAAAAATGCGGGTGGATGCCACTTTTACCAATGATTTTGCTATTTTTGAACCATATTCAGAACAATTGCCGTCCTCTTGTCCAAAAAAAGTGAGTATATCATTTACTTTAAAGCCGGTGCAAATCAAACGAAACAGTTTCATGAAAGTTCGGCTTTGTAGCAACCGGGTGTTGGGGGTGGAATACAATGGTAGGGTTACTAAAAGAGGGCTCATTATTTCCTCTGTGCGGTTTTCAATGTAATAAAACTGTCTACCGTTTGCATAGTAAAGTTGGGTCTTGTCCATATCTTTCTTGCTTTGTTGAAATAGATTGTGGGTTTTATACCTTTTTGGAATTGCATCCAAATCCAGATACCGTCTTTGAAAAGGAGGGGATTGTATTTGATAAGGATAATTTTTTAACCAAAAAGCCGTGGTCTGGTCTGTAGTGATGTTAGAGTCTTGTTCTGCTACAAGAGGTATATAAAGTTGTGTACCCGGAGTGATTTTCACTTCTGCAATAAGGGAAGAGTCAAATACGTTTATCCAATGATATAAAATAGAGTACCAAGTGTTCCTAATGTTTGAAATCCTATTTTCAACAGGAACTCCTTTAATTGTGGCTTTTAATGATTGGGTACGGGCATTCCAGTCAAACACATAGTACGTACTTTCATTGAATTCTACAACCTCATCACTCCTGTTGTAAGAACCCACGATTTGTTTAATAGTTTCCAAATCAGATTTGGATATTTCAGGACAGGTCTTTATCCAACAAAATAACACCCCAGTTGGCAAACTTGACACAAACTTACCTATTTCAATTTCAAAATTGGAACCAAATATATCCATTTTATTATAACACAAAATAATATTGTCCTTATAATAAAAAAAATATGTCTTTACTTTCCGAAACATACGTTACTGTATCAGAGTCCCAAAACTGCGTCGGCCGGGATGCCAATCTTGGCAACTGCGATATTGTGTCGGCTAATGTGATTCAACTAGCAGCCGGAAATACCGCCATCTCGGGTAATTTGTCACGAAATGCCCCCTTTACCATTACTCTTAGCACCCATACTATTGTGGATGGTCAAAACTGGATTATTTGCAACCCAGCCGCTCTTTTAACCATTACGTTGCCAGCGGCATCAAGCTATGTGGGGCGTGAAATCATGCTCAAAAACGTGTCTGCTTTCGCAGTTCAATCCGGTAGTTCAAATGTTGTGCCGCTGGCGGGGGGAGCAGCATCGAATGCAATTCTAGCCGGTTCCGCTGGTTCGAAAGCCACTTTAGTGAGCAGCGGAACCAACTGGGTAATTATGCAATAAGTGTTTGTTTGAACGGTATTTAATAATAAACTTATACTCACAGCTCTATAGTGGTTTTTCAATATGTATAATAAAAATAAAATGTTTTCACTGTGTCACAATTGTCCACCTACATACAATACACTTGATTAACAGGTGTTAATCAAGCAAGCGGTTAATTAATTATAATATACCGGTAAAATCTGAACATTAATTTGTAGTTTCTTATACCACTATCGCAGACTTCTCTTTGGATGAAATCAAATATATGAATGTGTTTACAAAGACAGTGAATGGAGAATCTTTTCACAATATTCATATCCAGGGTTACGGTTATCTGTATGAAATCTAAGTTTTATATTTTACCAGATGTCTAACTAACTAACAACATTTGAATAAAAAAAATTCATATGAATGACGATACTTTCATCCGTTCTTTCCGTGATTTGTATTTAAAGTACGGCATCACTTGTTTGCATTGCTCCACTTTGCACGACGTCAATTGGGCTGATGTGATCCCCCCGGAACAAGGTCAAGGACAACTACAAGAACATAACATGTACCGTGCTCTCCGTGATTGCCCGGCGTGTCTCTACACCGTGCAGCAGCAATGGGATTACTGGGATGAGCATGTGATGTACAACCAGGTATACGTGTTTCCTAACGCTGAGAATGTGTTGGGCATCATGTTCTTGGGATTTGTGGGCTACAACAAGTTGGGGTTCTTAAAAAAAGTGATACCCAAGGACTTTTTGTGTTTTAAGTTGTCACCCGAGGCCTTTCAACAATACATGGGCATAACCTATGAAGAAGGGAAACGAGAATGTTTTCAGAAAATGGAATCTTTTTGTGACGCCATCATGCTCTTACCTATAGCAACCGAAACCGAAAAGGACACTGCGTTTTTTATAAAGTTCAATTTAACATTGTTAATATTCCCAGTAGAGGGTGATGGGGTTGCAAATGTTTCTGAACTCCAAGAACTCCTCCCTTCAAATACCTGTACACTCTTACAAGGGAACCCAGCAATGGAACCTTGTTCCATTTGTTATGAAGAGTTTGGAGAAGGTGGTAACACCCCACTACAAATTAACCAATGCCAGCATGTGTTTCACAACCAATGTTTACTCACTTGGTTGAATGTAAATAGGACATGTCCTCTATGTCGTACCGCACTGTAATATGTTTTTTATTTTTCATAAAACACGGGTGCAGGTATGGGTTCTGTCAACTCGGACCTAACCCATTCCATTTTGCACCGGCGTATAGTTAATTCGCTGAAATAAAAACAAACTCTACTTAGTCTAAGATTCAATTTTTGCGCTAGCGCATGTAAATAGCGACAGATTGTTGCTACCTCATAAGGCACATGCCTTACATACAAACTCTTGGCACGGAGAAGGCTGACCAACATTTCGCCGCCGATAACATGAACCGTAAACAACATTTGTTCAAACTTACAAAAATAAGGAACTCCTCTTTGTATTATCAGCTCATGATCTGAACTAAACTCCTGCATCAATTCCAAAGTGGAATTCACTAAACGGGTTTGGGCATAGGATCGCATCAATT